TAGGCGGGTAGACTCGAAGATTTTCAAGGGTATAGGGGGTACCCGTGAAAACCACGCCCCCTGTGCATCGCGGCGGTCTTTGAAAATTCTCCGGGGGATATTTTTTGAAAATTGTTTTGGTCTGGGGCGGCATTTGAACGAGCCCACAAGGCGAATATTGGTCGGCGAGTCCCTTTTTAGCTGTTTCTTGCTTTCGTCGGAGACACCTCCTCTCCTATTCACCAAAGCGCGAAAGTTTGAAATGGCTTTTTCTCCCTCGCCGGCGGATTCGTTTATGCGGGCTCCTTCAAATGTCGCCCTAAACCATTTCAAAACCTACAGCATTCCCACAGTATTCATTGCAAAACTAACCGAGAGGAGGTGGCAAGGTGGCGAAAGCTGTAAAACCGTCTGGAACGACAAAGTCCCGCACCCCTCTAACCCCGGAAGCAAGAGAAAATCAGATGATATCTTTGGCCATGGACCTTGCCGAACAGCAGTTGCGAGATGGAACTGCCTCTTCTCAGCTCATTACCGAGTTTGTCAAGCGTGGCTCTACAAAGGCCAGGATCGAGAAAGAGCTTTTGGAGAAGCAACGAGATCTTGCAGCGGCAAAGGCCGAGTCCATTAAAGCCGCGGATCGTCTTGAGGAACTTCTGGATAAAGCCATGAAAGCCATGGGCAGGTATCGAGGAGAGGCTGTGGATGATGAGGAGGAGTTTGATGACGGATATTAGATGCTATTCGGAATTGATGCTCCTCCCAACTTATCAGGCCCGGTACGAGTATCTGCGTCTGAAAGGAGCGGTCGGAAAAGAAACCTTTGGCTTTGACCGTTATATGAACCAGTTCTTTTATCGTTCGCCTGAATGGCGACGTATTCGAGATCTGGTCATCACAAGAGACGAAGGTTGCGATCTTGGCATTCAAGGCCGAGAGATATTTGGCCGCATTATCATCCACCACATGAACCCCATCCGGCCTGAAGACATTCACAATCGGAGTGAGCTTCTTCTTAATCCGAAGTATCTCATCACCACAGTTCATGGAACTCATCTCGCAATACATTATGGCGACGAACATCTACTCCTACAAGAGCCGATTGAGCGCCGACCGAATGACACATGTCCGTGGAAGAGGTAACGAAAAGTTTCGCACTCTAAACTGAATTTTTCTCTTTTTGTCCATTCGGCTGTATTACATCATGAAGGAGGAAACCAAAAATGCAAAACAACGCTCAGAGTCATCGCGATCAGATTGACCCGAAAGTCGGAATGGCTCGCGAGGAGCCTAATGCCCGCCCCAACAGTCGAGGCCTTCGCGCCGAGTGTCATCCGGTCGATGATGCTGCCCCCATCGAAGCGAAACAGGAGCTGATCTCTGCAACAAAGAAAGCAACGATTTCCGGCGTGGTCACCGACTGCGTAAAGCTCAATGTTCGCAAAGAGCCGAGCCCCGACGCCGAGGTCGTCGCTGTCATCGAACTCCTGTCTGAAGTTGCGGTTGACATGGACGCCTCCTCCGAGGGCTTTTACAAGATCTGCACTGCGGCCGGTATTGAGGGCTACTGCATGAAGAAGTACATCGCCCTTCCGCGATAGGGAGGGTGCTATGGAGATCACTGAAAGCATCCTGACCTCTATCAAGAAGCTGTTGGGCATTGATGCGGAGTATAAACACTTTGATCCCGATCTCATCATGCACATCAATAGTGTGTTTTCGATTCTGACACAGATGGGTGTCGGCCCGCCTGATGGTTTCTCCATTACCGGCGACAGCGAGAAGTGGGAAGCTTTCATTGCGAAAGAACCCAACAAATTTTCGCTTGTAAAATCCTATATGCATCTCAAGGTTAAGCTGCTGTTCGATCCGCCGCTCGGCTCCGCTGTTATCGAGTCTATCAATAGACAGATCAGAGAGTTTGAGTGGCGTCTTGTCGTTGCGGCCGATCCCGTTTGATGAATCAGGCGGAAAGGAGGAAACTCAAAATGGAATTATTCCACCACGGTATCAAAGGTCAGAAGTGGGGCGTCCGCCGTTACCAGAATGCCGATGGGTCGCTGACGGCCGAAGGGCAGAAGCGGTATGAGCGGGATGTTCGTGAGAACAACGCCAAGAAAAAGGACAATCGGGCTATCATTGACGGCCCCGACCCGAAGCGTTGGGCTGCCGAAGATTTGGATCGTTCCAAGCAGGTTGTGGACGCCCACGCCGATCTTGTGAAAGAGCTGAAAAAGCTTGAACAGACAACGGCTCCGAAGTCCACACCCACGAGGCTCGATTTGTCCAAGATGAGCGACAAGGAACTCCGGGATCAGATTAACCGGGAGCTTCTGGAGCAGCAGTACAATAAGCTGTTCGCCGATACTTCGGCAGCACAGGTCTCCAAAGGGCGGGTTCTTTTACAGGACACTCTCGATGTGGCCGGAAGTCTTCTGGCTATTACCGGTTCGGCGCTGAGTATTGCCCTGGCCATCAAGAAACTGAAGGATTAGGAGGGAGCTGATATGGAACTGTCCCATCACGGTATCCTGAATCAAAAATGGGGCGTGCGACATGGGCCCCCTTATCCTTTGGGCGGCGGGGATTACAGTGCTGCCCAGAGAAAAGCCATTCGGAACAAGCGGAAATCTGGAAACAGCATTTACAACAAACGGCATTTCGATGAGGTGTTGAAAGCTGATAAAACCACTTTGAGCACCTTATCGTATGACCGGGATCGAACCAAGAACACCGATATGTTCTATGCAACCCACAACGTCCTCGACAAGCATCAGTATAACGCTTTGTTCAACCGCCCAATTCCTCAGACCATTTACGATGAGAATGGGAATGCGATCGGCACTGGAAACTTCATGAAGTACCGGATCGACAACTCTCTTAAGAAGGACATCAAAGTTGCCAGTGAGGATTCCGGCGCTGAAGTGTTTAGGGAGCTGTTCAAGAAAGACCGAGACTTTTACAACTTCGTCATGGACGAGGAACGGATGCAGAGCTACTTTGTAAGCGACAAATACAAGTTCAAAGGTTACAGAGAAGTTCGTCAGGTCCTTGAAAAGATGAAGAGCGGCGACTACACTCCTACGGCGGATGAACTTCAGGTGGTATATCGGATGTTCAACTATGTCATCCCTTACGACGGTGCTGGTGATGCCCGTAAAGGAAAAGACGTGACGACCCAGCGGACTAAGTTCTTCAAGGCGCTCAAGGAAGCTGGATATGGGGCAGTCCTCGATACGAATGATGCCATTTATGGCGGGTTCAAGGCCAAGTCCCCGGTCATCGTGTTTGACATGGAGCAGGTCGTACCGAAAGACGTCTACCGTACGAAGATGATCGATCAGAAATTCTCGGATCTCGTGCTTGTCGGCAGAAAGATACTCGGGCAGTAAGGGGTGAGCGGATGCTGTCAAACACTGCTGTCCCCAAATATTACGGTGCTTTTCGAGACGCAGTAATCAGGGGCGAAATACCCGTGTGCAGAGAGATCGACTTGGAAATGCATCGGATTGACGATTTGATTGACGATCCGATGTATTACTACGATGATAGAGCGGTTGATGGTTGGGTTGAATTCTGTGAAAATGAATTGACACTGACTGACGGCTCCGACTTGCACATGTTGGATAGTTTCAAGCTCTGGGGCGAGCAGGTGTTTGGTTGGTATTACTTCGAGACACGCTCCATTTACGTTCCGAACAGGGACGGGCATGGCGGACGATATGTCAACAAGAAAATCAAGAAACGACTGGTGAATAAGCAATATCTGATCGTAGGAAGAGGTGCTGCGAAATCGCTGTACGATTCCTGCATTCAGGCGTATTCGCTGGTTGTCGATGGGTCTACTACCCATCAGATCACCACAGCCCCGACGATGAAACAGGCGGAGGAGATCATTAACCCGATCAAGACCGCTATTACACGAGCCCGAGGACCGGTCATCCAGTTCATGACGGAAGGTTCGATTCAGAACACGACCGGAAACCTTATGAATCGCGTCAAGCTGGCATCCACGAAGAAAGGGATCGAAAACTTCATTTCAGGTTCTCTGATTGAGGTTCGCCCCATGTCTGTGGACAAGCTACAGGGATTGCGCTGTAAGGTGGCCACCGTAGATGAGTGGCTTTCCTCTGCCGATGCCCGAGAAGACGTCATTGGCGCTATCGAACAGGGTGCATCCAAGTTGGATGATTATCTGATCGTTGCCACAAGCTCCGAAGGCACTGTCCGAAACGGAGCGGGAGACACTATCAAAATGGAGTTGATGAACATCCTTCAGGGTGTTGGCAGGCCGATGCCTCAGGTATCTATCTGGTGGTATAAGCTGGACTCCGTGGATGAGGTTGCCTACCCGGACATGTGGGCGAAGGCTAATCCCAATATTGGAAAGACCGTATTCTACGATACCTATCAGAAAGATGTAGACAGAGCTGAGACTGCTCCATCTACAAGAAACGATATGCTGGCGAAAAGGTTCGGCCTCCCGATGGAAGGCTACACCTACTATTTCACCTATGAGGAAACGCTTCCCCATCGCCGGCAGAAGTTTTGGCAGATGCCGTGTTCCCTTGGCTGTGACCTTTCACAGGGAGATGACTTCTGTTCTTTCACATTTTTATTCCCGCTGCGAGGTGGATCGTTTGGCGTAAAAACACGAAACTACATCACCTCGCTGACCCTTAACAAGCTCCCTGCTGCTATGCGCCTCAAGTATGAGGATTTCATGGCGGAAGGGAGTCTTATTGTTATGGAGGGAACTGTCCTTGATTTGATGCAGGTCTACGAGGATCTGGATGACCACATCATTAACCTCGGCTACGATGTTCGTTGCCTCGGCTATGACCCTTACAACGCAAAGGAATTTGTGGAGCGATGGGCATCCGAGAACGGGCCGTATGGAATAGAGAAGGTCATCCAGGGAGCGAAGACGGAGTCGGTTCCTCTTGGAGAACTGAAGAAACTTTCGGAAGAGCGTATGCTTATCTTCGATGAAGATCTGATGACTTTCGCCATGGGAAACTGCATAACAATTCAGGACAATAACGGAAACAGGAAGCTGATGAAGAAGCGGTCTGAGCAGAAGATTGACGCTGTTGCGGCCATGATGGATGCCTATATCGCTTATCGGCATAATCCTGAAGCATTTGAATAGGAAGGAGGAACCGTTTTGGATCATCGTAATAAGCCCCCGCCTCAGTCGTATTTGGCTCATCACGGCATCAAAGGCCAAAGATGGGGTGTCCGCCGTTACCAGAACGCGGATGGAACCTGGACCAAGGCTGGAAAGGAACGTTATGGCGATTCCGATGATGGAGGCGAGGAACGAAAAGCCTTCAGCAGTACCAAGAAGAAAGTGGCCATCGGTGTTGCGACTGGCGCAGCTGTTATCGCTGGCACAGTTCTGACGGCCTACCTTGTCAAGAAGCATGGAGCGAAGAGCGTCGCCGATATTGTGGATAAAGCTCCTGCCGGAAAGGAAATTCTTCAGGATTTGCTCAAATCTACTCCCGTGGCGACAACTCCTGTAAGTCAAATCCCGACACCGAAAGTAGAGCCCAAACAAGTTCTGGAAAAGGTTGTTAAGAGCGCTTCCACCACAGCTGCTCCGGTCAGCCAAATTTCAGCACCACGAGTTAGCGTAAGCAAACCATCTTCGGAGATTCCGCCTGCCTACAGCTTTGAATCGCTGATACGGCAGAACGATGACCTCCTTAAAAAGATGCTTGCTGAGTTGGCTTGAGGGAGGTGATGGTTACTGAATGGAAATGTCATTGGGAGCTCGACTGAAACATGCTTGGAATGTGTTTACGGCGAAGGAGACTGTTGGTGGCCGTTGGGATATTGGCCCCAGCAACTATTATCGTCCGGACCGTCCCATATTCAGTCGGGGAAATGAGCGCTCCATCATCACATCCGTTTATAACCGAATCGCATTGGACGTAGCGGCAATCACCATCCAGCATGTTCGTTTGGATGATGAAGGCCGCTTTACTTCTGTTATGGACAGCAGCTTGAACGACTGCCTTTCTCTGGAGGCCAACATTGACCAGACAGGACGGGCTTTTATTCAGGACGTTGTCCAATCCATGCTGGATGAAGGCTGTGTTGCCATCGTTCCTGTCGACACAGACCTCGATCCGAAAAGCGGGTCATACAAGATCGAAACAATGCGAACCGGAAAAATCCTGGAGTGGTATCCGCAGCACGTTAAAGTTCGTGTCTACAACGAGCGCACGGGCAGGAAGGAAGATGTTTTGGTGCCGAAACGCACCGTGGCCAGTGTGGAGAATCCCTTCTATGCCGTCATGAACGAACCCAACTCCACAATGCAGAGGTTGATTCGGAAGCTCAACATTCTGGACGCTATCGATGAACAGAGCGGTTCTGGAAAACTCAACCTGATTATTCAGCTCCCTTACGTCATCAAGACGGAAGCGAGGCGTCAACAGGCGGAAAAGCGCCGTAAAGATATCGAGGAACAGCTATCCGGTTCCAAGTATGGTGTGGCATACACTGATGGAACGGAGCATGTGGTTCAGCTGAACCGACCCGTCGACAACAACCTCATGAGCCAGATCGAATTCCTGACGAGTATGCTTTACAGCCAGTTGGGATTGACCCAGAGCATCATGGATGGTACCGCCGACGACAAGACGATGCTGAACTATCTGACCCGAACCGTCGAGCCGATTCTTTCCGCCATCGTTGACGAGATGAAGAGGAAGTTCCTCACCAAGACCGCTCGGTCACAGAAGCAGTCGATCCTGTTCTTCAGAGATCCGTTTAAGCTGGTTCCCGTGGGCGAATTTGCTGAAATTGCCGACAAGATGACCCGTAATGAGGTCATGACCTCGAATGAGATCCGGCAGAAGATTGGCATGACGCCGTCGAAGGACCCGAATGCGGACAAGCTCCGGAACAGCAACCTGAGTGCTCCCAAAGAGGAATCGACCGAACAAAACAAACCAAAGGAGGACGAAGTTCAAAATGGATCTGAAGTATGACTTTAGTGGCTGGGCAACCCGAAACGATCTTGTCTGCGCCGACGGACGGACTATCCGGAAAGGCGCTTTCAAGCATTGCGATGGGATGTCGGTTCCCATTGTCTGGAACCATCAGCACGACGATGTTGACAACATCCTGGGCCACGCCATTCTCGAAGAGCGCAAGGATGGCATGTACGCCTATTGCTTCCTGAATGAGACGGAAAGCGGTAAGGCGGCCAAGCAGATCGTGCAGCACGGCGATGTTCATATGCTGTCTATTTACGCCAATGGCCTGAAGCAGGTCCCCAACGGCAACGGCAAAGATGTCGTTCACGGGGACATTCGCGAAGTCAGTCTCGTTGTCGGCGGTGCGAATCCCGGCGCGTTTATCGACTTCGTTGATCTGGCCCACGGCGATGGCGCTGAACAGGAGGTCATCATTGGAACCGGCGAGGCTCCCAGCCTTTACCATTCCAGTGAGAAGCCTCCTCTTATTACGCCCAAATCTGGTGAGAAGCCGAAAGAGGACCCGAAACCCACTGAGGAGCCCAAGGAAGACCCGAAGCCCGAGGATAAGCCCAAAGAGGGCGAGACCGTTCAGGACGTTGTGGACAGCATGACCGAGAAGCAGCGGACTGTTATGTACGCTCTTATCGCTGCCACCGCGGAAGAGCTGGGCAAGGGTTCCAACAGCGGCTCTGACAAATCTGACAAAACCAAAGGAGGAGACAACACCATGAAGCATAACGTTTTCGACCGGGAAGAGACCAAGGACACCGTTCTGTGTCATGCCGCCCAGGGTGAGATCCTGGCCCTGGCCAAGCAGAACAGCGTCGGCACTTTCCAGAATGCTCTCGGAATCTATCTGGAGCAGAATGAGGAGCTGGCCCACGGCATCGACAACATCGAGGCGCTGTTCCCCGAGTTCAAGGATGTGCGTCCTGGCGCTCCCGAACTGGTCACCCGCGACCAGGGCTGGGTCACCGTCGTCATGAACAAGGTTCACAAGCAGCCCTTCAGCCGTATCCGCACCCGCCAGATGGACGCCCGTAATGACAGCATCCGTTCTCATGGCTATAAGAAGGGCGACAAGAAGACCGCCTCCGGCAACATGAGCCTGGTGGCCCGGACTACCGATCCTCAGACGATCTATCGTACTGAGCCTCTTAACCGGGACGACATTCTCGACATTACCGACTTCGACGTGGTCGAGTACCAGTACGGCGAGATGAAGCTGAACCTCAAGGAGGAGGTTGCTGTCTCCATCATGGTCGGCGACGGCCGCGACCCTGGCGATCAGCACAAGATCTCTGAGGATCACATTCGCTCCATCTGGAACGACAAGGAAATCTACACCATCCATAAGGATGTGGACCTTGAGGCAGCCAAGAAGGAGCTTCAGGGCACCAATACCGGCGCGAACTTCGGAGACAAATACGTCTACTCTGAGGCTGTCATTGAGGCGGCGCTGTACGCTCGTGAGGGATACAAGGGCACCGGCATCCCCGATTTCTACTGCACCCCTCACAACCTGAACACCATGCTGCTGGCCCGTGACCGCAACGGCCGTAAGCTCTACAACGGCAAGGCCGATATCATCACGGCTCTGAACGTGAAGGACATCTACACTGCGGAGCAGTTTGATGGTCTGATTCGTACTGATGACTCCGGTAAGGGTCACGAGCTGATCGGCATCTTTGTCAACCTGGAGGACTACACGGTAGGCTGCGCCAAGGGCGGAGAGATCACCCGGTTTGAGCAGTTCGATATCGACTTCAACCAGAACAAGCAGATGATCGAGACCCGGCTCTCCGGCGCTCTGACCAGGATTGCCAGCGCCATTGTCCTGGAGATGCCTGTTTCCGAAGAGGCCGCCTGAGCTCCTGGAGGTGAAAATTCAAAATGGCGAAGTGGTATGGAAAGATCGGCTTCCTCGCTGAACACGGCGATGACCAGGATACCTGTATACCGGAATATATAGAGCGTCCGTACTATGGCGATTTGCTGCGCAATACCCGCAGGCTCCAGGAGGCCGGCAAGGTCAACGATGATATAAGCGTCTCCAATGAGCTCAGCATCGTCGCGGACCCGTTCGCCACACAGAATTTTCACCGTATGCGATACGCGGAGTTCATGGGCGTCAAATGGAAAATCACCAGCGTGGACGTACAGTACCCGCGGCTTATTCTGACGATGGGGGACCTTTATCATGCCTGATCGAAGAGAGGAGCTGCGGGATACGCTGCGCGGCATACTCGGCACAAAAAACACATATTTCCAGCCCCCGGAAAATGTAAAAATGCAATACCCCGCCATCGTGTATGAGCTGAGCGACATCAAGAGCTTATACGCGAATGGCGGGGTTTATTTGTTTGGACGGAAGTATACCCTGACGCTTGTCGACAAGAACCCCGACAGTCCATTTGTGGACAAGTTGATTTTGCTGCCAACATGCCGCTTTGTCCGGCACTATAGAGCGGACAATCTGAACCACTGGGTATTTACCCTACATTATTAAATAAGGAGGATGTCTATGAAAGCAATGCTGTCCCAGCCCATGGCCGGGAAGACTGATGAGGAAATCATTGCAACCAGAGAAAAAGCTATCGCCGCCCTCACTGAGAAAGGGTATGAGGTCGTCAATACTCTTTTCACGGATGAGTGGTACAGCAGAGAGAGCATGGAGGCCCGCGGGGTGGTTCAGATTCCGCTGTGTTTCCTGGCCAAGTCCCTTGAAAACATGGCAAACTGCCATGCCGCTTACTTCTGTAAGGGGTGGGAGCAGGCGAGAGGCTGTCGTATCGAGCACGCTGCGGCCGAAGCATATGGGCTGGACATTATTTACGAATAAAGGAGGATCACAGCAATGAGATGCAAATGGGATGAGATCGGCGAGCGATATTACGAGGCTGGAGCGGACAGGGGTGTTGTCTATCCGATTCAGTCTGACGGCCTGTATACCAAGGGCGCGCCCTGGAATGGACTGATCGGCGTAAACGAGAGTCCCAGCGGGGCGGAAGCGAAGGCGCTGTGGGCCAATAACCACAAGTACCTGACGCTCATCAGCGCCGAGGAGTATGGCGGCACCATCAAGGCCTACACCTATCCTGACGAGTTCGCCGAGTGCGATGGCACTGCACAGCCGGTGAAGGGCGTGAAACTGGGTCAGCAGAAGCGAAAGATGTTTGGGTTCTGCTACCGTACCCTTCTGGGCAACGATACTGAGAAAGAGAAGCACGGTTATGTTCTCCATCTGGTCTACGGGGCTCAGGCCTCCCCGTCGGACAAGGAGCACAATACGCTGGATGACGATCCGGACGCTATCGAGATGTCCTGGGAGTTCAGCACCACGCCGGTGAATGTGACCGGGTTTGACCCTGTCGCCTCTATGGAGATCGACTCCACTACCGTGGACGCTGAGAAGCTGGCCGCGTTGGAGGATATTCTGTACGGCAAGGACCCGAATGCTGAGGATGCTGCCGATGGCACCGAGCCGCGCCTGCCGCTGCCCGACGAGGTCATCGAGCTGCTCAAAGCGGCCTGACCGCCTTCGGGGGCCGTATTCAGGTAAGCTGGCGGCCCTCTTTTTGTATTTGAAAGGAGAAAAAGTCATGCTGAAAGAAACGAGAACCTATAAGGACTTTGATGGTAAGGAGCGGACGGAGGACTTTTACTTCAACCTCTCCAAAGCCGAGCTTATGGAGCTGGAGGCCAGCGTTGACGGCGGTTGGCTGAACTCCATGAAGCGCATTATCTCAGCGCAGAACAACCCCGCTATCATGCGGGAATTCAAAAATATGATTCTCAGCAGCTACGGTGAGAAGAGCCCGGACGGGAAGCGGTTTATCAAGAGTCCGGAGCTTTCCAAGGCTTTCTCGGAGACGGAGGCCTATTCGGATATGTTTGTGGAGTTTTTCCAGCATCCGGATCGTGCCGCTAAGTTCTTTGCCGGCATTCTCCCTGCGGAGCTTAAGGCTGAGTTCGCAGACGCTATCGCTGCTGATGGAGCGGCGCTTCCGGCGCAGAGCTGACTGGAAGTCATAGGGGGGGGGAGAGGGATTTGCTAAAGCTCATTGTCCTGGGTCAGGAACATTGGGATGAAAAAAAGCAGGAATTTGTCTACAACAAGGAGGTGTCGCTGCAACTGGAGCACTCCCTGGTTTCCCTTTCAAAATGGGAGGCCAAATGGAAGAAGCCTTATCTCAGCAGAGAGCCGCTGTCCTATGAGGAAACCGTAGACTATATTCGCTGCATGACACTTACCCAGAATGTAGACCAGGATGTCTACCTCCGCCTTACCTCCGCCAACATCGCGGAGGTAAACCGCTATATAAGGGACCCCATGAGCGCTGCTCGAACACGTAAATCCAAATCGCCTGATGGGCACAGGCCCGTTATGACATCGGAGACGATCTATGCTGATATGGTCGCGCTGGGCATTCCGTTTGAGTGTCAAAAATGGCATCTTAATCGCCTTATTGCGCTTATCAGGGAGTGTGATCGACGGAACAGGCCGCCCAAAAAGCTGAGTAAAGAAGAAATCATGAAGCGAAATATCGCTTTGAATATGGATCGCCGTAAACGGCTGAACACCAGCGGATAAGGGAAGGTGAGTTATGGATAATTCGATTATCAAGAGGCTGGGAAACCTGCTCAGTGTTAAGAGCCTGGTTACTCTGACGCTTACCGTGGTATTCGCGGTCATGGCCCTGCGGGGGACTATCTCCCAGGACTTTATGACCGTTTATGCCGTGGTCATTGCGTTCTATTTTGGTACCCAGTCGCAGAAGGTGCAGAACGCATTGGAGGGCAGCGGCAATGGATAGAGACGTACTGACCATCGCACGGGGAGAGCTGGGCAACACCGAGAACCCCGCAGGGAGCAACCGGACGAAATATGGGGCATGGATGAAGCTGGACGGACAGCCATGGTGTATGTCCTTTGTCCAGTGGTGTTTTGCGCAGGCCGGGCATCCGCTGCCATTCCGGACTGGCTCCTGCTCTGCCCTGCTGAACTGGTACAACGCAAACCATCCGGAGTGCGTTGTCACCACCCCCCAGCCCGGTGACGTTATCATCTACAATTTCGGCCACACCGGAATCGTGGAGAGCGTGCCCGGTGGTAAGATTACCGCTGTTGAGGGGAATACATCCCCTGGTGACAGCGGCAGTCAGGATAACGGAGGCGGCGTGTTCCGGAGGACCAGAAGCATGAGCCTCGTCAGGGCGTACATCAGACCGATCAAGAAGGAGGACGACATGGATCAGGAAAAGTTTAACCAGATGTTCAAGACCGCCATGGAGGCGTACCGGAAGGATCTGAGGGACAACGACAGCGGCCAGTGGAGCAGGGAGGCCAGGGAGTACGCGATTTCTTCCGGTCTGTTCGCCGGCAGCGGCACCACACCGGACGGCCAGCCCAACTACATGTGGGAGGATCTGCTGAACAGGGAGCAGGTAGCCCAGCTATTCTACCGCTTCGCCCAGAGAAATGGTCTGGTGTGATGGAATTTTCTAAGCGTCTGATCTCTGATATCAGAGCACTGCTGTGGGTAGTGACGGTTGGCGGGCTACTGCTGGCCGCCTACTGCATCCGTGCAGATTATTTGGGAGCTCTTCCGTGGCTGTCCGCTATGGTTGGGCTCCCCTGGACTGCTCATGGGACTGTCTGTGCATTTTATCTTAACATGGCCAAGTCGGACCATAAGGAGGGCGGCATCACTTTTGAGACGGCAAAAGCTGCCGGATTTCAGGAGAGTGTAAATAGTCCCAGCATCTAAGGGAGGTGACTGAATGGTCACTTTCAGGCATAAGGGCGACTTCTCCAAGCTGACCAGCTTTCTGGTGGACGTGAAGGAGACGGTCCGTCATGTGGATTTAGATAAATATGGGCGCGAAGGGGTAGCGGCCCTTGCATCCGCGACGCCAAAGGACACGGGTCTGACCGCGTCGTCATGGTCCTATAAGATTGAACAGAAGAACGGTTCTGTGACAATCGCGTTTTACAATTCCAATATTCAAAATGGGGTTCCTATCGCCATTATCCTGCAATACGGACATGGAACCCGCGGCGGAGGCTGGGTCCAGGGAAGAGACTACATCAACCCTGCGATCCAGCCTATTTTTGACAAAATTGCGGAAAACGCGTGGAGGGAGGTTACTAAGCTGTGAGCACCAAGACAGTGGAGGAGCGGGTCCTGGCGATGCGCTTCGATAATGCTCAATTTGAGCGTGGCATTTGTAAGACCATGTCCTCTGTTAAAAATTTCAAGCGTGAGCTTGACATGGACGGAGCGGCCAGAGGCTTTGGCGCACTGGATCGGGCAGTGGATGCGGTCCGGGTTCGTTTTTCCGCACTGGAAGTCATGGGTGTCACAGCCCTTGCCAATATCACCAATTCTGCTGTCAATGCGGGAAAACGGGTTGTCAAGGCGCTGACGCTTGATCCGGTTAAGAGCGGTTTCGACGAGTATGAGACACAGATCAATGCTGTGCAGACCATTCTCGCCAATACATCCGGCAAGGGAACAACTCTGGAACAAGTCAATGCGGCACTGGACGAATTGAACCGTTATGCCGACATGACGATTTACAATTTTACGGAGATGACCCGTAATATTGGAACGTTCACGGCGGCCGGCGTGGATCTGGAGACTTCCGTCGGGGCGATCAAGGGTATCGCCAACCTGGCGGCAGTCTCGGGCTCCACATCGCAGCAGGCGTCCACCGCTATGTACCAGTTGTCTCAGGCTCTGGCGGCTGGCACAGTAAAATTACAGGACTGGAACTCAGTGGTCAACGCCGGTATGGGCGGCCAGGTGTTTCAGGATGCGCTGAAGGACACTGCCCGAGTTCACGGTATTGCTATTGACCAGATGATTGCCGACCAGGGGAGTTTCCGAGAGACCCTGCAAAAGGGATGGCTGTCCTCCGATATCCTGACGGAGACCCTGAAAAAGTTTACCGGGGATCTGACAAAGGCTCAGCTCCTTGAGATGGGTTATACTGAGGCACAGACTGCGGCTATTCTGGAGATGGGAAAAACAGCCAGCGACGCAGCCACTAAGGTCAAGACCTTTACTCAGCTGATCGACACAACCAAGGAGGCCGTACAATCCGGCTGGACCGAGAGCTGGGAAACGATCATCGGCGACTTCGAGGAGGCGAAGGGTCTGTGGACCAGGATCAGCGACGTCCTCAGCGAAATGATTAACGCTTCCTCCAGCGCCCGCAATGAACTGTTGTCCGGCGGATTGGACTCCGGCTGGTCACAGTTCTTGAACGAGGGCATCACCGATGCGGTTGCCTTTAAGGAGAGTATCATGGAGGCGGCCCTGGCCCACGGCGTCGCCGTTGGTGATCTGGCGTCGAACACCGATAGCTTTGAGGACAGTTTGAAACAGGGCTGGCTCACAGCAGACATTCTGTCGGAGTCCCTGGAAAGTCTCACACAGAAGACACGAGGCCTCAGCAGCGAAGAGCTGAAAAGCCTTGGTCTGAACACCGAGCAGGCAGAAGCGCTTGATAGATTAAATCAATCTGTCAAGGATGGAACCGTTAATATTGAGGACTACGCCAAGCAGATTGGGCGGCTCTCTGGCAGAGAAAATCTGATCGCCGCTTTCTGGAATACATGGGACGCCCTCTTCGCGGTCCCGAAAGAGGCTGGAGATCTTGCCGGCTTCTTTTCCACCGTTCAGACAGCTTATCGCGAAATCTTTCCGGCTACTACATCTGAGCAGCTCTATCAGTTTACCGAGAACCTGAAAAATCTAACCGAAAAATTCAAAATGAGCGAAGAGACCGCCAAAAATGTGAGAAACACGTTCAAAGGGTTCTTCGCGCTATTGGATATAGGAAAGCAGGGGCTCTCGGCGATGGTGCGCGTAGTCTCACCGCTGTTTGGCGGACTTGGAAAGCTCAGCGGCGGCATCTTGGGCGTTACAGGCAGCTTTGGGGAGTGGCTGGTTGATCTGGACCAGGCTGTGCAAAAAGGAAGTACATTCAACTCTGCTGTCGAACGTACTTCCGAATATGTTTCAGCTGCGACAGAGGCCGTGGAAGATTTTATAAGCGGAATCCGTGAAAAGTTCTCTGCCCCAGGCTTTGAGCTGTTTCACACAATTCTTGAGCGAGTTCATGCGAGATTGTCCCAGATCGGGGCGGAAGCAGGTGATATGGAGTCCGGTTTTACATCTGCTTGTAATGTTATGGGTTCTGCTCTGGAAAACAGTAATTTCTTCAAGCTGCTGAACTCTCTTTGGGAGTTCACGAAAACGATTGGCGGCGGCGCAGCAAAAGCGTTGGGGGATCTGACAAGCGGGCTGAGCGAAAAACTCAGCAATGCGAATTTCAGCGGCGTTCTCGATTTGCTAAACGGATTGTCTCTTGGCGGAATTGCATTTTCGGTAAGTAAATTCCTTACAAATGTGTCCGAGCCAATAGAGGGGTTTACCAATATTCTTGACGGCGTTCGGGGATCTTTGGAAGCTTTTCAGACGCAGTTGAAGGCCGGAACCTTGTTAAAAATCGCATCTGCAATGGGACTTCTCACCGTATCCATTGTCGCGCTCTCCCTGGTTGACTCCGATAAACTCAGCATTTCTATAGGCGCTATGGCAGTTATGTTTGCGGAGCTGATCGGCGCTATGGCGGTTATGAATAAGATCGGCGGGTCTATCAAAGGAACCACTCGGGCCTATACCTCCATGATCGCTATGTCTGCCGCTATTTCCATCCTGGCTGGAGCAGCGAAAAAACTGTCCGGCATGGATTTGGGAGGGCTTGCTGTCGGCCTTGCCGGTGTTGGCGGACTGTTGGCGGAAGTGGATGTTTTTCTGAATACGGCAAAGTTCAGTGGAAAAACAGTCGGCACCGCAACCGGCGTTCTTATCCTTTCCGGGGCGATTAAAGTCCTTGCTTCCGCGTGCGGGGATTTTGGCAGTATGGACCTGGGACAGATTGGAAAAGGTCTTGCTGGGATAGGCGGGCTGCTGGCGGAAGTGTCATTGTTCACGAATTTAGCCGGAAATACGAAACATTCCGTTGCTTCTGGCTTAGCTATGATCGAAATCGCCGCAGCGATGAAGATATTTGCTTTAGCTGTCAGTTCTTTTGGCGGCATGGATTTGGGACGGCTCGGCATCGGGCTTTCTGCGATAGGGGCAGCTCTTGCTGAGGTTGCCATAGCTGCAAATTTGATGCCGAAAAATATAGCCGGTGTTGGTGTCGGACTTATTGCCGTCGGCGGCGCATTGGAAATTATGGCCCATGTGCTGGGTACGCTGGGAGGGCTCTCCTGGGGGCAGGTTGCTGTTGGACTGACTGCTATGGGAGTAGCCCTGGCGGAATTGGCTATCAGCCTAAACCTCATGAAAGGTACATTGGGCGGTTCGGCCGCAATGGTGGTGGCTGCTGGAGCGGTAGCCATTCTCACTCCTGCGCTAAGCATGTTAGGCGCTATGAGTTGGCAGTCGCTTGCGAAAGGGCTTATTTCTATTGCAGGGGCCTTTGGAGTCATCGGTATAGCAGGGGCAGTTCTGACGCCGCTGATTCCCTCCATTCTGGCCCTCGCAGGCTCGTTTGCTCTTATTGGCGCCGGCGTTCTCGGTGTTGGAGCGGGTCTTCTGGCCGCAGGTGCTGGTCTTTCCGCATTGGCTGTTGGCCTTACGGCCTTTGCTGCTGCCGGTACAGCTGGAGCGACAGCAATCGTAGCGGCGTTGTCCGTCATCGTTGTTGGCGTTGCCGGTATGATCCCGGCTGTCATCAGTCAAATAGGCGAGGGGATCGTGGTATTCTGCGAGGTCATATCCTCGGCCGCGCCAGCTATCGCAGAGGCATTTTTAACACTCATAACAGTGGGATTGAGCGCTCTCGCTACATATACGCCGCAGATCTCTGATTCGCTGCTCAAAATATTGATTGGTGTTTTGAACAGCTTGGCCGATAATATGCCGGATTTAATTCAAGCCGGCGTAAACCTATTTTCGTCGCTCTTCCGCGGCGTTGCCGACGCGCTGGGCGGAATGGATGTGAATACGCTCATTCTTGGGGCCGCAGGCATTGGTCTGCTCTCCGGCATGATGGTGGCGCTCGGTGCGGTGGCCGGACTTGTTCCAGGTGCTATGGCCGGTGCTGCCGGATTGGGGATGGTTGTGGCCGAGCTCGCTCTGATATTCGCCGCCATTGGCGCTTTTGCCCAAATTCCGGGCCTTAACTGGCTCATTGGCGAAGGCGGCAAATTGCTGGAGAATATCGGCGTGGCCATCGGTTCCTTCTTTGGAGGGATCGCCGGCGGCTTTATGGGCGGGGTTTCCAGCCAGTTTCCGAAAATCGGATCGGACCTGTCTGGATTTATGACCAATGCCCGTCCATTCATTGAGGGTGCGTCAAGAATCGACGCTTCCATGATGGATGGGGTAAAGGCCCTGGCGGAAGCCATCCTGCTCCTGACAGGAGCGGACATATTAAGTGGCATCGCCTCCTGGCTGACTGGAGGTTCTTCACTGGGAGATTTCGCGGAAGAGCTTGTTCCGTTTGGCAAAGCAATGGCTGAATACTCCCAGGCAGTTTCCGGAAAAGTCAATCCGGAAGTGGTTGCAGCGTCCGCCAACGCTGCGCGGACGCTTACCGAGTTGGCGCGTTCTCTGCCAAACACCGGCGGCCTGGTAAGCTGGATCACCGGGGATAACAATATTGCATCCTTCGGCAAAAATTTGGCGGATTTTGGCAATCAGATGGGCGTCTATTACGAGAATATCTCCAGCATAGACTCACGCAAGCTTAGCGGCGTCACAGAAACGCTTCAATCGATTGTCAGGATCGCGCAGGACACACAGACCTTGGACACGTGGGGGCTGCGCAATTTTGGAGCGTCTCTGGCCGCGCTGGGAGACATGGGCGTCGATGGCTTTATCTCGGCTTTTGACGGGGCCGAGCTCCCCGTGAAGGAAGCGGGGAAGACGTTGGCGTCTAATCTGGAGACCGGCATTCGTCTCGTCACGCCTAATTTCCAGAAGGCAGGTCAGGATGCTGCGCAGGGATTTATCAGCGGAATCCGTGGAAAGATGGGCGCAGTATCCAATGCTGGAATGGACATGGGCCGCACCGTAGTCAGCGCGACGCGAAAGGCTCTGGACAGCCACTCTCCCTCTGTGGAGGAGTACGAGGCTGGCCAGGATGCCGGTGAAGGTCTTCGTTTGGGCATTCAGGACAGCGGAAAGAATGTTGCAGATGCAGCTTCCACAGTTGCGGCCGGCGCGGTTGATGCTACCAAATCGGCGCTCAGCAGTATTGTGCCGGACGAATGGCTTGGCAAAACCGCCAAGGCCGTGGAAGATGTCGGCAAAACCGAGACCAAGACCGCCCAGGAGACCGCGTCCGCTGTGCAGAAATCCTCCAAGGCCAAGACGCAGGCCGCCAAGAGCGCCTATGAAGCCTTCCTGGACTACATCGAAGAGGAGCGGTACTACAACCGTCTCACCACGGAAGAGGAGCTGGCCCAGTACAAGAAAGTCCGGGATACATACGTTCTGAACGCTGAGGAACGCAAGAAGGTGAACCGGGAGGTCTATCGTCTGGAGCAGGAGCTGCGGGACGCAGCCTACCAGCACTCCATGGACTGGATCGAGCAGGAGAAATATTACCAGCGGCTCTCCCTGGAGGAGGAGCTGGCCGCCTATGAGCGGGTCCAGGCCCGGCATAAACAGGGCACTGAGGAGTGGAAAAAGCTGGAGCGGGAGAAGTACCGTGTTCAAAATGAGCTGGCTGAGGCTGCCTACCAACACTCCATGGACTGGATTGAGCAGGAGGAGGCCTATGACCGCCTGGGCACGGCGGCAAAACTGGCCGCCTATACCCGCGTGCAGCAGCGGTATGCCAAGGGCACCGATAAGCGGAAACAGCTGGATCGGGAGGTCTATAATCTCCAAAAGCAGCTCTGGCAGGCCCAGAAGGACTACTATGCAGACGTGGAGAAGGTTCAGTCCGACTACCACGAGAAGCGGCTCTCCCTGGAACAGGAGTACGCCGATAAGGTCAAGTCTGTCAACGAACAGCTGGAGAAGGATATTCAGGATCTGAACGACGCCTATGCCAGCGCCCTGGACAGCCGCGCCGACAGCCTGTACAAGGCATACGGACTCTTCGATGCGGTTTCGGAAAAGGAGGAGGTCAGCGGCGAGGAGCTGATGGGCAACCTGATGGACCAGGTCCATGAGTTTGAGAGCTGGCGGGATACGCTGGACGCTCTGTCCGCCCGTGGCCTGGATCCTGGCCTGGTGGAGGAGTTGCAAGAGATGGGCCCCTCCGCCATTGCCCAGCTGAAGGCCCTCAATTCCATGAGTGACTCCGAGCTGGAGAAGTACGCCTCCCTCTGGGGTATCAAGCACGCCCTGGCCCGCCGGCAGGCGACGGAGGAGCTGGAGGGGCTTCGCATTGAGACCAACAGCAAAATCGCTGGCCTCCGTCAGGAAGCCGCCGCCGAGCTGGATGAGTACCGGGCAGTGTGGCAGCAGCAGATGTCCGAGCTGGAGTCCACCACCGCACAGCAGCTGGAGGACCTGAAAACTACCTTTGAGAGGACCGTTGGTATTCTTCCGGAGTATACGGAGGCCGATTTCTCTGAGATGGTGGAGACGGCAAACAGCATTCTCGGCCAGGCCGGATGGACAGAGCTGGGGGAGCAGATCGTGGCAGGTCTCTCTAACGGCATTGAGGCGCAGAAGGCAGGATTTGTGCAGGGCCTTACTGACCTTGCCAACGCCGGGGTAGCTGCTGTCAAGACCACCTTAGACATCCACTCTCCGTCCGGTGTATTTGAGGAGCTGGGTAATTTCACAGGCATGGGCTTTGTGAACGCGCTGTCCAATTATGCGAACAAGTCCTATGACGCTGGGCGGAATGTGGCGGAGAGCGCCAAAGACGGTTTGGCCTTCGCCGCCAACGCTGTGTCCGGTATTCTGGAGCGGGACCCTGAGCCGGTGATCCGTCCGGTACTGGATCTGAGCGATCTGGAGGCCGGGTCCCGGAAATTGGATACGCTCTTCTCCAGAGAGTACGCTCTGCAAATTCAAAATGCGGGATACTCCCGGAACCAACTGGACGGGATCAGCAGCTTGACCGATACGCTGCGGGATGGGCTATCCTCCGGGGATGACCGGATCGTAAACGCCATCCAGGATCTGCGCAGCGATATGGCCGCCCTGTCCGAGCGGGTAGGACAGATGCAGATGGTGCTGGATACGGGAGCCCTGGTGGGCGAAATCACCCCGGCCATTGACCAGGAGCTGGGGGATCGGGCAAACTGGAGAGGGAGGAACATGTAGCATGTACCATTCGATTACCTTCGGAGAGAAGAATACCTGGGATGACTGGCGTCTGGTTTCTCCCGTTCTCCCGTCCTTCGCCCCGCCTACGCAGAAGACCACCTATCTGGATATTCCGGGGGCCAGCGGCGTCATTGACCTGAGCGAGATGCTGACCGGCTATCCGATTTTCAACAACCGGGAGGGCTCCTTCGAGTTTCTGCGGCTTAATGGTTACGAGTCCTGGCAGGATATTTACTCCGCCATCGCCGACTACCTCCATGGCCGCGCCATGCGCTGTTATCTGGAGGATGATCGGAACTGGTTCTATGAGGGGCGTTTTTTTATCAAGGACTGGAAAAACACCACCCCATGGACCACCGTGACCATCGGATACAACGTCGGCCCCTACAAGTGGTCTGTACGGAAGACCTGCGACGACTGGCTGTGGGACCCCTTCAACTTCCAGAATGGGGTGATTACAGCCGCGTTCTTCAAAAACATCCGCATCACCAGCGGCGGGGCATGGACCCGGAAGACCTTTCCGCCGGAGCTAGTAGGCTCAGCGCCGGTATGCCCCTCCTTCGCCATTCAGGGGACCGGGAGCGCCGGTATGGACATCCGGTTTGTAAACCCCACGGTCCATATCGACGCCACCCGGCATCTCCGGGACGGCATCCATCAGATCCCTGATTTTCTCTTTGTCGGGGGGAGGGAGACCCTGTATTTCAAGGGAAACGGGACAGTCTCCATTGACTTTCACCAGGGGAGGTTATAATGTACAGCATTTATTCGGACGGCATCTGCATCCACGAGGACATCTACTCCATGCCGGAGTACAAGGTGGTGGGAGCCAAGCTGACCCTGGAGGAGAACGCCGCCGGGTCTCTCACCCTGACCATCCCGCCCCAGAATGTGGGCTACACAACTGTGAAGCGGCTCTCCTCCGCCATCAGCGTGCGCCGGGAGGGGGAGGAGATCTGGTCTGGCCGGGTGGTGGACGAGAAGGAGGACTTCTGGAAACGGCGGATCCTCACCTGCGAAGGGGAGCTGGGCTATCTCAACGACAGCGTACAGCCCCCTGCGGAGTACACGGGTCTGACTGTGATCGGCTTTCTCAATCAGCTTCTGAACGTCCACAATTCAAAATGCAAAGAACAATTCCGCCTGGGGGCTGTCACCATGACGGACGACGGCCATACATACACCTGGCGAACCAACTACGAGACCACCATGCAGTGCGTCAGCGAGAAGCTGGTAGGGGTATTCGGCGGCCGGGTCCGTGTCAGAAAGGTGGATGGCGTCCGCTATTTGGACTACCTGGCCGAATACCCCAACACCAACAGCCAGATTGTGGAGTTCGGGAAAAACCTCCTGGATTTCACAAAGACCTGGGATCTGACGGAGCTGGCGACGGTGGTTATTCCCAGGGGAAAGAAGCTGGACAAATCCCCCATCAAGGATATGGACGCCTATACCACCGTGGAGAGCGTCAACGGCGGTTCCATCTATGTGGCCGCTGATACGATCGCCCAGTTCGGACGGATCGAGCAGGTGGTGGACTGGCCGGATGTTTCGGACCCTGCCCAGCTGCTGGAGAAAGCCCGGGAATACCTGCGGGAGAGCCAGTTTGAGAACCTGGTGCTGGAGGTCTCCATGGTGGACCTGCACCTGATGAGCGGCAGCACGGAGCCAGTGGCTATTCTGGACCAGCTCCAGTGCCGTTCCTATCTTCACGGCATGGACAAGGTGTTTCCCGTAACCAAGATCGTTCTACCTTTGGACCATCCGGAGCAGGCGAAATACACCCTGGGCAAGAGTGAGCGCATGAGCCTGACGGAGAGCACCAACAAGGCCAGCTCCGCTATTCTGGAGAGGATCGAGGCTCTACCAACCAAGGAGAGTATTCTGGACGAGGCCCGGAAAAATGCCGACGCGATCATGAATATGGCCACCAACGGCTACATCACCATCACAAAGGGGGAGCACGGCACCAATGAGCTCTATATCTCCGATACCAGAAATTACAAGGACGCCACCCGTTACTGGCGATGGAACCTCAACGGCTTGGCCTACTACGACAAAAACAATCCCCGGTATAACAACGCCAACAGTCTGGTGGCCGCTATCACCATGGACGGAGCTATTGTCGCCAACTTCATTACCGTCGGCACCATGAGCGCGGACAGGGTCCGTACTGGAATACTGGAGTCCGTCAATAAAAATACCATCTTCAATCTGGATACCGGCGAGCTGACCATGGAGGCGGGTTCTATCAATATCGGCAATAATTTTATTGTTGATAAGGAGGGAAACCTGACCGCCCGGCGGGGTACCTTCGCCGGTGAGCTGGTGGCAGTAAAAGGCACCTTCGCCGGTGTTGTCCAGGCGGAGGACTTTCTGGACAAGTACGGCCACAGCATGATGGACGGAATGAAGTTCTCCTCCGAATACCTGGATCTGTATGGTCTGACAGTGCGCCGGCGGGACAACAATCAGGTTTCATTCCAGATCACCGAGAATGGGGCGGTCTCCATCAACGGCAACGTCACCATGGGGGCTGGGAGCTCCATCAACTGGGCTCAGGTGGGAAACTACAATCTGGACTACAATCCCGCCTACAATCTGGCCGCCACCGCCAACGGCGCGGCCGCGCGTGCCGAGTCCGCTGCTGGTGCCGCAAAGGATCTGGCAGCCAGGATCGCCAATGGCGAGTATATCGGGGGGACGTTCATCAACGGCAATACCGTGGCGTCGCCAACACTGGCCGGCAACATCGTCGTGGGCGGCACCTTTATCGGCCAGACATTTCAGGTACTGGCGGACAGGTCAGGGTCCTTTGTACTGAGTACGGACTCCTATGGTCCTGTTTTGACCATCAATTACCGTGATATGGGCGGCTTTGGTCCGGAGGCGATTATTCGTGGAAATGGCGGCACGCTGACCTTCTCCAACTGGGCCCATATTGTCGGGCTGGACTCAACCGCTACATTTGCGTAGGAGGAAATATGGCAAGTTTTACCTACTCATGCACAGCCCTCTCCGTATCCATTACGGTTCGTGGTATTTCCAGCGGGGATACGGTCCGCTTTTACGTGCGCAGAAACCCCGGCTCAGCGGTTGTTGTGGATGAGCAGTACCGATCCTCCGGCTCGTCTTTGACCAAAACTTTCGCCGGGCTCAGCGCATCCACCGGATATGCAGTCAACGCCGGCGTTGTCTCCGGCGGCAGTACGGCCTGGATCGGCGCACAGACATTTACTACCCCCAGTCAGAGCGGCGGAGGCGATACCAAGCCGAGGCCCAACAACTGGTATTGGCAGAGCGTTGTCAGCAGTGGTGCAACAATCTCTCTTTCCGCCAGCGAGTGGAACGCCTTTTGCGACAGGATCAACGCGTTTCGGGAGTATGCGGGTCTCTCTGCGTACTATTTTACCAGTGTCTATCGCGGACTGCCGATTTCTGCCGCTATTGTCAATCAGGCCCGGGACGCCATAGCCGCCGTCAACTCCGCCAGAGGAGTGCCTGCCAGAGTGTACAGCGGCGACACCATCAGCGCGGCTTTCTTCCAAAACCTGCAAAGTGCGCTGAATTCTATCAGCTAGAAGGGAGCAGTATGAAAAAGACATTCAACAATCTGGAGATGGTGGCGATGGTCCAGGAGCTTCGGCCGCTGCTGTCCCACAGGGATATTGTCGGCTACGCGGCCGCCAGAAATACCCGCGTTCTCTCCCGGTCTCTTACGGAGTATACGGCTTTCAGGGACCGTCTCGTGGAGAAATACGGAGAACCGGAGACGGATGGTGACGCCGGCAGGGAGACTGGCCGGATCGTTCTCAAAATGGATTCTCCGAAGTTTCAGGAATTTCTCAACGAGCTGGAGCCGTTCAATGTCATGGAGCATGAGGTAGAGCTGATGACGCTGAAATACGGCGATGTGATTGGCGCCCTGTCCGGCGAGGAAATTCTGAGCATCGACTGGATGCTGGAGGACTAGGAGGGGCGATATGGCAAACGTATCCACCTATCTGGCGAAAATCCTTGCCGCTGTCTACGGTGAGGAGGTCCGTCAGTCCATTCATGACGCGATTGCCGCGATGAATGTCGAGTCCTCCCAGGCTATTCAGGACTCATCCAATGCGAAGAATTCCGCTATGGCCTATGCCGCACAGGCCGGTCAGTCAGCTTCTGCGGCTGCTGGAAGCGCTTCTGCCGCCCACGCCTCGGAGACAAAAGCGAAGCAGTCCGAGACGGCTGCCAAGGCGTCGGAAACTGCGGCTGCCGTCAGCGCGGGCAGTGCGGCACAGAAGGCCGGCGAAGCTGCCGGGTCTGCATCCGCTGCAAAGCAGTCCGAGACAGAGGCCGCTCGGTTTGCAGCAAACGCGGTGCAAATGGCAGGTGATGCGCAGGATTCGGCGATACTCGCTCTCGCAGCAGAGCAGTCTGCGCTGGCTGCGGCACGCACGGCTGGGGACAGGGCTTCTGAGGCAGCTGTCTCAGCGGCGGCAGCCCGGGAGCACCAGGTCAGCGCATCGGCTTCTGCGGAAGCTGCCGCGCAGAAGGCAGCTGATGCGGACAGCTCTGCTAAGCTGGCTCTGCGGTCGGAAGAGAATGCGCTCAAGAGCCAGACAGAGGCAAAAGCGTCTGAAATCAGCGCGGCCGCTTTCGCGGAGCAGGCCAGGCAGTCTGAAACCTCTGCCGGAGATTACGCGCAGACGGTGCTGGAGAAGCTGACGGCGCTGACGGACTATGCTAAGCTTCTGGAGTCTATACGGACGCTTCTGTCTGATTACACCTATGAGCAGATCCTGCGGGACGCTGGCAACGATCCTGTGCTGGACAGCAACGGGGAGACCATTGGCGTGAAGGCCATTGGATTTGAGGCGTTCATCCAGGTGGTGTTCGAGCTGGTGGAGCGGGTAGAAGCTCTGGAGGCCATCGTGGGCAATACATAACAAGGAGAATGCGATATGAAAATCATAGATTATGAGAAGGTCAAGCGGGTTGGCGCCAACGATGTGCTGCTGCTTGATGGTGAAAACGGAACCAAGACCATCCTGGCGTCTGACTTGGCCGTGGCTTTGATTGACCTGCTGCGTTCGGAGGATTTTATCTCCGGTCTGACCATGACGGATCTGACTGCGACCGAGGGCCTTTCGGCAGAGAACATGCTCCTGGTGGGTACGGAAGACGGGAATAAGGCTATCCCGGCGGATGCTCTGGCTAAGGGGCTGATTACGCTTCTGAGCTCGGAGGAGTTTATTTCCGGCCTTGCGATGGCTGATCTTTCCGCCATCAACACAATTCCCGCTACAGACCGGCTGCTGGTAGGTACCAACGCCGGCAATAAGGTTATCACTGCGGCCAATCTGGCCAAGAGTCTGGTTGCGGCCTTGAGCTCGGATGACTTTATCTCCGGTCTGACCATGAGTGAGCTGACAGATGTCACGACACTGTCAGCGGACAACAACATTCTGGTAGGAACCGCAGACGGTAACCGAGCAATGACTGCTTCCAATCTGGCCAAGGCTGTGGTCAGCCTGCTCAGTGCGGGGGACTTTATCGCGGGGGTAAAAATGGCCGATATTCCCCAGGTCAGCGTCATTTCCGCTGCGGACAGACTGCTTGTCGGCACGGCTGCCGGCAACAAAGCCATCAATGCCAGCGATGCATTCTTCTCTATGCTGGACACGTTCATTGCGCCTGAGCAGCGTCGAATGACCTTCCGAGGGAAAAACCTTGGCGGCGCGGTCACGACAGCACAGAAGGCGGCCATCCGGGACGGCTCCTTTAAGGGACTCTTCCTCGGGGACTACTGGGTTATCAACAACGTTACCTGGCGGATTGCCGATTTCGATTACTGGGTCAACTGCGGCGATACTGCCGCGCCGCCCCACCATCTGGTCATTGTGCCGGACACGGCCCTTTACAACCATGTGATGAACGACACCCATACCACCGAGGGCGGCTATACCGGCTCCAAGATGCGCATTGAGGGGCTGAACGCGGCGAAGACCACCATTGTCGCCGCCTTTGGTGATATGGTGCTGACGCACAGGGAAAACCTGGTAAACTCTGTGGCGGATGGGAGACCGTCCGGATGCCCGTGGACGGACTCCAGCGTGGAGATCATGAGCGAGATCATGGTGTATGGCTGTCACCACTTCGCTCCCACTTCGGACGGAACGATTGTCCCCGGCAACTGGACCATCAGCAACTCCCAGTTGGCGCTGATGGCGGTGTGTCCCCGCTTCATCAAGACGAGGCAGGATTACTGGCTTCGTGATGTTGTGTCGGCGGCTGACTTCGCCATTGTCAGCTGGGATGGTAACTCGTGCTGCTATGGCGCGGCGCACTCTTATGGGGTTCGTCCGGCATTCCCTGTTGGTTAGTAAATCTCGGGGCCTTGTGCCCCGCGGCGATTTTGAGAAGGAGCATTCAAAATGGATGAAAAAACCTACGCCATTACCCTGGCCGACGGCACTGCGCTTACCGGCCTGCGGCTGAACGGCAACAACTATATTTCCGATGCGGAGATCACTCCCGCTATGTTCGCCGGCAACTGCTCTCCTGTGGTTATCAGCGACGGCGAAAACGAAGAAACCCACGACAACATGAAGCTGATCCAGATCACCCATGTGGATGAGGAATACTGGTTTGTCCTGCTGGACGTCCCGGAAAGCGAGCTCCGGCGGCTGAAGATGCAGTCCGATCTGGAGTACCTGGCCATGATGACCGGCGTGGAACTGTAAAATTTTTGAAAGTTCCGTACGCAGGTGACCAAAATGTGTGTTACAATACCCGAAACTTTAGAAAGGAACTGGTAAGACTATGGAACACAGCAGCAACTATGAAAAGGTCCGGGGCTACTATAGCATGAAGCTGTGGACTGAGACCCGGGTGCGCAATGCCGTCAAGATGGGCTGGATCACCCAGGCGGAGTTTGAGGAGATTACCGGAAAGGCGTATTGATATGGCCGTGCTCGTCAACAACCGCAAGGAGTCCAAGCTGGAACCGATCGTCTGTTCCGTGGAGCTCCATAAAATGCTAACAGATCTGATCCAGAAAGATTTTGGTGTGAAAGACATGGACCACCTGGTCCGCGTCCGATACGCATGTGGGAGGGACGCGACGGAGAATTTCAGCCGCTACCGCTATCTGATGCAGACCGCTAAAAATAATATTGACCAGATGGCCTTCCTGCTCACCAACAATCTGAGAGGGGCCAACTCCATCTATCCGACATCCATGCGCGAGTATGAACAGCGGCGGGATTATCAGAACTTTGCGATTGTAAACTGCGAGCAGATTATCAAGGAACTCCAGAGGGTAGTCGAGCTTTTTGACGTGGATGTCAATGTCTACGGCAGAATTGTCAGCGCTATCGACCGAGAAATCGGTTTGATAAAGAAGTGGCGTCAAAGGGATAACAGGATCAAATCATACCTACAGGGCAGCGTCTGAATGCGCTTGTCGGCGGCTAACTTCGCCAATGTCAACTGGAATGGTAACTCGAACTACAATGGCGCGGCGAACTCTAATGGGGTTCGTCCGGACTCTCTGCCTAACCAACAGAGAAGGAGACGCTGTCCTTTCCCCAAAGGGATAAATGACAAACCCGGACGCAATTTACTACGGTAAGTATTGCTATCACGGTGAATATCTATGACTTATGAGGAGATCCTCTGTGACGCCAACACCCTGCATCGGGCCTATGAAGCCTCCGTGAGGGTCAGCAAGTGGAAGGAAAGTGTTCAGAGGTACATACTGAATTTTCTTCGTCATATCTTCCAGATCCAGCGCGATTTACAAAATCGAACACTGGTTAATGGCAGGACTGACGAGTTCACGCTGCGCGAGCGGGGGCGGATTAGGCCCATTACAAGTTTGCAGACAAATGATCGCGTCGTTCGTCATGCGTTCTGTGACGAGCTGCTGATGCCGGCGATCATAAAGAAGATTATTTACGACAATGCCGCCTCTGTCAAGGGGCGTGGTATGGCTCATGCGCGGAAACGCTTCGAGATACACCTGCGGAAGTATTATCGGGAATACGGAAATGAGGGCTATATCCTCTTAGGAGATTTCACGAAGTTCTACGACAATATTCTCCATGAGGTTGCAAAACGAGAGCTGTTGGCGCTGTTCGACAATGACGAGTTCATCGAATGGCTGCTGACGGTTCTCTTCGAGTGCTTCAAAATTGATGTGTCGTACATGACAGAGGACGAATATGCCTCCTGCCTGGACGACGTCTTTAACAAGTTGGAGTACCGCCTTATTCCAAAGGAATTGCTCACCGGCGAGAAGTTTATGGAGAAGTCTGTGAACATCGGCGATCAGATTTCACAGGTTATCGGCATTTACTATCCGTATCGCATGGACAACTATGTGAAGTATGTGAGGCGTCAGAAATACTATGCCCGCTATCAGGACGACTGGTACATCATGAGCCCATCAAAAGAGGAGCTGTTGGATCTTTTGGAGCATATACGGGAGATCGCAAAGGAGCTGGGCATCCATATCAACGAGAAAAAGACCCGGATTGTGAAAATCAGCAGCACCTATAAATACCTTCAGGTAAAATACACGCTCACCGACAACGGAAAAATAATTCGCCGGATCAATCCCAAGCGTGTTACGGCTATGCGGCAGAAGCTTAAGAAACTCGCTGTTAAGGTTCAAAATGGACATGTTCCATACGAAAATGTAGAGAACATGTTCAAGAGCTGGATGGGCGGTTACTACAAGCTGATGTCCAAATCCCAGCGCAGGAGTATGATTATGCTCTATGAGAATCTATACGACAAAACGATCACCACTGTCAATAAGAAGATGGTGATAACCGATCGAGAATAGGAGGCGGTATAAAAGTGGAAGATATTGGCAGTTGGGTCTTGATGAGCAGGGCGCCAAATCCGTATGTTGGAGACCCCGCCGAAGCGACTGAAAGCTGGTATGGCCTTTCCAAGGACTTGGACAAACTGCCACATACCGGCGGAACCGGCAGCACGGCATACTGCATTGATAACGGCGCTTTCTATATGTACGAGCGGACTACCGATCAGTGGTATCCGCAGTAGGGAGGAGGACGCGGCATGAGAGCGGAGGACGCGCTGATCCTCTCCAAACGATTTACGAGGGATACGGCAGAGGGAGGAGGAGCCATTAAGGGCAAGGATGGTTTTTCCCCATCCGTATCCATTCAGGAGACTGAGGACGGGCATGTGGTGACAATTACGGATGCCGCTGGCCCCCATACGTTTGAGGTCAAAAACGGCGCAGGCCCATACAAGGGTAACTACGCCGTTACACCCAAAGCATTTGTATCGCAGTCGCTGGACACCGCCCAGAAAGTTATGGGTGAGAATGTGGTGGTGGCTGCGATTCCTTATGTGGAGGAGGAAAACGCTTCGGCGGGCCTTACCGCCATTATTGGAGACAGTGAGGTAAACGAGGATGGATGACTATATTTCCCGCACAGAACACGAGGAGTTCCGCCGCAGCATGGATGCGGAAAACCGACGGCTGGAGGATGAGAACAACCGCCAGAACCATCGGTTGGATATTATCGAGACAACGATCCAGCAGATTGCCGCCATCACGACGTCTGTGGAGAAATTGGCCACCAACATGGAAAACATGCTCAAGGAGCAGGTGTCCCAGGGGAAGCGGCTGGAGATCTTGGAAAACCGGGACGGCGAGAGCTGGCGGAAGTTTGTCTGGTGCGTGTTCAGCGGTGTCATCGGTATCGCTATCGGCTATCTGTTCAAGCAGATGGGAATTTTTTAATAGGGAGGTGTCGTTATGCCCGAAACTACCAAAAATGTCAACAAGGTTGTCTATGGCGGAAAGGTCCTGATTGATCTGACCGGGGATACGGTGACTCCTGGTACGCTCCTGACCGGGACAACTGCCCATGATAAGAGCGGCGCAGCCATCACGGGTACGATGGAGGCCTCCGAAATGGTCAACGCCCAGGAGCGGTCTGTGGTTCCGTCAGTTGAAGAGCAGGTGGTGCTTCCCGAGGAGGGATACGACTGCCTGTCGAAGGTGACCGTGGCCGCCATCCCTTGTGCGGAGAGCGAGAACGATGCTGGAGGGGTCACCGTCACGATTGCGGGGTGATGGAATGCCGGTAAGCAAGGTTGTATACGGCCAGCAAACGCTGATTGACCTGACATCTGATACGGTGACCCCGGAGGCACTGCTTAAGGGCTATACGGCTCACAGTTCAGACGGAAGTGTCGTAACCGGGAGCATGTTTGAGAGCTACCCCCAGAGACTCCCAGTTTACGAAGGGGTGCAGGATGCAGAAGAGAAGGATTTACTCGACGATGCGGGCAACCGCATTGAGGGAAGAATAGTATATCAGCGGATATGAGAATTGGTATCGAATGAGCCTGATTGACAGTCTTTACCTTTCGTGGTATGATAGTCTAAAAGAAGCAGGAATTATCAACCACACGCTAAAAGCGCAGCGCCTATTATGGAAGGAGGTTGGTTAGGCTATGGCTGAACGCAACAATTCATACCTTCTGAATGGGGGTGAGGAAATGGGTATGACCGATAACCAGTACAAGGGAATGCTCCTGGACCAGATGGAAACCTGGGAGCGAATCTTGGACATGGCAAAGGCCGCCGGTAACACCGATATTCAGGCCGAGGTGGAGAAGCAGATTGCGAAGATCAACGAGAAGCTGAAATTCTAATCTCAACCCAAAAGGGAAGAGCTTGCGGAAAAGCGGGCTCTTCTCTTTTTATGTTTTTGGGGAGGTATGTTATATGTTTACCTACGGATTATGTTTCGAGTTTGATGGGGAAGACGAGCTTTCAGAGTGTTGCAAGCATCTGGTGAACACCTATGAGCGGATGAAATCCGGACTTGATGTCAGGACCCATCATGTAAATGTTTATACGTCCGCAAAGGTTATTCAGACCCCGACAGGCCCTAATGTTAAAATTGAGGTATCAGGATTGGCTAATGCCATCCGTTTGTTCGAGGAACAGAAGAAAAATGCGGAGGAAATTTTACAAGGTCTTAAAGACCTCGCTGAAAAGGCAGAAGAGATTGAGCGCCATATCAATAGTGGCAATAATAACGTTCTTGCTCTACAAATGGACATGGTCCGATGTGGAAAGGAGGATGAACTATGGCTTTGAAACTTTACCTTATTGCCGGAATCATAGTCGAGGCTTTTATCATCAAGGGGTATGCAGAAAATAAAGTCCCTTACACAAAAGCTGAAATATTTTTTGGTGGCATCATTGACATTGTAACGTGGCCGGTTGTTCTTCTGGCACACATCATTATTAACGGGAGGCGCTAATGCAGTGCCTCCTTGTTTTGTGGCATGGGTCTACGGGGCTTTCTTTTCTTCTTCCGGTGTGATATACTCTAATACATCTAACAAAAGAGGAGAGTCATCATGGCCGGTTCTCATGACGGAGGTTGCGATTGGGTCTGTGATTATTGTGGCGCATACCTGAACAATCAACGAGGTTTCACCATACGCAAAGGGACATGGAAATGTACGACCTGCGGAGCATTGAACGATGTGAGCGGTAATAACATTCTTGACCTTTTGGGGATGGCTGCTCGCGGGATAACCAAGTTTACCACAAAGCCATTGCGAAAACCAGATAAAGATCAGTGATTAGCCGTTGAGGTTTTCTCCGCCTGTTTCGCATCTCCTTTTATGGAATCTATTGAAAGGAGAACTGTTATGGGCATCGACAAGAAGCTGGTGAAGCTTTGGAAGGAAAAACGTGCAGATGTAGTCACCACGCTCAAGGTGTTGAGAGAACTCGACATCATGAAAGAGGATGACGTCGCATTCCTGACGGAAAAACTGGACATCGCAGCCAGCGCAAACAACATGCAAGGCAGTATGCATTGAGAATAGCATTCCGAGTTGAGAGGGGCTTAGCGGCTCCTCTTTTCTTTCGCTCGTTTGGCGGTTTAAGAAGCAGAAAACAGTGTAGGAGAGCCGTTTACTTCTTGACTACTCCTACACTTTGTCTGTTTTAGTATTGGAAATACTGGACTTTTTGCTTCTGCAATAGAAACACTCTTTTGCTTTTGTCGCTCTTTACTGCCATTAACTGCTGTTATCTCAATAGTTTGAGCAGTAGTTAGACGTAGAAAACTTTGTGGAAATGTAGATAGCTCGTCTATTATTCCTGCACTATTCCTATACCGATATTCCTATACTTCGTGAAAGGCGGAATAGAATGAATAAAAATACAAAAAGGAGAACTGTATGAGCAGATTGACCGATGAAGAAATCAGGAAAATGCCGCTCAATGAAGCTGATATATACCTCGAAACGCACCCTGACGAGGCTCAGCATTTTGCTAAAGTGTTCGCAGTATCAGCTGCCAAGCAGACGAAAAAAGCAATCCTCTATCTCTGCGACGGCACTGTCGAAAGTTGCCGAAAAACCAGTTGTTACAAAAGAGGTCGCGAATGCCGGCACACGACAGACGCCGATCATGCCCTGACCTCTGAGTCCCGCCACCTCGTCCCCGATGAGCAAGGCAATCTGTGGGAGACTTCTCCCGAAAACTGAAAACACCATTTCTAAAAGAGAGGAAAAGGAGGAGAACTATTGGTGGCAGTCTCCTCCTTTGTGTGTTTAAGCGTATTTTGCTATTAGGTCTACGACCTTGACATTTTTTTTGCCTGAGCACATCCTCTCTTTTAGAAATGGCGTTTTCTCATTTTCCATCGAAAAGAGGTGTAAATCATGTTACCAGCCAAAGCCCCAAAGCCTAAAGATGGGACTGATAAAGATCGTTGGATTTGTACGCTAAGATGGCTTGAGGCAACCGCTCACTCTATTTACAATGGCTGTGATCCTGACTATAAAGGAATCGACTTAGGAGAAAAAGGCGACCCTTGTTTCGGATGTCCTGCTGGTGAGCGTTGCCCTGCTTTCTGCGATGAAAGCCATTGGAAACGGTACAATGAGTTTTACGCATTTGAGAACTTTAAGGTCGTTGAACCACTCGCTGGCATTCAGATGACCGGCATTGATGCTATTCTCAAGGAAATCTGCGATGCAAATGATCCTAATATTCCGTCGGAGTAAGGAGTGAAATAATATGCTTAAAGACCCCAAGCAACTACTTAAAAAGTTGACCTTATTGGCTGAAAGTTTGAACGCATCCGAAGGGACAGCCTCCAATCATCTTATAAGTCATGAGTTCAAGTCATCTGATCTATCCTCTTATACACATTTGTTACAAAATCTGGCGAGAACTGATCTGGCCGCTGTTCAAAAATCTCTCTAACTTTTTCTTCTATCAGAGGCCCATCAGGTATTAGCCATACTGCATGGCATAGTTCTTCTACCATTACAACCAGCATAGTCTCCGAGGTTAGTCCCCGCTCCCGCCAATTCCAAACTGGAAAAATGATTGCTTGATGAAAGCATCCAAAAACATCTTCATCCAAGGAGAAAGTTATTGACTTGTTTTCAAGAAAGTAGACATTCAGACCAAGCAATGGAATTGGTGGTGGGGATGCCTCAGCTTTCATGCCTACGAGTGCCATCGCCAAATAAAACATTGTCGATTCGATGTCGGTGATAATTCCGTCAGTTACAATGGCTATTTTATCGACGAAGAAATCCGGAACCTTAAAGTCTCCAATGACATGGCATCCTTTTGGAGTCACCTATTACGCCTCCCTTACAGCCTATCTTATTTTTTCTGGTTCGGTAGGGACTTCTTCCAGCTCCAAAGCTTTCTCTAATTCCGCTTTCAGTTCAACCTCTTTTAATTTTGCTTGTTTTCGCTTCTTAATGTAGTCTGATACCTTGATGGCGGCAAAGACACCTGCACCACCTATAGGCGCTCCGATTAAAATTCCCGTTCTAATCTGTTTTGGTAGAGCTTCTAACGCCCCAATTTCTTTGAACTCACTTATCAAAGCATTCAGGTCGCCGTTCTTCCCTTGTAACATTACTCGGGCTGTATTGTAGTTGCCCAAATTTTCTATCCTGCTCATTTTACACTATCCTTTCGCAGAAAAGACATCCCTTTTTATGAAGGGAGGTTGTTCTGATGAAACATACTAAAATGATACCAAAGTATGAGGCAGAAATCAATAAGCTGGCTGAAGAACACTTGATGGCTTTGCTCAATCTGTCTGCAACTTCATTTCACGATGGAGTGAAAGTTGGTCAGAGAAATGCATTGTTCACCATGTCAATCGGCCTTTTGGTGGGGGTTATCGGCCTGACAATCGCTGGTGTCGAATATTTGGAACACAAGGAACAGCCTTGAACACCGAATTGAGCTTGCGGAAACGCAGGCTCTTTTCTTTTCACGGTATTTTTTCGATTTCTTCTTTCAACCACTCAAACTCACGCTTGGTGTAAACCTTCTCGGTGATATCTGAAATCTTGTGACCAACCATGTACTTGATGGCATACTCGTCTACCCCGGCTTTCTTGGCCATCGTTACGAAGTGTTTTCTGCCATCATGCGGACGATGCTCCGGGTTCAACTTCAGCTCGTCCCGAACCATGGCGAACCCCTTTTGGTATCGCTGATAGGTCAGCATTGTTGGCTTGCCGCTACGGCCATCCGTACAAGTGAAGAGATACTTACTTCCGGCCTGCTGAGATTCTTTATATTTGCGTTCGACCAAGTGACGTATCTTCGAGTGAATGGGGACGACCCTGTCCATACCTGCATCCGTCTTCATGCCGCCTTTGAATGTCCACCCCTCCAGGTCAACATTCTCAAGTTCCAGTAATCCGAGCTCCTGCGGTCTCCATCCGGAGTAACACTGAATGAGCATAATATCGACATATCGTTTATCGTCTACATGACTCCAGAGAAGTTCCATCTCTTCATCCGTAAATGACATGTGTTCCTTCTTTACTGTCTGTATCTCTTTGATTGTCTCTTCAGTCAGGTTGAAGGTGCGGGAGTAGTTTCGGTCGACCAGTTCATACTCCAAAGCATAGTCGAGCATCAGGTTGAACAGAGACTTGATCTTGTTTTTCATGCTCGCCGAGGGATGCTGCTCTTTCCCTCGAACCTTGGCCGTTCCCTCCTCCATACAACCTTTCACATGACGGGCTCGAACATCCATCACCCTCATATCGTAGACAGCCGAACAATAGGCCCAAGCCGATGTAACAGCTCGGATGCTGCCATCCGCTTTAAGGGTCTTGAAATACTCTTCTGACCATTTGTCGTAAAGCTCCCTAACTGTAATGGACGGCTCCAAATCATACGGATTTTTGTTATACTCTACGAGAGCGGCGTAAGCGTCATTGTAAGTAGGGAAATACGATTCCGGTTTCAGAGGTTTACAAATAGGTCGCCCTTCTGGGGTCTTTCCAACCGTAACCATCGCCCGAAAAGGGTTTCGGAGGTTGCGGTTCTTTATTTCACTGATTTGACCAAAGCCATTGGGGAGGCGCCTTCGTTTGTTGCTCTTAACACGGGGTTTTCGTTTAGTGGTTGGCTGCATGGGGTAACCGCAATGGGGACAGGCCGAGGCCTTATCGCTGACTTGTAATTCACATTCAGGACATTTTATTAGCATGGCGGTTCCTCGTCTTTCTTTTCAAGAGTCTTAATTGGAAGCCTTTCAATCTTATCCACTATGCGTCCAAGTTTTTGAATGCTCCATACAATCCCGGCAAATTTCAAAATGCCTATGACCTGCTGGTTTCTGTTATGCTCTTTTACACCCCCTTCTTCGGTGTAGACCTTATAAAGAAAGTCTTTTGGGTTCACATGTTTGAATTGCTTCTTCATAATTTACCACCTTTCGCAAAATTCGCAATGACTTTTACGGAATACTATTTTTGGAGGGATCAACATGTCCAGAGAGAAGCTAAAAGAATACTTGAGCACCAATAAGGATAAGCTTGTTCGCATCAGTTGTCATTCGGCTGGCGTAATAGTCATGTGTGTAGTATTGAGAAGAGCGATTAAAAACCGCAACAACTACATCGTGACTGATTTAGTGGTCAGTGACTTGGGCAAATTGGGAGAACGGCTTATTGAGCACGGGTGTGGCGCAAACGACAAAGTTTTAAAATGGAAGATGGATTTTGCAAAAATGTAGTCCAGCGAGGAGGGTTGCTAAAGCAGCGGCCCTTTCTCTTTCTTTTGGTTGCTTGATTGACACAAGCTCTTCGGCATGATATTATGAGCTAAGAAGCAGTAAGCGTTTACCTGCGCTAAAAACGCAGGGCCTATTATGGAAAGGAGGACACTTTACTATGGGACAAGGTTCCAACATTATCGAAAAGGAGGCGTTGGAAATGATGAATGTGGTTGAAGTAGCGAGAATGACCGAATGTCTCAAAGCATTGGGCTTGAGTGATGCGGAAATTATTATCGTTCAAAACTACATTGCGACCGGCGTCGGCTTGCCGACAAAGGAACCGGCCGAGAAAGAATCCGACTAACCAACAAAGGGAGGGCTTGTGGAAATACGGGCTCTCCTTTTTTTCGTCATTCACACAAGATTTACATTTTCTTTTGTTTTCTCTGTTCGTTCCCTTTATTTCGCCCTGATTATCATATATGACAGGTGTAGGAGTTGTCAAGTAAATCCTACACAATTTTGTAACTTAGGTTAGAGGGTTTTTAATTTAGATTAGAAAGGAGTCGTGTATGATTGCTGAGAACATATCGACTTGCCCCAAATGCGGAGGACGGCTTAGATATTTCGACACAGTGAAACGCATTGTACGGACGAAAGCACGGATCACGGAATGGCATGACATACACAGGCTCCGCTGCACTGTCTGTGGCTCCTTACATCGCGAGTTACCTGAAGAGCTGTTCCCCTACAAGCAATACGAAGCTGAGGTTATTGTTGGCGTTTTAGAGGGTCTTATCACCTGCGAAACCATCGGCTTTGAGGACTATCCCTGTGAGATGACTATGTCCCGCTGGCTCGCTGAATTTACAGGCGCTGTTACGGAAAGGAGGTCGTACTATGAACGAGAAACGACTGATGGGCGAAATCGAGAAGCTGTGTAAAGACGGTCATACGGATGCGCTACTCTACCTGTGCCGGAACTACGGAGACGCGGCAATCGAAGGGTACAGACGTGGATACCGGAAAGCATTCTGGACAGGATTAGGCGTTTCCAGTCTGATCGTTACAGGTTGCATAGGAGCCATCGGGGTCATCATGAAACAGTACGGCAAGAGGAACTAATCCAAGGAGGGAGCGGCTAAACGGCGGCTCTCTTCTTTTCGCCTATTTCACAGGTCCTTTTACGGAGGTGACTGTTATGGTAATCAGAAATAAAGAATACTACACTCAGTTTAACGAAGAGATGAAGCGAGACCATAGAGCTTTGGACTACCACATCCGACAGGCAGAGAAGTACAAGCGTATCTACCAGCTCACAAAAGGGCGTTCGGGAGTATATGCCTTACTGAATAAATTTGCTAAGAGGATGAATCAGGTTCATTGTGATAAGGGAACTAAATTAGCGAAGCTGGACATGACGTGGTGCCTTTACGAAATGATGTACTTACAAAATTACATTCAGAAAGGAGAGGAGCCCTAACAGGGGCTCTTCCCTTTTGCGCAGATTTTGCAACTTGTTTTGTGGAAAGGTGAACATATGCGAGACGGTATGTTCTGAAAAAGGTGTTGCCCTTGAAGGTTTAGCTGACGGCTATCGAGGTACGGAGCAACTTAATGGTTAAACGGCGAGCCGCCTGTCTTTCTTTTCTTCCGCAAATTTTGCAAATTGTATTATGGAGAGGAAATAAGGGAAACTTTGAAAAGCCAAATTGTAAGACATGGTCGGCCGTTACATTCGCAAGGATGTGGCCCCAATTCATGCCCTCTCTTTTTTTGTTTCCGCAGATTTTGCAAATCGTATTATGAGAAGGAGAGGAAATCCGACGGGTTGTGACCAAGCAACAAAATTGTTTGGTTTGGATGTTCGACTCATCCACGGCTCGTCTTTCTCTAAGAAAATGGATAGATGCGGGTGGAAATCCCGCGGTGAGACACGAAGGCGTACCGCCAAGTAATAACTTAATAAAAGATGGTACCCACCGGGCAACGGTTTTCGTTGGGCCGACCCTGAAGTCATTTTCTTTTTATTTTTCGCCAAATACTCAACGGCCTTTATGGAGGTGATTGATATGTTTTTGAACAAAGTTGAATCAATGAGTACAGTCACAAAGAAAGTCATTGACGATTTTAATCGAATGGATGATAAACAATTTATGGCAAAATATTTTTGCAGTAAGCTGACGTATGCAAAGCGAGTTGCGAAGTATGGTGATCCGTACATGAAAAGTCCACTCGCTAAAATCGGAAAATTTTTTTATAAAATATTCTGAGGTGAAATCTAAGGAGCATGAAATCACGGAGAAGGGGTGTATTCGCAGCACCTCTTTTCTTTTCGCGATTTTTACAAATCGTATTATGGAGAGGAAAAAAGAATACCATCGGGTATGAAAGTGAAGAGGCTAAACGTGTGAGTATAAAATCTTTGCGCACATTAGATGTCTACACGGAAAGTCGTCTCTCTTTATTTTTCGCCAAATACTCAACGGCCTTTATGGAGGTGATATTTTGTGGAGGCCAAGAAACTCATTAGTGCGATTGGAACACTCGTTATTGTGGGGGCAGTATCAATGGCAGGAGCCGCATTATGGACGAATGTTCTGGATGACAAAATCAAGCTGGTCCAAGCAAAGAAAGTGCATTCCAAATCAGATAAAGTTATTGTTGTTGACTTTAAGAAAGCAAGGAGGGAGACGGGCCGCTAAACGCAGCGGCTCTTCCTCTTTTCCGCACGAATCTCCGCTTCCTTTATGGATGTGAAAGTAATGAGACAAGTCATTCTTTATGGAATTTCTGGAGCAAGTAGGGCCTATACAGTTCTGAATTACTTCTGTATCTACGAGGAATTCGTATCGATCAGCACTATCTTAGAGGAAGCGAGGCGACTTCGGATGAGAAATCCGGATATCGAGCACGTTTACGCAATAGATAATCGATACGGGCTCCGCCGTGATTACAGGGAGAGCATGAAACGGAATAGTATCGAGAGCCATTACATTTTCAAGGATATTCTGGAAAGAGAAGGTATGCGAATTATTTAACTACCGAGGAGGGTCCCGGCAGGGACTTTTCCTCTTTCCGCAGGAATGGCAGTTCCCTTTATGAGAGGCTTAGGCTTCATCTGTTATAAGGAGTGGAAACTATGTTTACAAAATTGGAAATGGTCGGAGCTATTGCTATCAGCCTGTTCGGCGGATTCGCCATCGGCTACAGCAAGGCAAGAGAAATCTGTTTGCAAGCAATCATCACTGCTACCGGAGAGCAGAAGGAACCCGAGACAACCGAGAAAGAGGAGACGCCCTAAACAGGGGCTCTCCCCTTTTCGCACAAACCACAGCACCTTTTATGGAAGAATCCATATTTGAAAGGAGAAGCAACAATGAGCATGGAAAGGTTCAAAAGGTTTGTGGAGGACCATAAAAAGGAGCTGATTGCCACTACGGCGGTCGCTGGCGGGATCGTACTGGTGGTTTTCAGGTGCAAGCGCCACAGCGGGAAGATGGCCAAAGGCATATTCAGGAGGAAAGATATTTCGATCCCGGATGGCCTCAAGGTCTGGGACACGTCCTACCTCTGGGTGGAGGGAAAGTACCTGAACGCAATCGTCAACCGTATTCCCGTAGACGACCTGGGTGAACTGGGCAAGCAGTACATCAAGCATGGGCTCGCACAGCCTGGCGACATTGCAAGCGTCGTTATTGGAGTCGAGTATAACAAGTGATTCTACCAAAGGTGGAGGCCGCTAACACAGCGGCTTTTGCCTTTTCACCGAGGTTGTTTGTACTTCAGCGTGGTTGTTAACTTAGAATAGCCGTTGAAAGGAGGTAGTCGTTAATGAGTGAACAAGAATTTCATCCGGGTTCCGTTCCGGTTGCAGTAGCGGCCAGAGTCTATGGAAAAGATGCGTCTTGGGTTCGAGCCGGCATTGTGTCAGGATGGCTTCCGATTGGTAAGGCTACCCGAAACGGCAAACTGGTGACCAGCATCAACGAGATAGACAGTCGGTACGGACGTATCAACTTTTACATCTCGCCCAAACTCCTCTATGAGGAAACCGGATTTTTATGGAAAGGAGAAAAGCGATAATATGCCTACAAATGTACGACCCGAAGTATCCAAGAAGAATCCCTATTACATAGAGCGTGAGCGATACTACGAGCTGAAACACTTCTGCCGGCAGTATCCGATTTGGAAGAAGGCTCATGCGGCCCTTGATGGACTGAGCCGGCGACCTGCTGATTTGGAGTTGTTCAGCGAGACTGGAGAGACAAGCGATCCAACGTTCCGATGCGTAGCGGCCCGTGAACGCTACTCCAGATGGATGGGTATGGTTGAGCAGTGCGCTCGTGAAGCTGACCCCGAACTCTACAAGTATCTCATGAGCTATGTTACGAAAGGAGATTGCTACAGCGTTCTCAAAATGCGCGACCATATCCCCTGCTGCAAGGATGTGTTCTACGAGACGGCCCGTAAGTTCTTTTGGCTCCTTAACAAAGTTCGAGACTGATTTGGCATCTTCCGCAGAAAATACATCCACCTTTATGGAAGACCCAATATTAGAAAGGAGTTTGACTTATGAACCGTCGTTTTAACTGGATGGACAAGCCTGTCACCTGGGGAGGTTACTTTAAGCTGTGCGGCATTTGCACTGTGGTCGGAACGGCCATCGCTGCGATTGAGCTCATCGTGTTTATGGAGCCCGCCTGGTGGAAGGCTACAAAGAACTTTGTGAGAAGACTGTTCGACAGATGAACTATCGGCATATAGGTCGGCCAAGAGGGAGGTTGTGGAAACACGGCCTCTTCTCTTTTTTATATTTTTGCTCGCACAATTTACAATGACCTTTATGGAAAGGAGGTTCGATTTATGACTTACAAGCAAATTGAGGCCAGCAGAGAATTGCGGCTTTGGATCGGGCAGGTAATCGTACCGGCTGTCAGCGTGACGGCGGTAGTGCTTGCTAATCCTGACGTGAGAAATGCGGCTAAGCAAAAGCTGGACAGCATCAAGCAGAAGTTCCAGACCAAAAAGATCAGGGTCGTGTAGCAGCGACCCGTTCTTTTATATTTTCCGCATATAGGTGACTGTAATGTGTGGTAAATTGGTATTCTAAAAAATTCCCGGGTGGAAAATTCTGAAAAACAATTTTAGGAGGAATCCTATGGAAATCGTAATCGCACTCGTAGCCGTCCTTATTGGCTTTATCATCGGTCGAGTCCTTCCCAGAGAGCGCCCCCTTGGCGATTTGAGGGTTGATCGGTCTGATCCAACTTGCGAGCCCTATCTTTTTCTTGAGTTGGGTACGGATGTCCATAACATCATGAGTAAGCGGTATGTTACATTCCGCATCAAAGTCGAAAACTTCCTGCCGCACGAATAACATCCGCTATTATGGAGCCCAACTCTAATATTTGAAAGGAGTAAAGCAATATGGCAGAGATCAAAAGTTTGTTGGACGGCGTGATCGAGCAGGAAATCCAAAACGTGGAGGCCCTGAGCTCTGGAACTGACGAGAAGTCGAAGGCAATCCAGAATCTCGCAACCCTGCACAAACTCCGTATCGAGGAGATCAAGGCCGAGACCGAGGCGGAAGAGAAGCGTGAACGCCGGGTTATGGACAGCGAGCAGCGTAAAGCGGAACTCGCTCTGAAAGAAAAGCAGGCTACCCAGCAGGAGACCCAGCATCAGGCTGAGCTCTCTATCAAGGAGCGCCAGGTGGATAGTGCCGAGGCAGAACGTAAGATGAAGGACGAACAGTTCAAAGCTGAACTCGCCCTGAAGAAGCGTCAAGCCGACGGCGACACCGCTGAGCACAAGTTGAAGGAGAAGCAGAGTGAGACTGAGTCTGGGCATAAGGGTGCCGAGCTTGCTCTGAAGGAGCGGGAGCTTGACAGCAAGGATGCTGACCGTACCCAGGAGGGAGAGCTTCAGAAGCGCCAGGCCCGGGATCAGATGGTCGACCGGTGTGTGAGAGCTGGTGTGGCGGTTGGAGAACTGGTACTGCCGTTGGTATTCTACGGCATCTGGATGAACAAGGGTTTCAAGTTCGAGGAAACCGGTTCGTTCACGTCGACCACATTCAAGAACTTGCTGAATCGCTTCAGACCCACGAAGTAAAGGGTAAGGCTACAAAAGCGGAGAGGGCGCGGAGATTTCGCGCTCTTTTCGTTTTCGCCATTTCTACAGCGCACTTTATGAGGAAGAAGAGCTCTTTTACCTCGACTATTAGCCAAGAGTGGAGTATAATACTATACAACACTTCTGGACTACATCAGGAGGTAATGAAAGTGCGTAAAAAGGGTAAAGAGATCATTCGGCCGGTAGGAGTTGAGATCAGGGAGTATCTCAATGACGGCTGGGGTATCTGCAACAACTGCGGAGCGCTTATGGATGAGGAAATCAGGGATAGAATTGGAGTATTCACCTGCCCGGCATGTGGCTGGGAGTGCGATGTTATGGATTATGAGTACGAGGAGGAAGACACTATGGAACTCGTACAGGATGAAAGAGGTGACGAGTACCTGATTCCGAGAGATGATATGCCGCCCGCGGGGTGCAGAGCTTGTGGAGGTCCATATCCCTACTGCAAAGCATCTTGCAAGATGTATGACGACTAAGCATTATCAAAATGGAGGAGAGTCCTGGAAAAGCCGGGGCTCTTTCTCTTTATCTCTGAACTTTGTGAGGAGATTCGCAGATTTTGCAAATCGTATTATGGAAAGGAAGTATGAGAGACGCATGTTGTTGGTGAAAACCCAACCATCTACGAGGAGTGCGATCCTCCCTCGTAGCCTTTTCTTTTTATTTTCTTGGAGGGATTGTGATGCGCTATCATTTCGAGAAGCCGGCTGTTTCGCTGTCGATGTATGGTCGGCGTTACATTTGCAACCATCCGGTGTATGACAGTTGCACCTTGTTCGAGATTGATGAAAAGGGTTTAGCTGTGATACAGCAGAGATTTGATCCTAAGACAAAGAGTACATCCTGGACAGAGGTAGACGCCTATTTGACCGACGTTTTATATTTGCACCCCAAGTTCAAGGAGTTCTTTGACAGTCGGGCCAGAACTTGTACGGACGGCCTCTACCCCACTGTAACAATTCGGCAAATCATGTGGGCTTTGAAAATGAAACCTCTGCCGAAGCAGACATGGGAGACTGTGTTCGATCGAAGAGAGATTTAGCGCTAATTCCACAGCTCCTATTATGGATGCCAATACCTACGAAAGGGGTTAAGGAGTATGGATGAGATGAAACTTGAATCGAAATGGATAAGAGGAATTGTGTCAAAACTTATCAAAAAAATCCTGCGTGATAAATCAGGCTGCAACGTAGATGTTCAGCTTAATAATTTCCGCACGACTGTTATTGATGAGAAGACGCACGTTCATCTGGATATTGAACTGGATCTCAGCAAAGATGAAATTGACAAACTGTTAAAGGGCATTGGTCTTTAAAGGCAGAGCCGCGTAACAGCGGCTTTTGTCTTTGTTCCGCAGATTTTACAAATCGTATTATGGAGAGGAGACAGTTAGCTCAGTTGGTAGAGCGCAACCTGAAATGGTTGAGGTCATCGGTTCGAGTCCGATACAGCCTCTCTAATTTTTTCGTCGAGGAAAGGAGAAACAGGAATGAGAAAAGAAATGAAGCCGATTCTCATCGGCGCATTGACCGCAGGCGTCATCATTGCGGTTGGTGTTGGGTTTCATGCATGGACCATCAAAACTATCCCTTATTCCTATCGTCAGAATCTCTTAGATGCCGTTGACTATCTCGCCGGCAAAAATGTTTTCAACAGAGTCGATTCATTACAGTAAAACAATGAAAGGAGAAAATCAAAATGGAAATTAAAATCGTAGGAGAAGTCAAGTTCAGAAATCGGGCCGTCAAGGTCTATGGGGATTTGGATGCGCCCCTCTTCAAGGCTGCGGACGTCGCCGATCTGGTGGAGTACGGCGAGGGTAACGTCTGGAACCTTGTTCGTCTCTGCGAGGAGGACGAGCATATGCTCCTTCCGCTCGTAGTCGCTGGGCAGAAGCGGCAGGTAACCTTCATCACCGAGACCGGCCTCTACAACGTCCTATCCCAGAGCAGAAAACCTCTCGCCAGAGCATGGCGGCGTGTCGTTCACGAGGAGCTGATTGCGCTCCGGCGGTCCCAGGGTAAGAACGTTGCCGAGAAGTTCGACGAGTGGGATCACCTGGCCGACAACATCTACTTCGATGAGGAGCGGGGCTGTCTGATGCGCTCTGTCACCGTTCAGGGCGGCGACGTTGAGCAGGTTCCGTATGAGCCCTAACTGATATTCTGCTGAAAGGAGAAAAATCATGGGAAAGTTCATTAAAACTGCGCTGGTATTCATAGGAGGTATGACTGCCGGTGGCTATTGTGTCGTAAATGCAGCTCTTAAGTTTTCAACGTTTACTACTGCGCTCAAAGAGGCCATCACAAAGAAGACCGTTGAGGTAGTGTATGGTGAGGAAACCAAAAAATTCAGTCAAGGGGCCGCGTATCATAGCGCCTATCACAGCGGCCACAAATTTCCGAATTGCTGCTTAACTTATTGCGACGATATCGTCTTTCAGACTCGTGAAGATGCTGAAAACGCTCTTGCTACGATGCATGACATCATCAAGCAGTATGGTATTGTCAGTTTGGCGGATGTCTATGACATTATCGGGAAAATTTCTCCGTCTTATGCCGCAAATAGGTATGGCTGGAGATCGCTTGATAAAGCGAAAGTGGTTCGATGCCGAGACGGATACTTCATTGAAATCCCGAAAGCAGTGGAAATCAAATAACCATGAAACCCGAAATTGGTTATGACCATATTGTGATAGGTTCTTACATTGATGATCTTCTCAAGGATGTTGAGTGGAACTTAAAACGTACTGCACTGCGAGATCCATACTTCAAGCAATTAAGCGTTGAGAAATTTGCGCTTGAAACATTACTCCAGGAAATCTTCGAGTATAACGGCATTGTTACGCCGATAGAGGTACTTGAACGTTTTGCCCAGGAAACCGAACGATGCATTGTTGACAGCCATGACCCGAACAGCAGCTATACTTTTGAAGTGTCGAGAGACACAGCGATATCCATTTTAGACGGACTCTATTTCGGATATTTGGAAGGAGAAAAATGCGGTGGATTTGAAAAACCATAGAAACCTCTGGAACGATGTCCTTTATGGAACTCCGACAGCATCCTTAGCGGCTGCGAGCAAGCTTTATGATCTCGGTGAAATGAGCAAAAAGACATTCCAAGTCCTTGTCCTCGCAGCGGCCATCGAATCTACAGATACAAAAGGAGGTAAACGGAAATGAAGCCTAAGCAAGGTCTGGTAAAGCAGACCGGAAAAGCCTTAAAAAAGGCGTCGCCGACAATCTTGAGTATTCTCGGAGTTGTCGGCGTGGTTACAACGGCGGTTTTGGCCGTCAAAGCTACACCCAAAGCCCTTGAACGCATTGCAGACGCTAAAGAGGCTAAAAACCTCGAAAACGGCAAAGATTTGACCCGAATGGAGACGGTAGCAGCTTGCTGGCAATGCTATGTCCCTGCTGCCGCCACTGGAATCGCCACAATCGTGTGCATTATGGGCGCAAATGTCCTAAATCGGCGTCAACAGGCCTCTCTCACAAGTGCCTATACTCTACTTAACCGAACGTACCAGGACTATACAAAATCGGTCAAGAACGTCTTCGGCGAAGAAGGTCATAAGCGCGTCTTGGAGGATATGGCCATTGAGCGGGTTCCTGAGAATCACACAATCTATACCGAAGGCATGTTTGAATCTACTACCTTGGATTTTTGCATCCCCGAGGAGGAGCATCTGTTTTACGATGTTTACTCCAACCGGCAATTTGCTTCTACCATCGGAAAGGTGCTTCAGGCCGAATATCATCTGAACAGGATGTTCGCTCTGAATGGGAATGCCTCGCTCAATGACTTCTATAAGTATCTTGGACTCGATCCTGTTCCTGAAGGAGACGACATTGGATGGTGGGTCGATTTCGATAATGAGGCATATTGGGTCGAGTTCAATCATGCTGTCTCTTACATTGATGACGGGCCTGAACATCCGCAAGTCGAGTGCCTCATTATTGAGTTCCCGCAGCCGCCTGGTCTTCCGCCTCCCGAGGAGTAATCCGCAGAAACAACACACTCTATTGTGGAAAGGAGGGTGAGGCTTCATGGATAAGAAAGCTATCTTTAGAGTAATGTCCATGATCGGCATGGTCCTTGGGGCGGTGGGAACGCTGCTGTCCAACTGGGCCGACGATCGGGAACTTGACATGACGATTGACGAAAAGATCGATGAAAAACTTGCCGCCCGTGAAAGCGAAGAAGGTGAGGAGCCCTGACAGGGACTCTTCCCTTTTGGACGTTGAAGAGTTGCATATGAACGAACGGGCAATTATGGCTCTGATGCGGATGCTGGGCATGTATGAAGATGCTCCACGTTCAGACTGGCCTCAGCATGAACTTGAAGAAATCGCGTTCTCAAGATGCGCGATTGAAGAGGTTCTGCAACTGGTTTGGGATCATCCGTGGACCTTGGCATCCGACACCATCGAAGACTTCGCGCTAAAGATGGAGCTCTACAAGGATTCGTCTGTTACGGACGACCAAAAGCGGATATTTTCAGTTTTGGCGGAAACTGCCTGGGGAGTTCTGCAAGAGATTGAACCGCTTGAAAAGTGACCTGTAAAATACATTTGAAAGGAGAAGCATCGTGAACAAGCAAACCTTCGTGAAGGCTCTCAAAGATGTTCCGAAAATCCTGAAGAAGCACAGTCCTGAGCTTCTGACAGGCATCGGTATTGCGGGGATGATCTTCACGACCATCACAGCCGTCAAAGCAACACCCAAGGCCCTCCAGCTCGTGGATGAGCGAGAAATCAAGGAGGGAAAACGCCTGACCAACTCGGAGATCATCAAGACTACCTGGAAGTGCTATGTCCCCGCAGCCGTGACCGGTGTGTGCTCTATTGGTTGCCTGATTGGCGCCAGTTCAGTCAATGCCCGGCGAAATGCGGCACTCGCCACCGCCTACACCATCTCTGAAACTGCCCTCAAAGAGTATAAGGAGAAGACTGTTGAGGTCGTTGGCGAAAAGAAGGAACAGGCGATTCGCGATGCAGTTGCCAGGGACAAGCTGGAGAAGGCCCAGGTGACCAGTCGTGAGTTCATCATCACCGGCAAAGGGGAAACTCCCTGTTTTGACCCGCTCACCAATTCCTGCTTCAAGGCGGACATTGAGATCCTGCGGAAGGCGGAAAACATCCTGAATAAACGGATGCGGGACGAGATGGTGATAACTGTCAACGATTTCTTACAAGAAATCGGCCTCGACCCGTGTGACGATGCCATCGGCGAAAACATGGGCTGGGATATTGATAAGGGGTACATCGACTTGGATTTCAGCTCGCAGCTGGTCGAGGGCATTCCTTATCTTGTCATCGGACATCACAATCCGCCCCGCTACATCGGACGGTAGCGTCCGCAAAAAATGCAAATCGTATTATGGAGAGATCCACACTAAAATCTTTAATAAAGGAGTAATTCAAAATGGAAGAGAACACTGTGAGAACCAACGAGATCGAGGAGTATGGGCAGCCTGAGATCGAGGTTGAGGAGGCTCCGGAGGAGAGCTCCGGCAGCGGCGCGTTTGTTGCGGGTATCGTCGGTGGTTTCTTGGCCTATGCCGCAATCGGCGGGGTTAAGAAGCTGGTGGCGTTTGCCCAGACGAAGTGGGCCGATCGGAAGCAGAAGGAGCAGACCAAGACCGTGATCGAGGCGGACTACACGGAAGTCCCGGACGAGCAGCAGGAAGATTCCGATGAGGACGCTTCTGAGGAAAAGTAAACAGCGAGGATCGCCGGCGGGGAGAGTACCTACAACAGGTGCTTTCCCCTTTTTCAATAAGTAACAAGGAGGAACGACCATGGCAGAAACCCCCTATCCCAACAACTCCCACACTGCAAGGGAGCGCAAACCGGAAGGTTCCAGTCCTCCGGATAAAAAGCTGGAGAAGGTGGTGAGCGGAGAGACCAAGACTCGCAAAAAGAGTGAGGTCAAGAAGCTCGCCAATATCTTCGTTCCGGAGGACGTTGAAAACGTCAAGAGCTATATCCTGGTCGATGTAATTGTGCCGGGTATCAAGAATGCGATCGCTGATGCGGTCAGCATTATGCTTTTCGGTGAAGCGGGCCGTCTGGGTGGACGGAGCGGCAAAGGCTCCCGGGCTTCGTATCAGAGATACTACGACGACCGGCGTGATGATCGCCGTGAGTACGGACGGCCGAGAGCTGCCGCTGGCTTCGAGTACGATGATATTCTCTTCGAGACTCGTGGTGATGCCGACTTGGTTTTGGATCAGCTGGAAGCGGCTATTAACCAGTATCAAATCGTAAGCGTTGCTGACCTTTACGATTTGGCCGGCATCACCTGCCGCAGCTATACGGCAAACAAGTACGGCTGGACTGATCTTCAGTCCGCCAAGGTAGTCCGGACTCGGGACGGGTATATTTTGCAGCTCCCGAGAACGGTTCAGATCAACTAAAGGAGGGCTCGACTATGTACGGGTATCCTGTTTCGTCCGGCTACAGGGGCTGGGTCAACGGCGAATGGATGCTGTTCCCGACTGAAGCCGAGTACCACGAGTATATGGAGGAGGCGCTTCATGAAACTTAACTCCGATACGCTGCTCAGCTTCGGCGTATTCGGTCTCGGCTTGGTTGCCATTGGGTATGCGGTTGGTATCCATTCCCGCATGAAAGCTGTGGCTGACAAACTGGATACCAGCATTGACAAAATTGCCAATGACACCGAGGTCGAGATTCCGTCTAAGCTCATTGAGCAGGCGGTCCAGAAAGCAGTCGATCGTGAACCCTATACCGCTGTTCGGCGGGCTACGGACGTCGTGGTGAATGGTCTGAAGAAGGAAATCGGCGAACAGGTATCCACGGCTGTGAAAGCCAGCTATGACAGCATCGCAGATGGCGTGACCAGTGAGATTGCGAAAAAATATTGCTAAAATTGACGAAGCTCGTCTCAAAAGAGAGGTCGTCACCAAAGCAAAGGAGCAGATTGCCGAGAAATTCGACGATAAGCTCGATGATATTTTGGAGGAATTCAATGGTAATCTCCAAAATGTCGGTAAGATCTACAAATCTATTGCCAAATCATTCTCTAAGGAGGAAATTTAACCATGAAGAAAAACGAAATCATGAAGTCTGTGGGCCTGACCTTCAACAAGATCGGCTTCCAGATTCAGAAGAAGAGCCCCGAGCTCCTGGTCGCTGCCGGTATCGCCGGCGTCGTTGTCAGCGCGGTCATGGCCTGTAAGGCCACTATCAAGGCCAGCGAGGCCGCCGAGGAGACCAAAGAGACCATTGACGAGATCCACGAGGCCGAGGCCAACGGCATCACCAAGGCCGGCAAGGACTACTCCGCCGAGGACACCAAGAAGGATCTTACCACCGCCTACATCCAGACCGGCGTAAAGTACGCCAAGCTTTACGCTCCCGCTGTCATTTTGGGCGCTGCTTCCATCACATGTATTGTTGCCAGCCACCGTGTTCTGAAGAAGCGCAATATCGCCCTTGCGGCGGCCTATACGACCTTGGATAAGTCTTTCAAGGACTACCGTAGCCGGGTCATGGAGCGCTTTGGTGAGCAGGTTGAGAAAGAGATCCGCTACAACATCAAAGCCAAGGAGATCAAGAAGACCGTTGTCGACGAGAACGGCAAGAAGGAGAAAGTCAAAGAGGTGGTCGACGTACCTGCCGTTGAAGGATGGGACCCCTCTCAGTACAGCCCCTACGCCAGGCGCTTTGATGAGGCCCATCCGCAGTGGACGAAGAATCCCGAAATGAACCTCTACTACCTGAAGGCTCGGCAGGCGCAGGCCACCGATGCGCTCAGAGCTCGTGGACACCTGTTCCTAAACGAGGTGTATGATATGCTGGGCTTCCCCCGCACTAAGGCTGGAGCTGTTGTGGGATGGCTGTACGATCCCAAGCGCCCCGAACTGGGCGATCATTACGTGGATTTCGGTATCTGCGAGATTCAGGATGGCGACGGCTTCAAGGAATACTTGAAGTCCTATATCCTCGACTTCAACGTTGTTGGCGACATTACGAATGACATCGCCGATCATCAGTATATTTGAGGCTCGGCTCGATGAAAAAATTTGTACTATTCCTGCTGATAGCCGCGATGGTGATTGTTGGAGATTCCTATGCGGCCGGTCCAGTAATCACATCCACAAATGACGGAGCCGTTGTTCGGATGAAGACTGCGGCTCCTGTTTCGTCTTTTGTGAAATATACTCCCCAGCGAGAAAATCAAGACCCTTTTGAAACCGCGCCGCCTCCTGTCGAGAATAAACCGGAGGAAAAGCCGGTAGTCGAGCAAAGCCGCTATTGTGACAATATTCCACTTACCTACGAGGAACAGGATTGGCTTCGAGCTGTCTGCGAGGAGTTCAACGTTCCTTATGCCCTAGCGCTGGGTCTCATCGAGAAGGAGACCGAATTCCGAAATATTGTTGGTGATGACGGTGCCTCTACCGGCTATATGCAGATTCAGCAAAAGTGGCATTGGGATCGAATGGAACGCCTTGGCGTAACAGATTTGTTGGACCCGCAAGGCAACTTCAGAGTTGGATGCGATTTCTTGGATGAACTCTATGGAAAGTCCAATGACTGGAGCGTTTCCCTGACCGTCTACAACATTGGCCACGATCCCGGCTTTGTTACTGATTACGCCGAAGATGTCATGGAAAACTACGCTCGGTGGCAAGAGATTATCAACAATTATATTTAGAAAGGATGAAATCACCATGAAGAAGTGTTTCAATAGCCTGCTCTCTTATACTCTGTCCGTTGTCTCCGGACTGTTCCTCGTTAGCGGTATCGCCGTCTTGTCGGCCGGGAGGTAACGAGTATGGAGGGATTTGCGAACCTTGTATCCATGATGGACTATGTGGTTGACACAAAACGGAAGCGCCACATCACTGGCGGGCTCCTGATTAGCATGGCTATGCTTTTCGGGGGCCTCGCTATTACAGTGATGAGCGCCAAAGAGGGGGACTGAATTGTGGGTAAACTCAGTACCGTAATCGCATTCTTCACTGGAACCGCTATCGGCGGAGCAACCGTTTGGTACATAACCAGGGAGCGGTATGCCAGGTTGGCCGAAGACGAGATCAATTCTGTGAAGGAAGCTTACGCACATATGGACAAGAAAAAGGAAAAAGCCGAGGAAGCCTTGTGTCGGTATCGGGGCGTAAATAATGAGTCGGACGATCCCGATACGGAAATTCCTAAGATACCTGCCGTCACTACAAAGATGGCCGAAAAAGGCAGCATTGCCGAGTATGTCAAACGGGTTCAAAATGGAGCTCCTATGAAATACTCCAGAACTGTTGTTCCGTCTAAGGCCGATACACCGGAAGCGCCCGCTCAGTCCGAAGTTCCATATGTCATTTCGCCCGATGAATTTAATGAACTGGATGACTATATGCCAGTCAGTTTGGTCTATTACGCCGATGGAATTTTGGCGGACGAACACGGACTCATCATTGATGATGAGGAAGAAATCATCGGCGATGGACTCAGTCATTTCGGTGAGTATGAGGACGATTCTGTCTTTGTTCGGAACGATGTCAAACGATGTGACTACGAAATCCTTCGAGATGAACGTACCTATGCCGAATTCCGAAAAACTCTTCCCGACAATATATAAAAAGAGGGAGGCTTAATCCTTGACCAGAAACGAGCTTATCGATCAATATTTTGATTGGATGTACCAGCTCGTGGTCGACAACCGATATTCTAAGTCCTATCGTAAGCTGTTTGCCAGGCTGCACGATACGGAATTCACATACACGATTCCGATGGACGGCAACCGGGCCGAAGACGGCATCGACCTTAGATATCGGTTCGGTCGCGAGTATTCCTATCCGGACGCTATGATTGCGTCATATTTGGATGACCGTCCGTGCAGCATTCTGGAGATGATGACGGCCCTTGCGATTCGTTGCGAAGAGCACATCATGGATGACCCCGACATTGGCAACCGTACCGGACAATGGTTCTGGAGTATGTTGGTCAATCTTGGACTCGGTTCCATGTATGATGCTAAGTTTGACAGATACCGTGTTGACAGGATTCTTGAACGACTCCTGGATCGCGAGTACGGACGTAATGGCAAGGGTGGTCTGTTTACCGTCAACAATGGCCGAGACATGCGGACAACGGAAATCTGGTATCAGATGAACTATTACCTCAGTGAGGTTATTAGAGAAGGGAGCGTCAATATTTAACATGGCAAAGAAGAAAAATATCGTCCCCATCAACTCTATGCAGGACCTGGTTGACTTGGTCAATCACAACTCCCAGGTTCTCGATCGGCGGACCAAAAAGCTGGTTAAGAGCGCCCGGAATATGAAGATTCTGTGCTTCATCGCGGTAGGCTATGCCATTTACACCGCCATCGAATGCCGGAAACAGGAAGAACAGCTCTATCAGCTTTCCATCAAGGTGAAGAAGCTGGAGCACAACGAAGGGGAGTAAGCGATCCAATGTTAGACTTCTTGATGATATCCACGCGCCCAGGTAAGCGCGGCATCATCGAGATCTACCCAAGGTTTATCATCAAAAAAAGCAGCGACCTCATGATAAGAGGCGGAGACTTCTACGCTGTTTGGGTCGATGACCGTGGGTTATGGTCGACCGATGAACAAGATGCGGTTGACTTGATCGACCGCGAATTAGACCAATATGCTGAGGAGAACCGCCAGCGCTTTGACAACAACATTCGTGTCCTCCATATGTGGGATGCTGAGACTGGCATGATCGATTCATGGCATAAATACTGTCAGAAACAGATGAAAGACCAGTTTCATATGCTCGATGAAGAACTGATATTTGCCAACACCAAGACCGGAAAACGAGATTATGCCAGTAAGTCTTTGAGTTATCCTCTGGAACCTGGAGAGACACCGGCATGGGAGAAACTCATTAGCACTTTATATTCTCCAGAGGAGCGGCACAAGATCGAATGGTGTATTGGTTCTATCGTAACCGGCGCTTCCAAGAGGCTGCAAAAGTTCATGGTGTTCTACGGAGCCGTTGGCACCGGTAAAAGTACCATCATCAATGTTATCCAGCAACTCTTCGATGGGTACTACACCAGCTTCAATGCCAAAGATCTTGGCTCCTCCAGCAATGCTTTCGCATTGGAGGCGTTTCGTTCAAACCCGCTGGTGGCGATTCAGCACGACGGGGACCTCTCACGCATTGAGGACAATACCCGCATCAATAGTTTGGTGTCTCACGAGCTGATGACCGTCAATGAGAAGTTTCGGTCCGCCTACTCAAACCGATTCAAGGCGTTCCTTATCATGGGTACAAACAAGCCCGTAAAGATTACGGACGCCAAGTCAGGCATCATCCGTAGACTGATTGACGTGTCTCCTACGGGGGATAAGGTTCCGCCGGGAGAGTATCGCACGCTCACCAAGCAAATTCCTTTTGAGCTCGGCGGCATCGCCTATCACTGTCAGGAAGTATATTTGGAAGACCCTGACTATTACGATGACTATATCCCTATCTCAATGCTCGGAGCCTCTAACGACTTCTACAACTTTGTCGTTGATTCTTACCATGTGTTTAAGCGGGAAGATGGTGTTTCTCTGAAATCCGCTTGGGAAATGTACAAGACCTATTGCGACGATGCGAAGGTTCTGTATCCCTTGTCTCGAATGATATTTAAGGAAGAATTGCGAAACTACTTCCGAGAATACGAGGAGCGATTCAACATGGAGGATGGAACTCGTGTGCGGAGCTACTATCACGGGTTTCGGACAGAAAAGTTTGAGGAACCTGCTTCGGACGAAAAGGAGGGAACTGCAAGTGCGCGAAACACTGACCATCAACCAACGATTGAGTTCGCAGAAGGTATTTCTTCCGTCTTTGATTCTTGCTGCACAGATTGCCCGGCTCAGTATGCAGGAACCGAAGGAACCCCGCAGCGAAAATGGGAGAGAGTTCGCACTAAACTTTCGCAACTGGACACCTCCCAGCTCCACTATGTAAAGCTGCCGGAGAACCATATTGTCATCGACTTTGATATTCCGGACGAACAAGGTAATAAGTCCTTTGAACGGAATCTGGCCGAGGCGAGTAAATGGCCGGCGACATATGCAGAGGTAAGCAAGAGCGGCTGCGGCATCCATCTGCACTACATCTATTCCGGAGACGTGACTCGGCTCAGTCGGATTTATGATGACCATATTGAAATTAAGGTCTTCACCGGCAATAGCTCACTACGCCGGAAACTTTCCAAATGCAACAACCTGCCTATCGCTACGATAAGCTCTGGATTACCGTTGAAAGGGGAAAACAACGTGGTAAATGCCAAAGTGGTTCAAAGCGAGAAAGGGCTTAGACTCCAGATTAAACGTAATCTCAACAAAGAGATCCATCCGGCTACTAAGCCCAGCATCGACTTTATCTACAAAATTTTGACGGATGCGTATGAAAGCGGCATGACCTATGATGTCACCGATATGCGCAACGCCGTCCTGGCCTTTGCAGCTAATAGCAGCAACCAGGCGGAATACTGCATCAAGCTTGTGAACAAGATGCCGTTCAAATCCGCCGAAGATGGCCCGGGAGTAAAAAACGACGAGGCTAAGCTCGTCTTTTACGACGTGGAGGTGTTCCCGAACCTGTTCTTGGTGAACTGGAAAATTGAAGGACCCAACCAACCCGTTGTAAGGATGATTAACCCGAAGCCCCAGGAAATCGAGGAGCTGATGAAGTTCCGTCTCGTCGGGTTCAACTGCCGCCGGTACGACAACCATATTCTCTATGCTCGTCTGATGGGCTATACGGAAGAGCAGCTCTACAACCTCTCCCAGAAGATCATTAGCAGCGAGAAGAAAGCCAAGAGCAACAACTGCTTCTTCGGTGAGGCCTATAACGTCTCTTATACGGACGTTTATGACTTCTGCTCCAAGAAACAGAGCCTGAAGAAATGGGAGATCGAACTCGGCATTCACCATCAGGAGTTGGGACTTCCTTGGGATCAGCCTGTTCCCGAGCATTTGTGGCAAAAGGTTGCGGAATATTGCGACAACGATGTCATCGCAACCGAAGCAGTGTTCAATGCTCGCAAGGCTGACTTTGTGGCTCGTGAAATCCTGGCTGACGTGGCCGGCATGACGGTCAATGACACCACCAACACTCTGACCACCAAAATTATATTTGGAGGGAACAAGAAACCCCAGGATCAGTTCAACTACCGCGACATGGGTGACACGAACCAGATCTACGACCCCGACCGGGATCTCCCGTTCGAGATGGGACCGAAAGAGTTCGATGAGTTCACGGTTTTCGACAAGAAGGGTCGTCCCATCTTCCCGGGCTACAAGTTCGAGAATGGTAAGTCCATCTATCGCGGCGAGGAAGTTGGTGAAGGCGGATACGTCTATGCTGAGCCTGGTATGTACGGCAACATCGCTCTGCTGGACATCGCCAGTATGCACCCGTCAAGCATCATCGCCGAGGTCCTGTTCGGCCCTGAGTTCACCAAGCGGTTCCAGGAAATCCGGGATGCCCGTGTTGCCATCAAGCATAAGGACTTCGAGAAGGCGAAGAAAATGCTGAATGGCGCTTTGGCGAAGTACCTGACAGATGAAGGAGCAGCGGCTGACTTGGCTCAGGCTCTGAAGATCGCCATCAACTCGGTGTATGGCTTGACTTCGGCCAGCTTCGAGAACCCATTCCGGGACAACCGGAACAAAGACAATATTGTTGCCAAGCGTGGAGCCCTGTTCATGGTCAACCTCAAACATGAGGTCCAGAAACGGGGCTTTACTGTTGCCCACATCAAGACGGACTCCATCAAAATCCCCGATGCGACACCGGAGATCATCAAGTTCGTCATGGACTACGGCGAGAAGTACGGCTATACCTTTGAGCATGAGGCTACCTATGACCGGATGTGCCTCGTGAACAATGCTGTCTACATCGCCAAGTATAAGGACGGTAAGCACGCCGGCGAGTGGACGGCCACCGGCACCCAGTTCCAGATTCCCTATGTGTTCAAGAAGTTGTTCAGCCGTGAAGAGATTACCTTTGAGGACATGTGCGAGACCAAGAGTGTGACCAGCGCACTCTATCTGGACATGAATGAGGATTTGCCAGACATATCAGCGTATGAAAAAGAGCACGCGGCCCTTTGGAAAGATATTTGCAATGTACAGCTTCCCCATGATTCTGAGATGGAGCGAAAATGCGCAAGGGCTGAAGAACTGTCTCAGCTTATTGAACAGGGACACAACTACATCTTCATCGGAAAAGTCGGCCAGTTCTGTCCGATAAAGCCCGGATACAATGGCGGCCTGCTTCTGCGAGAGGTCATTGACAAAAAGACAGGCACAAAGAGCTATGCCGCAGCTACCGGGGCCAAGGGTTATCGCTGGCTGGAATCTGAGATGGTCAAACATCTGGAGAAAGAAGACGGTATTGACCGGAGCTACTATGACGCCATGGTTGATGCGGCCATCCATGATATTTCCCAGTACGGTGACTTCGAGTGGTTTGTGTCTGATGACCCCTACATTCAGTCGAATCCTTCGGACAATATCCCGCCCTGGGAGACCCCAGGCGAACCGTGGCAGGTGGAGTCGGCGACGGTATTTGATGTGCGTTGACGCGCCAAATCAACAATCTATGCAATAGAGAGGATACCTAATAGGTGTCTTCTTTTATATTTTGAAAGGAGAAACGTTATGAAAGTCATGAGAAAGCAGGAGATGGAGACCAACAATATTCAAATTGGGGATCAGATCCAGCTCGGTAAGTACACGGCGACCTGCCAGAAGGTTACAGATGGGAAGGCGCTCTTCCTGCTTGACCAGTATTTGGACAAGCCCTATGCGATGAATGCAACCAACACGAACAAGGGTGGCTATGGGGCCTCTGATCTTCGTGCGGAGTTCAAGAACATCATTCTCGATCCCAATTTTGACAGTATCCGCAGTTTCCTGGTTCCGTTCAAGAACGGCGATTTCATGCGGCTCCCGACGGTCGGTGAGATGTTTGGCCACAATGATTACTACGAGATGGATGACGCACAGCAGTGGGAACTGATGAAAGATCGTCGGAACCGGATCGCTTTGAGAGAGGGCGACGAATATGAATGGGGCTGGCTCCAGAACGAAGTGAAAGAGTCGGCGGCTTACTTCGCCTTTGTCGCCTGGGGTGGTCACTCGAACTACTTTGGCGCGGCGCACTCTTTTGGGGTTCGTCCGGCACTCCAGTTGGTTCTCTAATCTCCGCCCCTTGTAGGCGGTTATATTTTTAGCCATAAGAGCCACAACCGCTGATATGCAGAAACAACGACCATTGTAATGAAGAGGATACCATAATCGGTGTCCTCTTTATATTTTTTGAAAAGGAGAAAACGACATGAATAAGTTTGTTCAGTTCTTTGCGGAAGGTATCATCTATTACCGGGATAAGAAGGGCCGTCCCTGTGGCGTGAAGGAGCGCCGCATGGGGGGGGGCGTAACGCTCGGCAACGCTGACCTGATGGGTAAGATCTTTATGCAGTGCCCGGATCTGCTCCCCTGCGACTGGGTGGAGGTCGAGACCTGCCCAATCGGCTAAACAAAAAACAACCATTGAAAGGAGTTTTCAACCATGGCAAACCCCAGAGTCACCGAAAACATCACGATTGAGAACGCTCATATCCTGTTCCGGAATTTCTCCGGCCGGGAGAGCAAGTACAACCGCGCCGGACAGCGCAACTTCTGCGTCTACATCGACGACCCGGAGATGGCGCAGCGCCTCATCGACGACGGCTGGAACGTCCGGGTACGTCCGCCCCGCGAGGACGGCGACGAGCCCCGCTACTACATCCAGGTGGCGGTCAGCTTCGACAACATCCCGCCCACGATCTACATGCTGACCAAGCGGAAGAAGGTCAAGCTGGATGAGGAGTCCATCGCCACTTTGGACTTTGCGGAGATCCGCAATATTGACCTGACCATCCGCCCCTACAACTGGATCATCCAGGAGGGCACCAAGAACGAGAAGAGCGGCGTCAAGGCATATCTGCGGACCATGTACGTCGTCATCGACGAGGATGAGTTCGCGGAGAAGTACGCCAGCGACGAGTATCCTCAGGAGTAAGGAATGTGCAGGGGCGCTGGTAGGAGGTGACTGGCGCTCCTGCTCCTCGCTTTGATATTTCGCGAAAGGAGAAAACGATGCCCAATGTCAGTTTGACCAAAGAGGAATGCTATTGTGGCATTGCCGAATTGTACGATACCATTGCCACAAAGCTTGGATACAACCCTGCTACTCTTTATTACGACTGCCGTAAGATATGTGTTTCAAAGCCTGTGATGGAGCAGATTTTTGCATACTACAAAGCTGAGAAGCGCGTAACAAGAGCGGCATTCAATCAACTATGGCTCAATCTTGGTCCGAAAGCCAATCTAACAGGAGATGACTACAAGGCTGATGCCCAAAATGGATTCGCCTTGGAGGCCAAGCCATGAATGACTATTCATACTGCAACGCAATTTTTGTTGACGGCCTGAAAGCATTCTTGGATTACACCACTCCACACGCATTTGACAACGCGGTGACGAATGGATTAGCTATCCGCAGACGTTTGCAAAAAAGTGATTTTGAAAAACGTTGTATTCAGAGATGGGCCATCTCTGAGTTGATGGAATCGATCGTGAATAACCCCCAAGACCCTGTCGAAGACACCACTTACAAGTTTGCATTGAAGCTACTTTCTTTTGCAGCGGCTTCAACTAACGCGAGCATGAGAAAGGTGTTTCACATCGCGGCAGATTTCATCGATAAAGAGGTTATCGGTCTCTTCAGAACGAAGGAGGGAATGTGCCCGTGAAGAAGTCTTTCTGGCGACATTTTCGACTACCAAGAAAACGCAAACCAAAACCCAAGGCGGAATTGGTGGTGTATAAGCCGCCCAAAAAGCACATGACTGAGCCTGACCGCTGGGTGCCGCCCTTTGCGGCCAATAAAGAGACCCAGCCTCTCAAAGTCGACAAGCAAGATTTGATTATTGTGAACGAACCGAACGGTTTAGACCTCGGCAAAGTCACAGCGACCGTCGGCATTATGTTGCAGGCAAGAATGGACTATACCTTCCAGCTTTTCGTTGATGAATGCCTCGAACGGTTCAAAAACCTTGACTGGGGCGGCGTAAACGAAAGCGAAAGACGGTTAAATGATCTTAGGATTACAGCTCGGACGGGCACTGTCTGCGGCATCTATACCGAACTCACTACCGGCATTCAAATCTGGATAGCCACTGATTTGGATCAGGGAATCACGAGGATTTGTCTGTCCGACGAACGCTGAAAGAGGTGTTGATATGAAACCGTTTTGGCAGAGACCGCCTAAGAAAACTAAGAAGAAAAAGCGAAAGCCCAAGGCTGCTCCGCAAAGTGATGCTTTGAAACCGCTCCCAAAATCGAAGCCTGCGCCTTGGGTTCCTCCACATCCTATAATACCGAAAGCGCCCTCTATTGAGGACATAGCGAAACCCCCTATGACCTATCAGATCTCACCCGCTTCAAAGAAGGACGAGAAACCGATTCAGCCTTCTCTTCCCACAGAGCAAAAAGTGATTCGCCATAGAGACGAGCATATACGGAAGGATTTTCTGAAGGCGTTCCGGAGCTTGACTAACCGTTGGCGTTCCTGGGATATTTGGACCGACTTTATTACCATGGCCGCCTGCACTATTTCAAACTCGGTGGACAAGCTCCACTTCGATGAGCGGGAAAAGACTTATCTTCGGATTATCAAGAAGTACAGCAAACAGGAGCAAGAAATCTTTCCACAGTTGTTTGCTTATGTGGTAACTGCTTTAGAAGAAAATCCTGAACAGGACTTTCTCGGTGATATTTACACCGAACTTGGCCTGAACAGTAAGGAGCATGAGCAGATATTTACGCCGTACAACGTTTGTCATTTCATGGCTGAGATCACGATTGACGATCTTGCAGCGCAAGTTGAATCGAAAGGTGTCGTTGAGATTCACGACTGTTGCTGTGGTGCCGGAGCGATACTAATTGCGGCGTCAAATGTTGCAAAGGAAAAGCTCGAAAAAACCGATTTCAACTACCAGAATCATATTTTGGTCACGGGGCAGGACATCGACTATCTTGTAACCATGATGTGCTACATTCAGCTCTCACTGCTCGGTATGGCCGGATATTTCAAAGTCGGCAACGCTCTCAGCGACCCAATGACAGATAAGGATAGTTTAGACAATTATTGGTTCACTCCAATGTATTTCTTCCCTGTTTGGCATTATCGGAGAGTCTGGCACAGTATAGGCAAACTGTTTGAGCCAAATGAAGACGAAATTGAAACCGGAGGATAAGTCTATGCAAAAATTCACTAAAATCGAAGTCTCTTGGATGGCAGTTGAGTTTGAAAAAAATGGCAAAGGAGCACGAACAGCAGTCCAAGGAGACATCTGACAGGGAGTTCGCCAAGATGCATCAGCTCAGGTCTGAGCAATACACTGATATTTCGCAGCGACTTCGGTTAGCTCTCAAAGAAGGCGACAAACGAATCGAAATCAAGTAAGGGAGGTAATCTCCATTTTAAGTCAGGCACTATTCTCTACGGGAAAGAATGATTGGGCAACGCCGCAGGAGCTCTTTGATGAGCTTGATGCCGAGTTCCATTTCACGCTTGATCCCCGCGCAACTCCGGAAACGGCGAAGTGCGCTAAATTCTATACGGAAGAAGACAACGGACTTGCCCAGGATTGGACTGGAGAGACGGTGTTCTGCAATCCTCCCTACTCTGACCAACAGCAGACCGAATGGGTCAAAAAGTGCTACGAACATGGAGTCCGGGGGGGGGTAGCAGTTATGCTGATCCCGGCCAGAACCGACACAAAACGCTTCCATGAATACATTTATGGAAACGCGGAAATACGCTTTATCAAAGGCCGGCTGAAGTTTGGTGGATGCGAAAACTCTGCGCCCTTCCCCTCCATGATCGTTGTATTCGGAAAAGAACCTACTGAAAGGAGGCCGCGGCCAATGGGACGCATAAATCTCCGTGACTACCAGCTCGACGCTATCAAGCAGATGAAAAACGGATGCATCCTGTGCGGCGGCGTCGGAAGCGGTAAATCCCGCACTTCCCTTGCATACTACTACGATTTGCAAGGTGGCAATCTTCTCGCATCGGATGAAGTCGCCATGAAGAATCCGCAAAATCTCTATATCATCACGACAGCCCGGAAACGGGATACCTGCGAGTGGGAAGGGGAACTGGCTCCGTTCCTCCTCTCTACTCATCCTGAGTGCAACTACTACAAGAACACTGTGGTTGTGGACTCATGGAATAACATTGGAAAATACACAGAAGTCAAGAACGCATTCTTTATATTTGACGAGCAGCGGGTAGTTGGTTATGGCGCGTGGACAAAAGCCTTTCTAAAGATCACCAAGGCCAACAACTGGATTCTACTGTCCGCTACACCTGGGGACACTTGGCAGGACTATATTCCTGTCTTCATTGCCAACGGGTTCTATCGCAATAAAACTGACTTTGTCGACCAGCATGTCAACTATGACTGGCGGGCTAAATACCCGAAAATCGACAGCTATCGAAACACTGGTCGTTTAATTCGGTTACGCAACAGCATCCTCGTAAACATGGACTTCAAGCGGCAAACCGTTTCTCATCACGAGGACATCCCCGTTCCGTATGATATTTCCAAATACAAAGACATCATGCGGAAACGTTGGAATCCTTGGGAGGACCGTCCAATCGAAACGGCAGCGGAATTGTGTATGGCACTTCGGAGAGTTGTCAATTCTGATGACGCCCGGTCGGTTGCTGTGCTCGAAATCTTGGAGGATCATCCCAAGGCCATCATCTTTTACAGCTACGACTATGAACTGGAGATTCTCCGCTCCCTCGGATATTCGGAGGGTACGGAGGTCGCAGAGTGGAACGGCCATAAGCATCAAGAGATCCCGACCGGAGACAAATGGGTTTACTTGGTTCAGTACACTGCTGGCTGCGAGGGGTGGAATTGCATCACGACTGACACCATTATATTCTACTCTCAGCAGTATTCGTATAAGGTGGCCACGCAGGCTGCTGGACGAATTGACCGCCTCACAACACCGTACCATGACCTGCACTACTATCATCTGAAAAGCTTCTCTGGAATTGACCTCGCCATCAGCAAGGCTCTCAAACAGAAGAAGAATTTCAACGAGGGTAAGTTTGTGGGATGGACTACAAAGCCAATGCCAAGAGCCGCATAATTTGCAAGTCCTATTACGGAGGAGATGCTACATAGCGTCTTCTTTTATATTTCATGGAAGGAGGCGAAATGCCTTGCAAAAGCAGCCTGACCTTGAAGTCAAGGTATTCTTTGACACTTTGTCCGGCACAGCATCCATCAAGGCAAAAAAGCAACTCCTCGCTGAGAAGCGAGATGACGGAAACGTCAAAAAATTCTTGGACTATCTGTTGAATCCGTTCTTCATCACAGGTATCTCTGAGAAAAAGATTAGCAAGGCGGCAGTCAAAGAAGCGACCATTCAGTTCACTTCGTTCCACGAGCTAATGCCTTACATTCGGCAGAACCATACCGGCACTGATGAAGTGCTGGCAAATGTCCAGGCCTTCTTAGAAGGTGCGGAGGACGAACTGCGGTCGTTCTACATGGGCATTATCACCAAGACCATTCGCATTGGGTGTGATGTCAAGACTGTAAACGACGCATTTAGGTTCGAGCTCATTCCTCAATGGGAAGTGCAGCAGGCTTATCAGATCGGCAAGCTGAAAATGAATGAGAACGAGTGGTTCAGTTTGAGTCAAAAGCTCAATGGCGTTCGCGGTACCTACTTTGAGGAAAAGCTCATCAGCCGGCAGGGAAAAGAGTTCAATGGACTGGACCATATCCTGGCAGACATCCAAAACCTTATCCCGGATTGTGAGAATTGGGTACTTGACGGAGAGCTGATTCGCAAGAACATCGACCATGTCTCTGATAACGAGAACTTTCGGCTGACTACCGGAATCATCAATCAGGAAGATGGCGATAAGAGTCTGATTCAAATGGTGATCTTTGATATTTTGCCGAAGTCCGAGTTCCTCTACGGCGAGAGCAAATTGCGATATCGAGATCGCCTTGAACAGCTAAAGAAGTTGAAACGGCAGATACGGAGACTGGGTCTGTCTGCTCTTCGTGTTGTGGATATTCTCTATACCGGAACCGATATGTCCATGATTTCGCCGTGTCTGGACCGCATGATTGCCGAAGGCAAAGAGGGCATGATGCTGAACCGTAACTGTAAATACTTCAGAAGACGTCACAATGGCATTCTGAAAGTGAAGCAGTTCTATACGGTAGATCTTGAGGTCGTAGACCTTGAAGAGGGGACGGGGCGACTGACCGGAACTTTGGGGGCATTCGTTGTGCGCTACAAAGGTAACTACCTACGGGTCGGCTCTGGCATGACCGATGAGCAGCGGAAGCTGTTCTGGAGCGACGGTATCAGTTTGATCGGGCGTGTCATTGAAGTCAAGTATAAGGACGAAAGCCTTGACAAACGAACAGGTCTTTACAGCCTGCAATTTCCGATCTTTGTCCAACTCCGTGAACTCGGAAAACAAGAAAGCTACGACTGATATTTTAGGAAAGGAGCCGAAATGAGCTGTTGGACTTATGTAACGGGCGTCATCGAAGTCGATACTTGTGCCAGGAGTGATGCGGAAGCCATGTATCTCGCTCAAACTGTCGTCAACCATCTGCCACGGATTACTGGCTCGGAAAGAAGCGCAGAGTTGTACTTGTCACAACCGAATGGTTACTGTTCGTCGTGCAACGTTGACGAATTTGACCAACCCAGTAATCTTTACGATGACAGACATTTCCGGATGTTCACTACTCAGGACAGAGTTTTGATTACGATTCACGGGAATCTCCGCGACCGCCTATTCAAACAAACTTTACATGAGACTACAAAAATGCTGACAAGACTATCGTCCAGACTTTGGGTGCGAGAGTGTCTTGTTCGGGTAAAGTCAGATATGGGCGAGACATTTATATTTGACAATCCGGAATGGGTTCGCAACAGAGATCTTACAAATTGGACTCAAAAAATATTAAGAAAGGATGGCGATCCAAATGATGGATGACTATGATATTCTCCCTCGCATCGGGCATTTCAACGATTTGATGGAACCGGCTGCACATTTGTTTCCGGCCGGTTTTACTCAGGACTTGAAAGCAAACGGCTTCTTTACGGCTCCGGCCAGCACCAAGTATCATGGTGCTTTTGAGGGCGGCCTGTTTGAGCACAGCCGGAATGTGACGCAAGTCCTCGTTGCTCTCACCAAGGACAATGGGCTGACATGGCAACGGCCTGAGTCACCTTACATCGTTGGGATGTTCCATGACCTGTGTAAAATCGACTTGTATCAGCATCCAATGTCGGATATGGTTTTGCACACATGGCGTCCTGACGGGGAAGAAGAAATCCGCAGCGTGGATATGTCCAGATGGGAACACAATCCTGATACTCTGCTCAAAGGGCATGGCGATAAGTCCATAATGCTGCTCTCCCAGTATATGCAGCTCACCCTGGAAGAGATCCTATGCATTCGATACCATATGGGCGCATTTGTGGATAGAAACGAGTGGAATGACTATACGCGAGCCATCCACCAGTTCGTCACTGTTCTCTGGACGCACCATGCCGACATGATTGCCTCACACATCCTTGAGGATGCGAGGTGATAAAATGTTCAAGAAATATTTGGCGCAACTGAATGACCTTGCGCAGAATTATACGCATGAAAACTTCGTGCAAATCCAGAAAGTTCAGGCTGATATTTTGACCTCCTATACAAAAGGCAGTTTGGACGACTTTGAGAAGCGGCATCTCTATGGCATTTCTGAAATTATTATGAGGGGTATAAGAGAGGAGTTGTTGAAATGAGGGCAAGCTATTGCTTACCATCCGGAAACTACAATATTGTCCTCTCCAATGAAGAATTGCGTGAGCTTCTTGAACGGGGACATGTGACTGCTCGTATGTCTCGAACTCCTTGCACAACAAGCAGAGCCATCTTTAATGATGAAAAGGGTAAAATGGAGATTCGTGACAAGAAACACATTGATAACTGCTTGTTTTTTCACGCTAAGGAACCTGTCGCTGATATCGAAGCGGGCGACCACTATGTACAGTTCTTGTGTATCAACATTGAGAGAAAGACGGGAGGTGATACCGATGGCTCAAAAGAGAATCAAGATGGTACGGACGGACATCTTGAACTGTAAAGTCCGACTTCTCTATGATGACGGCAGTCAAGGTGAGCTCGACATGACGAAGGCGAAAGTTTCTACGAGCGAGGCCGCCTTTGTAGTCGGCATGACTTTGAAGCAAGCCAAGATGCGGCTCGGTATCAAGAGTTGACAGCTTTGGGCCGAACATTATATTCTGTCAGATGGGAGGTGAAAAAATGATCGGTGCAATTATCGGCGACATCGTTGGTTCTCGGTTCGAGCGGGCAAACTGCAAATCTACTAAATTCGAGCTGTTTATAAAAAGATGTTCATTTACTGATGATACCGTGATGACGCTTGCGATTGCAAAAGCGCTGCTTGAAAGCGACAATGATTGGAGCAGACTGAGAGAAAATGCCGTGAAGTGTATGCAGGAAATCGGTAGGAGGTACCCAAACTGCGGATACGGTCAGATGTTCTATCTGTGGCTCCATAAGCGAAACCCAAAGCCCTATAACAGCTTCGGAAATGGGGCGGCCATGAGAGTAAGTCCGGTAGCATATGTGGCTGAAACAATAGAACAATGCATCGAGCTTTCCGACATAGTCACCGGAGTTAGCCACAATCATCCAGAAGGGTTAAAAGGCGCTCAGGCTGCCGCAGTTGCAACCTGGGCTGCATTGCAGGAAATGCCGAAACAGGAAATTCGAGAGTTGATCGAAGATCGCTTTTACGACCTGAACTTCACGATTGATGAGATACGCCCGAAGTACCGTTTCGATGCATCCTGCCAAGGCAGTGTACCACAAGCAATTAAAGCGTTCCTGGAATCCGACGATTTTGAGAGCGCGATACGACTCGCTGTCTCTATTGGAGGTGATAGTGACACGATTGCCGCCATTGCGGGAGGAATCGCAGAGGCATACTACGGTATCCCGGAACATATCAAAATGCAGGCCATAAAATACTTGCCAGAGGATCTACGCGACATCATGGTTGAGTTTGAAGTGGCCTACTATTAAACTGAATGAAACGAAGGTTCCTCTACTTTGAGGAGCCTTCGTTTTATATTTTGAAAGGAGAAAATTTTTATGGAATTCAACAAGTTCAAGAAAGCGATTCAAGATCATTTCGCAAAACTGAGCGAGACTGCCGACCATGTCTACGAGGTGGAAGTGGACAAGGATGCGCTGTGGAACCTGTACTTGGACAGCTTCCCCGCTGGAACCAACGAAATCTATCGGAAGCGCCGCGAGTACGATTGCAGCTGCTGCCGGCAGTTCATCCGGGCCATCGGCAACGTGGTGTTCATCAAGGACGCCATTATCCACACTATTTGGGAGCTTACCGATCTCGGCTCCACGTTCCAACCTGTGGCGGATGCGCTGGATGCCTACATCAAGGCCCACGCGGTTACGGACGTTTATATTTCCAAGTTCGCAAAGATCGGCACCAACAAGAACCATGAGCAGCTCTCGGATGGCACTGTGAAGACCTGGGAGCATTTCTATCTGGAGCTCCCCTCCAAGTTCGTCGATAAGAGCCAGCGTTCTGTCGGCGACCTCAAAGGCCCTTTCCGGGATACCAAGAACGTCTTCAAGCGGTCTCTGGAGGAGATTACGGATGATACTGTTGATACCGTGCTTGAGCTAATCGGCCAGAAATCCCTGTATAAGGGCGAGGAATGGCAGCACGTCTTGGAGGAATTCAAGAAGTACAAGGCTATGTATGCTGCAACGCCGGAGGAACTCCAGGACAACTTTGCCTGGGAACAGTCCATGAACGCCGGTATGGCAGTCGGTCGAATCCGCAACCACAGCATGGGTACTCTCCTGGTCAATATCAGCCAGGGGATGGAGCTGGATGAGGCTGTTCGCAAATACGAGGTCATCGTGGCCCCGACAAACTACAAGCGGCCCAAGGCAATTTACACAAAAAAAATGCTTGAGAATGCGAAGCAGACGATCTCCGACCTTGGATATTTGTCTTCCCTGGGGCGGCGCTTCGCTACTCTGGACGATATTACGGTGAACAACATCATGTTTGCCAACCGAAATGCGGCGCAGCGCATCCAGACCGGGACTGATATTTTCAGCGAGATGGAGCGAGACATCGCTGTCGACCCGAAGAAGTTCTCTCGGGTACAGGAGATCTCGATTGAGGATTTTGTCAAAAACGTACTCCCGACGGCTACCTCGGTGGAGACTTTGCTGGAGAATCGGCATGCGGCCAATATGGTCTCGCTGATTGCGCCTGCGGATAAAGACAGCAAAACCATGTTCAAGTGGGCTAATGGCTTCAGCTGGGCATACTCCGGCAACATCACTGACAGTGACATCCGCGAGAACGTGAAGATGGCCGGCGGCAAGGTAGATGGTATCCTCCGTTTCTCCATTCAGTGGAACGACGAGGATTTCTGCCCGAATGACTATGATGCCCACTGTAGGCTTCCCGACGGCAGGGAGATTTACTTCCATGAAAGGCTGGATCGAGTGACCCTCGGTGAACTGGACATTGATATTATTCACCCGCAGAGGGGAACTCCCGCTGTCGAGAACATTGTATGGTCTTCCATGACCAACATGAAGCCGGGGACTTATCTGATGTACGTCCACTGCTACACCAACAGCGGTGGTCGGAGCGGCTTCAAGGCTGAGGTGGAGTTCGATGGAACGATTCACTCCTTCGAGTATAAGAAGGAGCTTCGGCGGGACGAAATCGTCAAGGTAGCTGAGGTTACCTATGACCCGGCCACCGGCTTCACGATTAAGGATCTGATCCCCTCCTCTGTGTCCACACGGGATATTTGGGGGCTCAAGAGCAACCAGTTCGTTCCCGTCTCTGTTGTCATGTATTCGCCCAACTACTGGGACGAGCAGGACGGCATCGGTCATCGGCACTACTTCTTCATGCTCAAGGACTGTGTCAATCCCGAGCGGCCCAATGGCTTCTACAACGAGTTCCTGAAGCCTGAGCTGGAGCAGCATCGTCGTGTCTTTGAGGCTCTTGGAAGCAAGGCGGCGGTTCAGGACGTGGAGGATCAGCTCTCCGGGATGGGCTTCTCTGCTACAAAGCGGAACAGCCTGTTGGTCAAGGTGAAAGGCGCCACTGAGCGCATTCTCAAAATCACATTTTAAGGAGGACATGTAAAATGGAAGCTAACAAAATGTTTGAGGTTGCGGTTCGCAACAAGTTCCGGTATCCCTACAAGGGCGTCATCGCCACTGAGGACCTCTGGGATCTGTCTGTCCAGCAGTTGGACGGCATCTTCAAAACGCTTAAGTCTCAGGAGAAGAAGGCGCAGGAGGAGAGCCTTCTGAACACCCGCACTCCGGAGGACGAGATCCTGACGGCCAAGATCGAGATCATCAAGTACATCGTCAACACCAAGCTGGAGGAGGCCAAGCTGGCTGAGCGCGCCAAAGAAGCGCACGACCAGAAGCAGAAAATCCTCGGCATCCTCGCTGAGAAGCAGGATGAGGATCTGCGCAACAAAACCCCTGAAGAGCTCATCGCCATGCTGAATCAGTTCGGCTAAGCGGAGCAACAACGGGAAGGCCTGCGGAAACGTGGGCCTTCCCAAATTATATTTTGGAAAGGAGAAAACTTCCATGATCGATATTGAAGGCTTAGATAAGGCGGAGGTTCTGAAAGCCTTATATGACCATTCTCATGTCCAGGGCATGGGCTTCCTTCAGGCTGTTCCGGCGGGAACGGTGACGGTGGATCACTGCCGAGACTTGCTCAAACAGAGCACTTACTTTGATTACTTGTACGGACGGGTGCTCAAAGTTGACCTTTCCAGCGACGCATTCGATGAGCGGCTTTATGAGCGTGACAATGGCCCCAATTCTGCCGCGATGGCGATGCTTCCTTTGCGAGGCAAGCGAAAGGAGAATGTCAAATGAACATTTTGGTAGGAGAACGCCAGCAGGGTAAGACAACGCATCTGATTAAAATGTCGGCGGCCGGCAAAGGTATTATTGTGACTCCGACTGAGCGTAGCGTCAAGTACATCAAGGATCAGGCCAAGGCGATGGAGCTGGATATTCCGGAACCTATCAGTTGGGGGCGTTTGGTTTTGCCCGGCTATGGCTATCACCGTGGGCATATAGGCCCCCTATCTCCTCGATGAACTTGGTGAAATCCTCAGGGGGGGGGGGCTTGGAATCGAAACCGCAATTCTCGACGATGAATGCGGCATTGAGGATCTGTCAGTCGAATCGCTGCACTACGGCAACGAGCTGACAGAGAAGATCCGGGAGAGTGCGAAGGATTTCAACAAGCTTTCAGACTTTGACAAGTTCGTCCTTGATAATGGTTATCGGTACGAAACTCGGGAGGCGCTGCAAGCCGGATATGACCGCCATTGGAAAGCGGCCCATGATATTTTGGTGACCATGGAGGAGTTTCTCGCTGAGGCTGAAAAGAAACCGAGTGATCCGGCTGCTGATGTATATGAGACCCTTGCTGGCCTGGTTGAAGCAAAGAAGCTCCGTCCCGGAGAAGTTCTCGATTATGCGCACTTCCACTGGTGTCTCGATGCCCCAGAGGCGATTGTTGCCTGGCAAACCGGACGGGACAAGTGGACTGTGAACAACTGCGATGCTGAAATAACCGAAGTAGAGGCGCGTATCAAGATTTGCGAAGAGTGGGGCTTCGAGACTGGCCGGCTTCATATCATTGGCACCCCCTACTATGATGCGACCGACCACCAATTCATTCGCTTCAACTGTGCCCATATGGCATGGCTCTGGCAGAACGGCAACCTACTTCAGGTGTATTGCTGAGGAGGAAACCAAGTGTTCGGACGAAAAAAGAAGCCAGAAAGCGAAAACATCCGGAAATTCGTTGATATTCTGTATCAATTCGAGATGGAACACCCAGACGAACTGTGCCCGCCCATTACCGAACCGCAGTTAGTTGTAGACTGCCTCTGCGATGTGTTTTTGGGCGCGGACTGGTACACAGCCTTACCGTTGAATACAAAGCAGGTCAATACTGTCATTCTTGACGAAATTCTCAGAAAACACAGCAAAGAATTTAGAAAGCTGATTGAAGAGAAGCGGAAAGAGTGGAAGGTATTAAAATTGTAAAGGAGAAAACCATGGAACTGAAACAATTCTGTAAGGAAAACAACATCCCGCTGGAAAAGCTGGGTGATATTGGAGAGGTGAGCGATGGCTTCCACACTTTCAACTCGCTCTACCAGCAACGGCTGATTCTGTCCGCCACTCTGGTCAACGCCTTTTCGCATCTGGCGTGGAAGTCCCATAAGCACCATGACGGCGAAGCCCCGTTCGGCGGTGGCTGGTTTATCGTCGGTATCAATACGCCGGAGGGTCAGTACACCTATCACTACGAGGACAAGGACTGGGATATTTTCCGCTGCCAGGAGCTGGAGAAGGCTCCCAAATTCGACGGCCATACTGACAAGGACGTTGAACGGCTGTTGTCTCTGGTTCCTGATCCTGAGAAGGATACGATGTCCAGCTGGGCCGCCCATGAGGTCGAGCTGGTGATTCAGTCTGAAAAGGAAGCCTCCAAGGGTACAGATGAATGGATGATGGGCGCCAACTGTTACGAGAGTGCGCTTCGGGCATTCAACGTTCTCGCCCGCGATGGCCACTCTGGCTTCAGCATTCAGATGACCAAGAGCATCCTGAACCGCCTGATCGACGGTAGGTGCCTTACCCCCATTGAGGATGCGCCTGATATTTGGTCGAACATCTCGGGGATCTTTTCCAAGGGAAGTAAGACCAAGCATTATCAGTGCAAACGACTCTCTTCCCTCTTCAAAGAGGTGGCGGAAGACGGCACTGTGACTCTGAGTGATACCAACCGTGTCTGCGGGATGAATGTGAACAACCCTGATGTGACGTTTACGAATGGCTTCATGACCCGGTTGATCGACAAGATATTCCCGATCACTCTGCCCTACCTCCCGTCCAGCAAGAAGTTCAAGGTCGCGGTGGATGACTTCCTCGTTGATCCCAAGAACAGCGACTATGACACCATCGGTTATCTCTACTTCACCACGCCGGATGGTAAGAAAGTGGAGCTGAACCGCTACTTCAAGGAAGTTGACGGCCAGATGGTCCAGATTGAGAAGGCCGAGTTCGATGAGCGGAAAGCAAAGCGGGTGGAGCGTAAATAATGAAATATCGGACTATATTCAAGTGCCGCCTTTGTGGCGAGATTTACGAAGGCGGATGTACAGGCAGTCAAAGCGTTGCTATGCAGGCAATAACGCTCGCCTGTCTTGGAATACTGTCACAGCCCCAAGCGCCAACTTTAATAGAGCCGCACAGTTGTAAAAACGGCGACTTCGGTGTGGCTGATTTCCAAGGGTTCAGAAAGGTTGAGGAGAAATGAGTATTGTCGAGTATGCAGAAAAAGTTCTCGGCATACATTTGTGGCCGTTCCAAAAGCAATTTCTCCAAAAACTCGAAAAGCTCCCTTCTGGGAGTCGCATTATTTCTACTCCAAGAGGGATGATAATTGTCGAAGATAGTAAGATGAAGAAGGAGGATCAGCAATGATATTTACAAGTTACTTCGCTAAGCTGAGCAAACTTCCTTCGGATGTCGTCCCTATTTCTATCTGTGGTAAAGCGCCTGACTGGTACACGGGGTTACAGTACAAAAAGCTGGCCCCGAAGTACCAGTTTTTCATGGAGTGGAAACGGACGCATGACAACGCTTACTATATTGAGCACTTCGAGCAGGAGGTGTTGGATAAGCTGGATGCTGATACGGTGTTTGCGGAGCTTTCTTCTCTGTCTGGCGTTCAAACCTTTGCTCTGATCTGCTACGAACGGCCAAGCGACTTCTGTCACCGGAATCTCGTGGCTGAATGGTTCTGTAAGAACGGCTACCGCTGCGAAGAAATTGATATTTAAGATAGAGGGTGATACCTACGGCAACAGCTGACAAAATACTTGCGGCTAAAAAATGCGGAGACCTGTTCTCGAAAGCCGACAAGGCCACCGTAGTTCTTGAATACCGCAAACTGGCAAAAGAATTTCATCCAGATGTGTGTCCTCTTCCAAATGCGGAAGATGTATTTAAGCACCTCAGCAAGCTCTACGAGGAAGCATTGGATCTGTTGGCACAAGGGCAATGGGAAATCAGCAATGTCGTGTCCATCCGAGATAACTGTGGAAAAACGTACCAAGGTCGTTACCTCAAAACCTTTCAGTTTGAGCTTGGTGTGGCATATGTTGCGGATCTTTCTGTTACTTATATTCTGGACAAGCAGAACAAGCGCTTCTTTGATAATGCAATCAATCAGATAGGCGCTTTGAAGTACGCTAACCCCAATATGGAAGAAGAGTTTTCTCGATATTTGCCAAAAATTAAACACAGGTTTGAGACAAGAGATGGGCAATATTGTCTGATTTTAGATAAAACGCCGGATGTATTTCTCCTCTCTGATATTTTGGCTTACTACAAGAACTCAATTCCTGACAGACATGCTGCTTGGATTATCAGTCGGCTCTGCAATTTATGTTGCTACTTTGACTACCTCGGTATAGCGCACAATGGACTAACGCTCCAAAACTGTTTTATATCCCCCACATTTCATACTGTGCTTCCGCTTGGCGGTTGGTGGTATGCACAGAAAGATGGGGATAAGATGCTCGGCGTTCCCAAGGCAATCTATGACATCATGCCTGTGAAAGCCAAAAGCAGCAAAGCCTCATCCAAACGCACAGACCTCGAAGCCGCAAAACTTATCGGACGCCAGATTACTGACAAGTCTTCTGCTCCGAAACCTATGCTCGACTTCCTATCTTCTGGTACTTCAACTGCTATCGGGGAGTTTGAGAAATGGAACAAAGCGCTTGACGCATCCTACGGGAAACGCCAATTTATCGAGATGAAAATTGGCAAAATGGATATTTACAAATCTTAAAATTATTAAAGGAGGCTCTTATTATGGGCAGCGGAAGTTGGACTTCTAAGGATTGGAACAACTATTCCAAGCAGACTATCAGCGGGCGGAGCACGGCCCAGATATATTCCAGCACCAACGTGAAATCCGAGTTTGACCCCAAGAACATCAAGACGCGGGAGAGCTGCGACGGGAGCGACCACCCCACCAGCAATGCGATCATCATCGGCCTGGACGTAACCGGCTCCATGGGTGACATCCTCAACAGTGTCGCCAATAAGCTGAGTGTTCTGGTTCAGGAGATTCTGAATCGGAAGCCCATCGCCGATCCCCAGATCATGTTCAATGCCATCGGGGACGCTATGTGCGATCATTATCCCTTCCAGGCGACCCAATTTGAGAGTGATATTCGCATCGCCGAGCAGCTCACAAAGCTCTACTTCGAGCAGGGCGGTGGTGGAAACGACTTCGAGAGCTATCCTCTGGCCTGGTATTTTGCGTCACGGCACACGTCTATCGACTGCTTCGAGAAGCGTGGTAAGAAGGGATTCCTCTTTACCATGGGCGATGACTGCTATCCCAAGAAACTCACCAAGTCTGAAATCCAGAATATTTTCGGCGACACCGTCGAAGCGGACATTCCCGTTGATGAGCTGCTGGACGAGGTGAACCGCAAATACGAAGTCTTTCATCTGGTTCTGGATCGCTACGGGGATTCCAGCCGTGTGGCTGAGTGGCGCAAACTCATGGGCGAGCGGGTCATCGTGGTGAAGGACCACACCAAGGTTCCTGAGATCATCGTTTCTATCCTGGAGACCATGGGCGGTAAGGATGCCGACACCGTGGCCGACAGCTGGGACGGTTCCACTTCCTTGGTGGTTAAGGAGGCTCTCAGCGGCTTGAAGAGCACATCTGCCAAGGATGAACTGGTCACGTTCTAACGAGGGCCAGTTATGAAAAAAGAAATCAAAATAGTCATCGGGGCAAATTTCGGCGATGAGGGTAAAGGCCTTATAACAGATTATTTCTGTCATCAACTGCTTGTTGCCGGGCATGATGTACTCAACATCCGGCATAATGGCGGAGCGCAAGCAGCTCATAATGTTGTTACGCCCGATGGAAAGCAGCATGTGTTTAGCCACTTCGGCGCAGGGAGTTTCAACCCCAACCTCGCCACCTACTTGGCCGGTGAGTTCATCCTTAACCCAATTCTGTTTTGTCGGGAGTGGGATGAGCTCGAAAAGTTAGGCGTTGCTCCTAAAGTCTATATCAACAAAAACTGCCGTATCACAACCCCATATGACATGATGCTCAACCAAATTCTTGAGCGTCGTAGAGGTGATAATCGGCATGGGAGTTGCGGAATTGGGATTAACGAAACCATTGAACGCTACAATTCGTTCCACGCCAATGTGTTTGGCTGCAATACAACGGCCACTGATATTCGTAAGCGGTTATTCTCTGATGATCTTAGTAGCTACAAAAACGAACTTCATATGCTTGTAACATGGTATATTCCGATCAGACTGTCGGCTCTTGGAGTCACGTTGACAAAAGAGGAGCATGAACTCTTTGAAAATCAGACCATTATGGATAATTTCCTTACCCAGGTGCAGGAAATGATGTCTCGTTGTGTTGTTGTGGATGACACTATCATTCGCAATTATAGTGGCCTCGTCTTTGAAGGCGCTCAAGGCTTGCTTCTGGATACTGACTACCTCGTATTTGCCCCGCATCTCACCAGCTCTAAAACCGGTTCCTACAACCCGAAGAAAATCCTTTTGGAAAATGATTTACAGAACGAAGACATTGAGTTCTGCTATGTCACTCGTTCCTACTTCACTCGGCATGGCTTTGGTCCGTTCCCTACCGAATGCGACAAAAAAGAGTTGTTTGGAATGGATGTCGAAGAAAAGTACAACCATGAGAATGAGTTCCAGGGGAAGTTCCGTTTTGGATATTTTGATACCAGCCGTTTCAGTTGTGCATTCCATGCTGATCTGGCATATATGCTGGATAGCTTTCCTAATTCGGACGGTGTCATCGCAATGACCCATTTGGATAAAACCGATGACATGATATTCGCTTCGGATGGAAAAATTCCGGCAAGAAATCTTGAACATCTCAAGTATGTCAGCTATGGCGAAACGAGAGACTGCGTGAAAATCAAATAAGGAGACGACGCCATGAATAAAAAACTGCTTGCAGCCATCCTCGCTCTGGGGATGGCTCTTTCTCTGGCTGGGTGCGGAAACCGCCAGATGATTGACCTCACCTACAGTTACAAGTACGCCATCATCAGCCTGCCCAACGGGGAAATCGTCGAGGGCAAGGTTGATTCCTGGAAAGACTTTGAGGATGGAGACCAGCTCCAGATCACCGTTGACGGTGTGACCTATCTTGTCCATGCTACGGATGCCGTCTTGATAACGGAGGAGAGGTAACTATGAACATGACCATCGAATGGGGTACCAGACTCTGTACTGTTAAAGGCGAGTCTGGATATTTTCACACCTGGGAGCACTACTCAAAGCCACTCCCGGCAAGTCCACTCGTCGGCGGAGAACCTGCTGGAGTGTTTAGCCAGGTCTTCGGAATCGTGGAGTTCAAGGATGGCATCCGGCGAGTAGACCCGACTACCATCGTATTCTGCGATGAAGAAAACGCGGCGCTCAAAGTATTTGAAGAAAAGGAGAAAACGCATGATTCTGATTGAGAATGCCCAGATCATGGGCTTGGAACCCACTATCCGCGGAATGCGGAATCCGATGAACAGCTGGGCCAAAAGCGACAGCGGCCTATGCAATCACGATGGTGAAAGCACTGTTGAATGCAACAACTGTGTATTTAATTGTCTTGGCTCTGATTTTTATGTGGCCAGGGTTTGTCCGCATGATTTTATGGTCGGAAAAGCAGATTTGGATCTGATGCTACGGCTGGCCAGGGCCGGCTCGGTGGACGGCAAGTTCCGCCGGATGATTGCGGTGTACGTTGACATCACCGCCCCGCTCTACTGGTGGAAGGAGTTCGACACCTATAAGGTGGGTACGGTCGCCAACTCCTGCTCCACCATGCACAAGATCCACGCCAAGGAGTTCACGCTGGAGGACTTCAGCCATGAACATTTGCTTGGGGAAGGCTGTATTCCCGACCATGCCTATCAGAACCCTCATGATATTTTGGCTCTCACCGTTGACTGCCTCAATTACTGGCGGGAGAAGTATCTGGAACTTTCAAAGATCGACGAATCAGCATGGAGAGCGGCCCCGAAAGCCAGGGGTTTAACAGATGAATCAGTTACTGCCGCTAAGAAGAGATGTTGGTGGCAGATGATTCAGCTTCTCCCCTCCAGCTACAACCAGAAGCGGACGGTCATGCTGAACTACGAGGTCCTGTCCAATATCTACCAGCACCGGCGCAACCACAAGCTGGACGAGTGGCGGGAACTCTGCAAGTGGATTGAGGGCCTGCCGTACAGCGAGGTTATTACCTGCAATGCAGCCAAGCAGGAAGAAGACAGTTCCATTGTGGCAGCCATTACAAAGCTGAAGAACGAACAGTGGAGTACGGAGGACATTGTGGCACTTCTCCTTGGTCAGACTAAGAAAGAGTACATGAAACTCTTTTCTGACGATACGGATAAAATGCCTGTTCATGGAGGAGCTTTTGAGATTCCTGCTGTTATGGCTGATAATACCAAAAACGATTAAGCCATGAGCGACAAACCCAATAAAAAGATATTTGGAAGGTTAGCCCCGTGGAAACCGATACCTCTCCATACCGGGCCAGCGTTTCTTCAACTTCCCCAACCGGCATCGCCCAAAGCTCTCAAACCAGCACCTGCTCCCGGTGACCACCACCGTGAAACATTTGAGCCTATTATCTCCAGAACCATAGAGATGGACAAGTTTACAGCAGAAGTCATACTTCGGTATCGCGACCTTGATGGAGAGCGTGAGATCAGAACCTGCCCCGGTGATATTTACAAAATCGTCAACGTGTTCATGGACTATGCCAGATTGTTGGAGCTGGTTAATGATGAGTGGGATTTAGATCCTTATCGTCGTGCCGTCAATGAAGTAACCGCTGATAAACTGAGGTCTATTGCGAGGAAGTATCAGGAGGCTATCGGCTACGACTATGAGGCGGCGCTGGCAAAGTGTGAGGCCAAACAGAAAAAGCAGCGTAAAGATGATGACGTCGGCGGCGATGCTTTGGAGCTGGCTATGAAGCGTGGAAAACGAAACCCTAAGAAAAAGGAGAAGTGACCTATGTTTCGAGTAATCATTGCCGGCGGGCGAGACTTTGCTGACTATGAGCTGCTGTCCAAGACGATGGATGAGTATCTTCCTGAAATCACAGATGATATCTCTATTGTATGTGGACAAGCTCGTGGCGCTGACACCCTCGGAGAGCAATATGCCAAGGAGCACGGCTACAACGTTCAATATTTTCCCGTTGAATGGAAACGGTATTGTAAGGCTGCCGGTTATATTCGCAATACTGAAATGGCGAAGAATGCGGATGCCTTAGTGGCCTTTTGGGACGGTGCCAGTCTCGGAACCAAACACATGATCGCCACTGCTGAACGGCTCCACTTGGATGTCAAGGTGGTAACATACAGAAAGGGGGAGTAGCATATGGCGTGGATACCAGTATCCGAACACCTTCCTAAAGAAGGCCAAGAGATTTTAGTAACTGTCTGGGAAGATTGCAGTTATGGGAAGGGGACCGATATTCACACTCATGTGGATATGGCCACATTCCAAATAGGAGGCGGCTACATCCCAGTTGATGAAAAATACTCTCCAGATGGAGGCTACTTTGATACCTTTAATGACTGGATGGAGGGTCAACCTTGTAAAATCTTGGCATGGATGCCATTACCAGAACCTTATGAGGAGGAGAAAAAATGTACGGAGGCGTAGAGGAAACTCAATGCACTCATTGTGACCACCTTCAGGTTTGCTCCCTCAAAGAGCAATTCATAGCAGCACAGAACGCTGTAAACAGATTATCGGTAAATCTTGGTGACCGAACCACGAAAGATCTCCGTAACTTCGATTGGATTAAGAAGGTAAAGCTGGAATGCGAGCACTTTGCGGCAAAGCGGCCGACTCAACGTGATATTTCAACTGAGAATCAAGCTCGCGGTACTTTGCCTTATCCTTCCGAAGGCGGAAAGTTCATGGAGAACCCTACATGACCAAACAAGAAAAAATTGTTGTCTCAGCGTATACAGGTGTCCTGATGTGTGATTTAGACGCTCTGCAAAATTATATTCAGGACAAGCTGGGGTGGCCGGTTTGGACGCATGAGCTCCCCTCTAAGGAAGTTTTGGAGGAGATCAGGGAAAAGTCCAAGGATGACTTTATCTCTATCTGTTTGAGTAACGGCAATGATCTGATAAGCCGCTCAGCTCTCCTGAAAGAAATTGGCGATCCTGACGACGGAATGGTATTGCCGGCAAAGCATGGAATCATAGATTTAGTCAAAAGAGCTCCCGCTATGTGAATTGATATTTCCTCAGTCCTATGCTACAATGATCTTATGCACATTCAAGGAGGTGTTAAGGTCATGGCCGAAGAGATCAAAAGTGGAACTCAATCTTCTGCGCAGAAAAAGCAACCCCCTTTATGGAAGGAGGTGAATGACATGAGCGACAAGGAACAAATGACCATGCTAATCGACATCTACACCGATTTGCAGCGAATCAAATCTGCGGAAGATCGCGACAAGGAGATCGACTACCAGATTAAAGCGGCAAAGGCGAAGTTGGAGGCATTTGGCGTTGTAACCGAAAATCTGGACATTCACTGATTCCAAACCGGGAGAGGGCCTACGGAAACGTGGGCTCTCTTCTTTTATATTTTTAAGGAGGAATCCTAATATGAAAAAGTTCTTATCTGTGATTCTGGCAATGTCCTGTCTGCTCTGCATCTTGACCGGATGTGAGGAGTCCGGTTCCCACAAGGATACCCGCCAGACCCTCGAAACCGTGAGTTCCCTTCAGGAGAAGCAGCCCACTCCGACCGATCTCGATTTTTCCCTGGAGCGGTACAATCTGATCCGCCGGGCCTACTGGGTAAATGGACAGCGGGAAAAAGCCGCCGCAGTTGTCTGCCAGGTCGAGAAGCCCCTTGGTTACATCATCCTGTTTACCGAGAGCGGTAGTGTGGTTGGGAGATTTGTCGTTGACGGAAAAGTCTCCAGCTTGAACAGCTTTCTGACACCTGACAGTGAGGAATACAACGCTTCCTACTCCGCGTGGATCGCTGATGTGGACGGCTCCTATGGTGAGAACGACTTTGGGATATTCTTCTTTACCCCGGACGGTAAGTACGTCGAGTGGACCGGTACCTACCTCTATTCTGATATTCCGTTTGAGGTGGATGACCCGGTCGTGAAAGTCGGAGGGTAACCGCCATGAGAAAGACACTTACAGTTCTGGGGGCGGTCGTTTTGACCGTCCTCATTTGTGTTGCCGTCATGTTCGCTGGCTGGGGCAACACATGGTTCACGAATAAGATGGACTATGTCAACCAGAAAATTGACGATGCCACCAATTATGAGACCCGCAAAGAGGTTGAGGATAGCTGTCGTGCCATGGTCTCGTCTTATGAGGCTGACAAACTGACTTGGGAGCAGTATAAGGATAGCGATAGCTCTGAGCAATGCTCATGGGCCGACCAGGCCAAAATGCGGGCAAACCGGACGGCAGCCAACTACAACAATTATATTCTCAAAAACTCCTATGTTTGGAGCGGGAATATCCCTGAAGACATTCTTTCGGAATTGAAGCCGATTGAGTAAAAATCAAAAAAAACGGAGGTACATCAAAATGCGTAAGTTTCTCAGGAACATGGCGAAGGCCAAGATGAAGGAGATGGGCTACTCCAAGGTCAACAAGCGGATGGATCGGGGCCGCTGGCGTGAGATCGTCGGCGCCTATCCGGTGAACCTCTTTACCGGCGAGAAGATGTCCGTGAACTTCCGCGGCCGGAAGAAGAACAAGCCCGGCTCCTACAACTCCCTCTTCGCGTACTGATGAAAAACGCTTTTCAAGCGGCCAAAGGCGAAGTCGTATGGGTTCGGGGTTGTAACTCCGATGGTAGCCTGCGCTACGTCATCACCAGCAACAAAACACGAGATCGCTATTTCCTCTATGCACTTAAAAAGGGCGAGTGGGAGAAGATAGCTAAAGCCCGGTCCCCGATTGCTTTCGAGGGCCGGGTCAAATTATATTAGGAGGCCTGTCAATGTCTACATACAACGACTACTATGGAGATGAAATATGGCCTCCGATTGTTAAGGAGGAATGCAGCATGACCAAAGAAGAGCAGGTCATCGAGACCATCAGAAAAGGGCCGGGTATGAGCCCGAATGAGTATCAGAAGCTGGCGCTTCGGACGGCATCCGAGGAATCCATGAAAGATCCTTTGCTGAACGGCCTGCTGGGTCTCGGAGGTGAAACTGGCGAGTGCCAGGATCTCTATAAGAAGCACCGCTTCCAGGGCCATGAGCTCGACAAGGCTAAGATGGCCAAGGAGCTGGGTGACGTGTCCTGGTATTTGGCGCTCACGGCCTATGCCATCGGCTATAACCTGGAGGATATTTTCAAGATGAACATCGAAAAGCTCCGGGCCAGGTATCCGGATGGCTTCGATGCTGACCACAGCCTCCACCGGCAGCCCGGGGATATTTAGGAGCGGCGGTCATGGAGTACCATGAACAGTTCGTTGAGTTCGATCAATACTGCAAAACCTGCCAGCATGAAAAGCTTGCCGAATCGGACTCGCCCTGTGATGAGTGCCTGGAGCACCCGGTAAACTGGGAAACCAACAAGCCGTATTGCTACAAACCAATTTCTTAGGAAAGAAGAGTTGACCTATGCTGGAGAAATCCGAAATCATGGTGTCGTGCGAGGACCCCAATACCACCTATCTCTGCTACCGCGACATGCGCTTCATCTTCCGGGATGGCGAGTACGCCGGCTGGTATCGGCCGTAAATCAGCAAAAAAAAAGAGAGCCTGTAAAGATGCAGACTCTCTTTGGTCCTTTATGAGGCCACTGTGTCGAAACGTTAAGTTCAATTTGGCTGGTGACTGACTGAAGCCGAGGATACGCTTTTCAAATGGAATTCACCATAAGACAGGTCTGTATCCCGGTTATATTTTGCATTGGCGTAAACAGTTACGCAATAACACATCCCGATCACGAGAATCGCGGTGACGGCAATCATGGGATTCCCGAGGTCAAGGGTTGATTGTTGGGTAACAGGAACTGCTGAGGCATTAGTCATGGTCGAAAACCTCCTTATCAGGCTTCGACACAATGGCCTCATTTATATTACCATGAACCTTTTGAATTTGCAAGAGAGGAGTTGCTTTATGACTGAAAAAGTTATGCGGCACAAGGAACTCTGTGACGGGCTGAACACCTTGTACGCTCGCAAGAACCACGACTACGGCGACAGCTTCCACCAGACATTTGTCGAGGAGGGGTTGGCTATGGCCCGCATCCGGCTGGGGGACAAGTTCTCCCGCTTTAAGACCCTGTCCCGTATCTCCCCCACCGACAGCGCTCAGCAGCAGGTTACTGATGAGTCCATCCGGGACACGCTCCTCGACCTCGCCAACTATGCCATTATGACCGTTCTGGAGCTGGATCAGGCGGAGGCCGAGCGGGCTGATCCTTACAGCGGGGAGGATTAAAATGGCGGATATTCGTCTTATCACAAAAGATACAGTCTTGCCTCCTCTGAGGCATATGGACTGGGATGTAGTTATAAACGGCGTACCTCACTATGTCGTAATGATTGACGGATATGTCCACACCATCGGCGGCAGGTATGGAGAAAACAACCTGTGGGCTTATCCCAGAGACAAAGCTCCCACTTATGAGACCCTTATCGAGTTTAACTGCGATAATCCCGTAGCCTGGGGTATCAGCTACGAACCCAAAAACTACACTAAAACAAAATGGGACGAGGAATCGGCCAGAAGTGGTGGTGGCGTTGCCATTACTCGTAACGGCGAGATATTCTGCCATGTCACAGGCGGCCTAAACTACGGCATTGATAAAGCTCGGGCTATGATAGTCGAGTTCGGCGAGCATCCGCTTGAACTGAATGCTATCAATTTTGACAAGAAGGCGATAGGCCGTAAAGTATGGTGGCGAAGTGAGCCTGCTATCATTACGAATTATATTTCCAAACAGGCCTGTGTCATTCTTGAACCGGATGGTATCGACCACTTCACTGTCCCCGCCGAGTTTGCTCAAGAGGAGCCTGACTACTACGAAGATGGAAATGTGAAGGCCGACATTCTGGACCGCAATATTTGGTGGTTCAGAGATTAAAGGAGGATAAGTAAAATGTTAGCTAAACTTCAGGAGCGCTGGTACTTCCTTCTCGTTCTGATGGACGCGGCTGGTATGGCTTGGGCTCGAACGAAACAGACGCTCCGCGACCTGCTGGATATTCTCGTCGCGCTGGTCGGGCTCTTATTCGACGCTGAAACGCTGAGGAACAAGATCTGCGCTCTCCTGCTTATCGCCTCTACGCTACCGGTTATGTTACTGGAGGGTGACGCTACAGCCACGGTTTTCATGGCGATGATTGCCGTTCCGACCTTCTTCGCCAAAGAAAACTGGATTTATCAGAAAGAAAGGCGCGGCTGTGGCTCGTATACACTCTAAAGGAGACGTTCAATGGCTCGTCCCTAACAGAAAAACTCCAATTGCTTACAGCACAAAGGCTGCGAGCGATTTGATAGTACTTCTGGCCGAAGAAGGAGGTACAATCATAGAGGTTCAAAATAAGATCACTTATGATGCTGAAGCAAAAGCCGTACTGCAAGCTTATATTGATCGAGGCTATGGAGATGTTGAAGCGCGTAAGTGGTTCAAATATTGATATTTAAGAAAGGACTTATGTATGAAAGACACCATCAGAAACATTCTCCTTGCGTTGCTCGCTGTCATCATTGTGTCGGGCGGGACCTATACCGCTATCCAGTGGGACGCCATCGTCGGAAAATGGGAAATGGAGGCGGAGCGGGAGGTCTTCAAGCAGACAACCACCTACTCCGAGGCTGCTGCGTCCTTCCTCGCCGACAGCTACAAGCAGTATAACGACGCGGAAACCGAGGCCAACAAGAACACCATTATGGAGTACGTCATCATGCGGTATCCCAACCTCGATACCAACTCCATCGACAACGACACCCTTCGCCGGTTCTATAACCAGTGCCTCAATCATTAAAAAAAATACGGAGGAAACGAAAATGAAGAAAGTTACGAAAATCGCCGCCCTGCTCCTGTGCGCCGTCATGATGACCTGCCTGATGGCGGGGTGTGATGAAACCACGCGGATGAAAGAGGAGAATTATACCGAAAACACCAAGACGCAGATACTGGATATGTATGGGCTCCCGGAGGTGTCTAATTTCTTTGAGTATTCCCAGCTCAAGGAAATTTATGAACTCCGGGATAATCCCAACTTGATCTGCTACTGGTACACAAAGAATGATATGTCCGGCAAGTGGGTCTACCAAGGTACTTGTGTGGGATATGGTATCCCCTATGGGGCGAGTATCACAAACCCTGAGCAGCGTGTATATAGCGGTCTTGCGCTGCCTCTTGCGGAACCGAACGGGCTGTACACAAACGGTCTTTCCACTTCCGCGACCTGGATTCTGACTACGGACGCCAAGGGAAACATTATGCCTACTTACGTCGAAAGCGAAATCACCATCAGCCAGTCCAAGATGGATGCCCGGCTCTGCGAGGACTGGTCGATTCCGTCCGACTATTAACACATACAGAAGCTTACTGGTGGCGGTGTTCCTACACAGGGATGCCGCCGCTCTTGTTTTTATTCCAAAATTATATTTTTCCAAAGGGGTATTGCCACATGACCATCATCAAACGAAACGGCACTGAGGTTGTCTTCGAGTCCGAAAAAATCGCTAATGCGGTTACGAAGGCGAACAACAGTGTCTCTGAATCCTGCCGCATGACGGCTGCGCAGATTCAGGAAATCACGGAGGCCGTCACCAAAACCTGCGAGGCTATGAGCCACGCTCCGTCGGTGGAGGAGATTCAGGATCTTGTCGAGCGTCAGATTATGGAGCACGGCGCATTCGATGTGGCGAAGAGCTACATCACCTACCGCTACACACGCTCCTTGGTCCGCCGCTCCAATACGACTGATGAGAAGATTCTCAGTCTCATCGAGTGTTGTAATGAGGAAGTAAAGCAAGAAAACTCCAACAAGAACCCTGTGGTGAACTCGACCCAACGAGACTACATGGCCGGTGAGGTTTCTCGGGACATCACAGAGCGTCTGCTTCTTCCTGCCGATATTGTTGACGCTCATAAGGAGGGCATCATCCACTTCCACGATTCTGACTACTTCGCTCAGCATATGCATAACTGCGATCTGGTCAATCTGGAAGACATGCTCCAAAACGGGACCGTCATCAGCGGCACTCTGATTGAGCGTCCCCACCGGTTCTCTACAGCTTGCAACATCGCGACCCAGATCATTGCTCAGGTGGCGTCCAATCAGTATGGTGGTCAGTCTATCTCTCTGACTCACTTGGCGCCCTTCGTTGATGTCAGCCGGAAAGAGATTCGCAAAAAACTGGAGCGGGATCTGAGCGACATTGGCTTGAATGTTGGTCAGGAGCAGATTGATATTTTGGTGGAGAAGCAGCTCCGTGACGAAATCCGGAGTGGTGTGCAGACTATCCAGTACCAGATTCTCACTCTGCTGACGACCAACGGCCAGACGCCTTTCGTGACCGTCTATATGTATCTAAATGAGGCCCGCTCCGAGCAGGAGAAAAAAGACCTCGCTGTCATCATCCAAGAAACTTTGGAGCAGCGATATGAGGGCGTGAAGAATGAGTCCGGTGTTTGGGTGACTCCTTCTTTCCCAAAACTCATCTATGTGCTGGAGGAGGACAATATCCGTGAGGGTACACCTTACTGGTACCTGACCAAACTGGCAGCGAAGTGTACCGCCCGGAGATTGGTGCCGGATTATATTTCTGAGAAGAAGATGCTGGAACTGAAGGGTGACGTCTACACCTGTATGGGCTGCCGCTCTTTCCTTACACCGGACAGATTCACCGATGCAGGTGTCGGAAACATTGCCAATGCGAAAAACTATGTCCCCGGCCAGCACAAATACTACGGACGGTTCAACCAGGGCGTAGTCACCCTGAATCTGCCGGACGTCGCTTTGTCTTCCGGCGGCGATAAGGACAAGTTCTGGGATATTCTCGACGAGCGGCTGGAACTGTGTCATCGAGCGCTGCTGTGCCGGCACGAACGCCTGAAAGGAACTATTTCGGATGTCTCTCCGATCCTATGGCAGTACGGTGCTCTGGCCCGGCTGGAGAAAGGCGAGGTCATTGACCGGCTGCTGTTCGATGGATATTCCACCATCTCCCTCGGCTTCGCCGGCCTTTACGAGTGTGTGAAGTACATGACCGGAAAGAGCCACACTGATTCGGAGGCCAAACCCTTCGCCATTTCTGTCATGCAGCGGCTCAACGATGCCTGCAAGACTTGGAAGGCTAAGAGCAACGTCGATTTCAGCTTATACGGTACTCCGCTGGAATCCACCACCTACAAGTTCGCCAAGGCCCTTCAGCGGAGGTTCGGTATCATCCCCGGTGTCACAGACAAGAATTATATTACCAACAGCTACCACGTCCATGTGACGGAGGAGATCAACGCTTTTGAGAAGCTGCGGTTTGAATCCGAGTTCCAGGCCTTGTCTCCCGGTGGGGCCATCAGCTACGTTGAGGTCCCCAATATGCAGAACAACCTGGAAGCGGTGCTGCGGGTGATCCAGTTTATCTACGACAACATCATCTATGCCGAGCTGAACACCAAGAGCGATTACTGCCAGTGCTGCGGCTGGGACGGAGAGATCGAGATCGTGGAGAAAGACGGAAAGCTCATGTGGCGCTGCCCTCAATGCGGCAACATGGATCAGACAAAAATGAATGTGGCCCGGCGCACCTGCGGCTACATTGGTAGCCAGTTCTGGAACCAGGGACGGACGCAGGAGATTCGGGATCGCGTGCTGCATCTGTAAAGGAGGAACAAAATGGACTGGAAAGATTTTGCGGTCTTGTTTCTGAGACTTGCAACTATCGGATTACTTTCGATGGCTGTCCTTTTGGGCTTTGCTATCGGAAAGATATTTTAAGGAGGGTTAAGCGATGGATGACCCAAGAAAACGTCACTGCCATGTATGTGGGAAACCGCTTACCTGTGACTGCTACTATGCGGACTATGGCCTTGTCAAGTTGGACGGCTGCGGTCACACCTACATCGAGTTCGACGCCTGCCCGGACTGCTTGAACAAAGTCCTCGTAGCTATGAAGCAGGCTCTTATATTTGATAAGGAGGAAAAACCTATGCCGAACCAATTCACTGAAATCGAGCGGAAATTCCTAATCGGCTCTTTCCCGACCGATCTTCCTCTCAAAGAGGAGTTCCAGGTCTACCAGGCGTATCTTTCCATCGACCCGGAAGTCAGAATCCGCCGTAATGAGAAAGACGGCAAGGACACGGCCTACTACCTGGCCATCAAGTCCAGCGGCGAGATGGTTCGCAAAGAGATCGAGATCCCCATCTCCAAAGAGCACTTCTACGCTCTGGCCGAAATGGTGACTCAGCCTTTCATCACAAAGGACTTCCGCATCTATCAGCTTCCGAACGATTTGCTGCTGGAGTGTTCCCATGTCGACAAGGGCTGCGACACCGAGTTCATGTACGCAGAGATTGAGTTCCCGAGCGTGCAGGATGCTGAGAATTTCCAGCCTCTTCCCAACTTTACGGCGGATGTCACCAATGACTCCTCGTACAAGATGAAGAACTTCTGGAAAGCGACTCGGCTGTAAGATATTTGGGGGATGCGATGAACTACTCACTCATTCGGAAATGCGACATCGCTAACGGCCCGGGTGTCAGGATTTCCCTGTTCGTCTCGGGCTGTACCCATCACTGCCCTGGTTGCTTTCAGCCGGAAACATGGGACTTCAACTATGGTGAAAGGTTTACCAAACAGACTCAGGAAAAAATTCTGGAGTTGCTGAAGCCTGATTATATTTCTGGGTTGACTATCCTTGGCGGAGAACCTATGGAATCTAAGAACATTCTCGGTGTGTGTGAGCTGATTTCGCAGGTGAAGCGCTTTTACCCAGACAAAACAGTTTGGTTGTATAGCGGATACACATTTGAGCAATTAAGCCGCCCAACAAGCTCCGTGACAACAAACATCATCAGATACAACATTATGCGCAGGCTGGATATTCTGGTAGATGGCCCATTCATCGAGGAGAAAAAAGACCTGCGGCTGAAGTTCTGTGGTTCCTCTAACCAGCGCCTCATCGACCTTAGAAAAACGGAGGCAGCGGGAGAGATTGTCCTCTGGAAAGGAGAAGAGTGATGCCTTACGAAATGCCTTGTTTCATGAAGAACGCAGCTCCGGACGAACCTGAGCGTTCCAAAGGATACACACTCATTATCCATTCTGGACTGGACAAATTCGGAAAACTGGTTCGAGACATCCGCATTACTCGAAGCCTTTTACTCTACGGCATGGCAAAGACGCTGGATATTTCGCCGGCTGAGTTATCGGCTATCGAGTGCGGGAAAAAGCCGGTTCCGGGCTGGTTCATTCCTGCGCTCGAAAAGCACTATGGCATCGGCGAGACTTGTGCTCACACATTACGTTTCCTGGCTAAGAATCGAGGTGATTGATATTTGTCCGGGAGAGATAGAAAGAACTCGGAAGGCTATTCCGACCCAACGGCTTACGCCGCCATGAGGAATATCAACCGAGATGAAAATCGTTACAACAAACTGCGTAGAGTCATTCTGAACATCTGTGAGATGGCGGGCTTCGAGATTCGGGGCCCGCTTGTTCTTATTGACAAGAAAACGGGAAAGGTTTGGAGGCGATAAGCGTGGACATTCTCAGCAAGCTCATTATATTCCTGATCCGGATGAAACTGCATCTGAGAAAGGGTGAGCAGTTCCAGTTCAACAATCAGAAAACCAATGCGGTCTACTGGTTCACGGAAGGGACACTTATGAAGATGGAGCATGGACTTCGCTACGAATCCAGCGTCAGCTTAAATTGGCTTTTCGATAAGGACTGCAAAATTAGGACTCCTCACGTAATTAGGATTGCTGACGGTTTTCGGAGGTAGATATGAACCAAAACGAAAATTACAACGAGGTCATTGTAGGGATATGCCACGATGCTGCTCTCTTAGCTGAAATATGGGGAGCATTTCAGAAGCTCTTTGGAAACTATGTGGAAGAAGCGATTGCGGCGCTTACCCCGGTTGCCGAGGCTTTAGCTGGTCCGATCCTCTTTGGTATTGAAGCCCCGAGCTTGTCCGAAGAAGAGATAAACCGTATTATCCGAACGGTCGATGATGGACGAGAACAGGACGCCGCGTCGAAAAAGCGTGTCATAAAGCCGCTCAGATGCCCTCTGAAAGCCAGCAGTCACTACAATTATATTCCCAGAACACCCCGTAACCTGCCTTATCAGAGGCGGACATTTTAACAAAAAAAAGGAGTAAAAATCATGATTATTCTGTTTATCATTCTCGCTATTATCGCCATCGTTGGTATGGCTGTCACCTCTGCTTTCCGCAAGGGCCTCGACAAAGAAGATTATGACTACAACCACAAACGGGTTATGCTCGGTCTTGTCCGCGGTGCTATCGTTGCCGTCTGTGCCGGTATTGCCGTACTCGCTACGTTGATTGGCGGAGTCAAGATTATGGACCAAACCGAGGTCGGCATTGTCAAAACCTTTGGCAAGGTTGACCATACAATCTCCGGAGGTTTGAACTTTGTAAACCCAATTTCCGATACAGTCGAAGTTATGGATCTGTGTGTCCACGTCCGTGAGGCCTCCTTCGCCAGCTATACCAAAGATGCTCAGCCCTTAACCGCCGCAATCGAGTACCAGTATGAGCCCATTGCCGCCCAGGCCATGAACATCGTTTCTCAATACGGTTCCTATGAAATTCTGGAGCAGAAACTTCAGGCCGCTGTTGAGGAGCGTGCAAAAATCGTCTTCGCCCGGTACGGTGCTATGACCCTTCTGGAGAATCGTGCTACTCTTTCCGCTCAGGTGCAGGAAGAGGTAAAGGAACTTGAAGCCCTGTTTCCGGTGAACTTCACTCAGGTAGTCGTTAAAGATATTGACTTCTCCGATGCTTTCGAGCAGGCTGTTGAGGCAAAGATGCAGGCAGAACAGAATGCGCTTCGGGCTGAAAACGAAAAGCAGGAGGCTATTACAAGAGCGGAGCAGGAGCGAGAAGTCGCCCGCGTCGAGGCGGAAGCTGCTGTTCTGGCCGCTGAAGGTGAAGCTCGTGCGCTGGAAATCATCCGTGAGTCTCTTGAAAATATGCCCGATACTTGGATTGCTCAGCAGTATCTGGAAAAGTGGGACGGCAAGTTGCCTCAGTTCATCACTGGCGACGGCTCCGGTGTAATGCTGACACCTGATTTAGAGTGATCGGTATGAAACTTCCGAGTAAGGAGAATGTTGTATGAGCTTATCACGATTAGCCACCAGGTGCCGAACTTGTCCGTTCGTAGACACCTGCGACCATAAAGAGATGGAAGCCTACGGGGTTCTACCTCTTTCGACACAGCAAGAGATTATTATATTCTCAGAACCCAGCGGGGAAGACCTGATACGAGCGGCCAAGGAAGTCAATACGGACATGCTCATCAAAGAGATTGCCCGTGTATTCCAGGTGCCTGAACGACTGCTCAGGAGGTGAGTAAAATGCGGAATCTGAAGTAAGCAGTGGTGGCGATTTTGGCCAGGATCTGCTACTATCTTTTGTAGTTGCAGGTCAAAATTTGGCCAGTTTTCTGCCCACTTGCCCACTTTTGTTTTTGAATTGGTCAGTTTTTTGAAGGCTGGAAAGGCCTTGTACGGACGTTTTGGCCAAAAAAGTGGGTTTTTGCCCATTTATTTTTCAAAAGTGGGCAGGCGGAAACCGTTGCGGCACAAAGATTTGCGGGTTTTCTGCCCACTTTCCCACTTTTTCTTTACACTTAAATGCGAAAAAAAAATAAAGAAAAAATATATAAAGTGGAAAATAAAAGTGGGCTTTTGGCCAAGGTCAAACCATAACATAAAATTTGCGTTTAGAATCGTCATAGAAAGGAGACGAACGACTTTGAACGAACAATTTGCAATCGGTTCTGTTCCCGTGTCTATAGCAGCCAAAGTGTATGGAAGAGATGCATCTTGGGTTAGGGCCGGTATCGTATCTGGTTGGCTACCTATCGGAAAAGCTACCAGAGATGGAAAGCTTGTAACCACCATTGAAGAGATGGACTCGAAATACGGACGTATCAATTATTATATTTCTCCCAAGCGACTCTACGAGGAAACCGGCTATGTGTGGAAGGGAGAGAAAACAGTAACTGAACTTGAACACAGTAGCGCTCCAGCATAAAACTGGGGTGTATTTTTATGCCAAAAGTCGGCCATGAGTTTGAGTCTCAGCAAATTTTTTAGGCTACGTGATGACATTCCATCTTTCCTTTCTCCTGAACATGTGATATACTGACCTTGCCACACAACTTTATACTTTTTGATGGCTACGAGGAAATACCTTAGCAAAAGGTGTTCCCTCTCTTTCCTCATACATATCGTAGCTATCGAGGGTTGTGTGGCAGCAATGGAGAGAAACACTTTTGCAGGTGCGTCTCTTCATTGGGGCGCACCTTTTTTTATTTTGTCCGGATTTTGGAGGGAAGTTTATGGGTATGGAGCTGGATATTTTGCGTGGATGTGAGATAGCCCCTGTTGATGAGACTATTGATTTGGATAACGTCCAAAAATTTATCAAGCTGGAACCTACACAAGGACAGAAAATGCAGATTAGTGCTCTCATGAATCAACTTCCGGCTTTGATTGGGGTAAGTACCTTGTCAAAAACTATGATGCTTAGGTTTCCAGAAGGTGTCCAGGGCACTTTGATGCAATTGAAGAGCAATGGCGGCTACACAACTACGCTTAAAAGTTTGGAGACCGGAAAAATTACGGGGACTGCTTGGTTGGAGTCCGCAACTCCGCAAGCAATCTGTCTCGGTGCATTTACTGCGATGTCTGTTATCTCTGGACAATATTTTCTCTCGCAAATTAACAGTAGTCTGACCCAGATTTCTTCCGGTCTTGACAAGATTCTCGAATTTCTCTATGGAGACAAGCGGGCCGAGCTTCTGTCTGAGGTCAGTTTCATCCGATTCGCTTATAAAAACTATAAATCTGTTATGGAACACAGCGAACAAAGAATTGCTACTCTTATTAGTTTACAGAATGCTAAAAAGGTTGCCATGAAGGATATTGAGTTTTATTTGTCTGACCTGGTTTCTACTATTGTTGATAAAAAGAGTAACGACGTCCAAACCATTGCTCCTAAAATGGTCCGAACCAAGGAATGTCTCGACCTTTCATTGCAGCTCTACACAATGAGCAACCTACTGGAGGTCTACTACTCCGAGAACTATGACCCCAATTATATTTCATTCGTGCAGTCAGAAACATCTGGCTACATTGATAAATGCGAGAAACGATCTCTCAAATGTTTTGGGCAACTGCAACCGCTTCTTGCTGGGGCCAAAGAAGGTTTCTTTGCAAAAATCAATAAGGCCGAGTATATTCAAAAGGTTGATAGTATTGTGGCGGAGTTGGAAGCAACCAATAGTTCTCCCCTTCAGACTACACTTCAGACCGCGCTGGATGAAACAAGCAAAGAAAAGCAGTATTATTTGAACCAAGATGGCGCTGTATATTTGAAAACGGCGTAACCAGGAGGTGAAATATTATGGCCTCTAAAAAATCGAATGGCGGAAGGAAGGCCATTGCTCCTTCTGTGATATCTGCCTTGACAATAGCCCCGGCCATAATCAAAGCGATTGAGGAGCTAATGGATAAGTTTCCCCTTCTATGATTGCCTGAACCTGTTGACAGATGGAACAGAAGTAGATATCAAAGGCTATCTTTCTTCTGAAGACACAGCATTCGCAATGAAGGTAAAAGAGTCGATGGAACGATCTTAACCCCTCCTGCCAAAATTATATTTTCAGAACAGAGACGCCGATTATGACGTCTCTGTTTTTCTTTCCGCCAAAAAAACAGACTCTTTTATGGAGAGAAGAGGGAATGTGTCAAACTTTTTCTGTTATTTCTGTTGAAAGGAGGCCTTTTCATGGCCAGGAGTTCCCGCTTGGAGAGTGGTTTTCAGGACCGGCTCATCAATAAACTCAAAGATCTCTTTCCTGGGTGCATGGTCTTCAAGATGGACCAGATCCAGGGCATTCCCGACCTGCTTGTCCTCTACAAGAATAAATGGGCCTCCCTGGAATGCAAGAGGTCTGCGGGGGCAAAGAGACAGCCGAACCAAGAATACTACGTCGGGAAGATGAATGAGATGTCTTTCTCTCGTTTTGTCTCCCCCGAGAACAAGGAGGAAGTGCTCAATGAGCTCCAGCAGGTCTTTGCAGAAAAGGAGGACGATGAATTGTGACCTTTAGCTTTAACCGTCATCCGAATTTGGAAGGTCAGCACGCCTTCCTCAGCGCAAGCAACTATCACTGGATCAATTACAGCGAGGACAAGGTTGAGGAAACCTACTCCAGATGGAGAGCTACTCAAAAGGGAACCAAACTTCACGCATTCGCTGCTGATTGCATCCGCCTCGGGCAGAAGTTGCCCAGATCGAAGCAGACACTGAATATGTATGTCAACGATGCCATAGGCTTCAAGATGACACCGGAACAGATCCTATACTATTCACCCAACTGCTTCGGAACGGCTGACGCAATTATATTCCGGAACGACTTTCTCCGCATCCACGATTTGAAGACCGGAGAAACGCCGGCCAAGATGGAGCAGCTGATGATTTATGCGGCGCTCTTCTGTCTGGAGTATGGTATCAAACCCAGCGAGATCGGGATGGAACTTCGTATTTACCAGAATGATAAAGTTCTCTGCCACAACGCCACTGTGGAAGACATCTTCCCGATCATGGACCGTATCATCACATTCGACAAAATCATCAACAGAATGAGGGAACAGGAGGGGTAAAGCATGAATCCGATTCAGGACGATGACATCCTGATGCACTATGGCGTCAAAAGACGTTCTGGGCGCTATCCGTGGGGTTCCGGCGACAACCCCTTCCAGCATGGCGGCGACTTCCTCAGCCGCGTCGAGGAGCTTCAGGCCCAGGGCAAGGCTGAAAAAGAGATTGCCGATGAGCTGAAGATGTCTACGACGGATCTGCGGATGCAGGTTCGGGTGGCGAAGCATGAGCGGCGTATGGTTCTGGCCGACCGGGCGAAATCTTTGAGAGAAGAGGGTAAGACCCTTGACGAGATCGCTAAAATCATGGGTTACAACAACGACTCCTCGGTTCGGGCCCTTCTCAATGAGAACACCGCCTCCAACAAAAATAAAGCGCGGCAGACTGCGGAACGGTTGAAGCAGGAGCTTGCAGAAAAAGGCGCCCTTGATGTTGGCACCGGGGCTGAGCGTGAGCTTGGCGTTTCCAGCGGTGTCCTTCAGGAGGCGCTTTTCATTTTGGAAACCGAAGGGTATAACCGATTCGGCGTTGGTGTTCCTCAGGTCAACAATCCGAAGAACCGCACCATTACGCCAGTTATATCCGTACCGGACATTGACCAGCGTCAGGTTTATCAAGACCTCGCTTTGGTCAAGTCCGTCGGAGAATATCACAGCACTGACGGCGGAGAGTCCTGGGATAAGCGAGAATACCCGGCCAGTATCGGCTCTGACCGGGTAAAAATCCGCTATGCCGAGGAAGGTGGCCTTGGGAAGGACGGCGTTATCGAGCTTCGTAGAGGCGTTGCTGATTTGGACTTGGGCGCTTCCCACTATGCTCAGGTCCGAATAATGGTTGATGGAACCCACTATCTTAAGGGTATGGCCATGTACTCCGATGACATGCCGGATGGTGCAGACATTATATTTAACACCAATAAACGATCCGGAACCCCGAAGATGGATGTTCTGAAAAAGATCCAGGATGACCCGGACAATCCCTTCGGGGCGTTTATCAAAGCGAATGGTCAAAGCTACTACCCCGATCCTAATGGTAAGTACATCGACCCTGAGACTGGAGAGAGGCGGTCGTTATCGGCAATCAACAAATTAAAAGAAGAGGGAGACTGGGATAGGATGAGTAAAAACTTATCTTCTCAGTTTCTTTCTAAGCAGCCCATCAAGCTGATTCAGACCCAGTTGGACTTGACCTATGCGGATGCGGCGGATGAGTTTGCCGAAATCTGCTCTCTGACCAACCCTACTGTGAAGAAGAAGCTGTTGATGGACTTCGCCGACGAATGCGACTCCGCCGTCGTCCACCTGAAGGCCGCGGCACTCCCCCGCCAGAGCACCCAAGTTATCTTGCCGCTCACGGCGATGAAGGAAACCGAAATCTACGCCCCTAACTACAGGGACGGCGAGAAGGTTGCCCTTGTTCGGTACCCCCATGGCGGAACATTTGAGATTCCCATCCTGACTGTCAACAACAAGAACAAGTCAGCTATTTCTATTTTGGGCCCCCGGACTCGGGATGCGGTAGGTATCAATGCCAAGGTTGCGGAACGGCTCTCCGGTGCGGACTTTGATGGCGACCAAGTCGTTGTCATTCCTACCGGCGGGAGGGTCAACATAAAATCGACCCCCGCCCTTGCCGGATTGAAGGACTTCGACGCCAAAGTTGAATACTCCACCGAAGGCAAGACCGGTATCCGGCTTCTCTCAAAAGAGGCCACCCAGATAGAGATGGGGAAGATTTCCAATCTCATCACCGATATGACGCTAAAAGGGGCCCCCGAGAGCGACATCGTGAAGGCCGTCAAGCACAGCATGGTGGTCATCGACGCCGCCAAGCACAAGTTGGACTACAAACGGTCCGAGCAGGAGAACGACATCTCCACCCTCCGTAAGAAGTGGCAGGGCTACATTGACGAGGCCGGCAAGGAGAGAGGCGGCGCTTCTACTCTGCTGTCTCGCCGCAAGCAGGACGTTGAGGTTCCTGAGCGCCAGGGCAGCGGCCGTATCGACAAACAGACCGGCAAGGTCGTCTACAAGGAGTCCGGCCGTACTTATCTCGACAAGAATGGAAGAGAAGTTCAGGCCACGACCAAAATCAAGCTGCTGGACAAGACCGAAGACATTCGGACATTGTCTTCCGGCACCTTGGTTGAGGATGCCTATGCTGACTACGCCAACAAGATGAAAGCTCTGGCCAACAAAGCAAGGCTGGAATACGTTGCGACGCCGACTTTGGCGCGCTCTGCCAGTGCTGCCAAGACTTATCAGCCTGAGGTGGATCGTCTTACTTCGGCGCTCCGTCTTGCTCAGCTCAACGCTCCTCGTGAGAGAGAGGCTCAGCGCATCGCCAACGCCCGTGTCAAGGCGAAGATTGAAGCCAACAACATCACCGACAAAGATGAGATCTCCAAGATTCGCAGAGCTGCTATCAGCGACGCTCGTGTTGAGACTGGCGCAAGCGGCAAAGGAACTCGTATCTCTATCAGCGACGGTGAATGGGAAGCGATTCAAGCTGGCGCAATCTCTGACACAACATTGAAAGAGATCCTGCGATATGCCGACTCTGACGTCGTCCGTGAACGCGCTACACCAAGAACAAGAACTGAGGTTTCCGAAGCTCGGGCAAACAGAATCAGAGCAATGGCGAATTCTGGTCATACAAATGCCGAAATCGCTGACGCTTTGAACCTTTCGCCTTCTGCTGTGTCGAGAATTCTCAATGAATGAAAGGAAGTGAGAGCGAATGGCTCGTTGCGCTTTGACGACAATCGATAATCCCTATGACCCTTTTACCCAATTCGACGCCTGGTTCCAGTTCGATGAGGGCAAAGGCTACCATTCCTGTGCCTATTTGGCGCGTATCGCTCGTACTTCCGATCAGCTCTCCGGCGCTGAGAACGAACAGGAAATCGAGCGTGCCATTGATGACATCATCAAGTACAATCCCCTCGGTATCTATAAAAAAGTCAAGACAACTGCTCAGCCTGAACCTGCGGTGACAGCCTAAACGGGTGCTTCCACCCTTGAAAATGAGGCGACTTCGCTTTAGTTGGTCGCTTTGTCTCGTCTTTTGCCGAAATCATTAACAGAATTGGTGTTTAGGCGGGTAGACTCGAAGATTTTCAAGGGTATAGGGGGTACCCGTGAAAACCACACCCCCTGTGCAT